ATCGTCGATCCTAGGCCCGCCCAAGCGGTCTGGTGGCTAATTAGCAAAAAGCATTGAGCATATCGCAAAAAGAATTTCGAGAATCTACTTGCTCACCACGCGAAGGCGTGGTATAGTTTGGCGTCACGGTAGAGGGCCTGGGGCCACCATAGCTACTTAGAAAAGTTACGATATCGTAACATATGGTTACGAAAACGAAGCAGCCCCCAACTATAGCGGCTCGCTACAGTTGGGGGCGTAGCCTATCTAGTGCTGCGAATAGTTGACGTTAGGAACGTCACGCTTCCAGCACGCTCGACAAGGCCCACACTTACCCTCTCGTGAGTAGGCTTCGCACTGGAAGCCTTCCGCGTTGCCTACCGTGCTCGAAACAGTGCCCGGAATGTTCGGAAGACTTTCGCGTCCGATCATCGGGGCGGAAATCCGTACCGTGAGATTGGTAGGAAATTCGCCGTTCTCGCGGACCCAGCTACGCACAAGTGCGTATTCCTTCGTGGGGAGCCAGAATGCGAAGTCGGGAAGATTCTTCGCAATCTGGACGATGGCGGAAAGATGTTCCGCCGATTGAAGATCCCCGCTATCGTGCCAGCGGAAAACCTTTTCACGCTTGGCATACTTGCGAACCAACAAGGCGGTCATATTTTCCGCCCACGTCGAAAGGTTGGCCGAAAGAATTTGCAGCCGACGGTATTGGGCCGCTTGCACCTTACGAAAAACGTACATACCCTTTCGGGCGTAGCATTTCGAGCATACGCTACCCTTGATATTGCGAAGCATTCCGCCTACCTTGCATTCCCTAGCAGGGATACCGTAGGAGAAACCGGGCATTTTGGAGGGCTTGGACAATCCGCCCACGCTTGTTTCGAGTTCGAGTACCTTCATGGTCCAATTATAGCCTATTGCCTAGAAAAGGCAAGAGAATTTTCTTTTTTCTTTTTCCTTGACTTGTGCCGATTGGCAGGGTAGGCTTCGCACGGTGGAAAGGTCTACCATGCCAGGGTAGATTCTTCGTACGCACTTGTGCGTATGCAACCTCTTCCCCCTGCCAGTCTGGCAGGGGGAGGAGGAGTCGTCGTCTAGTAACGTTTTTTCGAAGACTCCTAGACTTTTTCAGCCTTCGGCCAGGGGCTCCACGCCCGAGCCGTGGCACACGTCGCACGGGCTCGCTGAACCCGGAGGACCGCCCCCCGTGGTACCGCTTCCGAAGCACCCGGTGCATTCTTGAAGCGTTTTCAGGGTTCCATCGTCGGTCATCCAAAAATCAGTGTAGAACACAAGCTGCCCATCGTTATCCTGCTCCATGCTTCCTTGAGGGCACACAGCTAGCAAGGCTTTCAGAAGTTCGTTGAATGTCATGTGTTGTTCCTTGTCCGAAGTATAGCACGCGACGCTGGAAAAGCAAACAAAAATGGGGGCCGGTTGAACCGGCCCCCGAGAATCACTCGCCGTCTACGAATGCAACGTATACCGCGAGCAGGAACATTACCAACAAAAAGACAACCGCCGCTTTGAGCCAATCGGAAAAAAACGTGATCGTCTCTCGAAGGTACTCGTTCGGATCGGACGCCGCATTTCGCCAGCGGGTTCCGATGGATTTTCGTACCATCGTGGTTAGAGTATAACACGGGGGCGGGGCTTAGTCAAGCCCCGCCCCACGAGGATCATCAGCCCATCAACTCCGCGAGAAGACTCTCGGCACGATTTTCCACTGCGAAACCCGAACCGTTCATGTCCAGATTGCGGATAGTGCGGTCGATGCCCGAGACCTTGCTACGCTTGTTGGCTTCCGCCAGCGGAGAAGAGTTCACGAAAGTAACGCCATTGAGCCAATCGTAGGCGTTGCGTCCGTAGGTGCCAAATTGAGGCATGCTGAATGCCGCCAGGATAGCGTCACGCTTGTTCTTGGCTCGCGTGCTCGCCTTGCTTTCATCCGTAATACCCACGAGACGATCCGTCAGATTCTTGGCGTCCGCGAATTGGAGGGGAACCGACTGCCATGCGTTGATCTTATCCGAAAGCTTCGCGATGTGTCCACGAGCCTTTTCCCACGCTGCGATAGCGTCCTTGGTTCGACCTGCCATGATAGCCTTCTGCACGTCATGGTCGCCATTCGCCACACGGTGCGTGATCGTGAAGTCAGCCGAGGCAGAAACCGCCGCCGCGAACGTGTTCGCACACACAATTCGCCACGAAATGATCTTGCCCTTGGCCATGCCGCCGCTACCGTGGGGATTCTGGAAAACGATGTAGTGCATGAACCGCTCGTTTTCTGCCAATTCCACGTCACCAGCGTCCAAGCGAAGGCTAAGGATTTCAAGCGACTCGTTCCGCCCGCTGTAGACGCCATCGGGCGTACACCAGCCCGCGTCACACCAGGGCTGGAGTTCTTCCGCGATATCCACGAGGGAGAGCGGAGCGTATTGGCCAGTGACGGTATGCGGACTGACCACACGCTGATCGTTCGAGCGAACGAGATGGTATTGGTTTTCGACTTCCGCGAATTCGCCGTCGAACCGCTGGAAAACAGGAGCCTTCTGAATGTAGTAGTCGCGACCAGCCTTTTGCAGGAAGGTCGGAAGATCCGGAATGATGCTTTCCGCAACCGCCCCATCGATGGAGCCATTGAGACCCTTGAAGGTATCGCCCGCCGTGCGGGGATTGAAAAAACCAGTGATCGTAGCTTTGCTCATGTTGTTGTCTTTCTTGTTGTGGGGGACGTTCCCCCGGTTCGCCACAAGTATAGCCTGCAATCGTAGAGAGGCAAACAGAATTCTGAAAAAACAGGGGCCGCCCCCGATTGGAGCGGCCCCTAAGGAACCGACGCTTGTGGATAGCTCAGCTATCCGACTTCGCACCACGCTGGCGGGTGGCTTCCTTGAAAGCCCGACGAATCATGGCGTCCAAGGTAACGCCGATGGTCTCGCCACGCTGTTCGGCCAGCGTGGAAACCATTTCCTTGGTTTCGACGGGGATCTTTGCCAGGAAAGACACGACCTCGACGCCAGGGAAGTTAGCAGGACGACCAGGGCCACGATTAGCAGTTGCGTTCGACATGTTTTCTCTTTCTTGTTGGTTATGCCCCCTTGGGGGCGGGTTTTAGTAAACTCGTCACAAGTATAGCCCTTCGATTCGAATAGGCAAGGGAAAAGCTCGAAAAAGAAAATCAGGATTGTCCTTGACAAGTCGCGTCCCTATAGTATAATGTATCGTCGATCAAAGAGTTACGAATGCCGAGAGGCAAAAACAACTCGCCCAAAAACTAACACTGACTGGATTAGGCGAAAGTCAGGGAAGCAAAAATCCACTTTTTGGTTGACTATCCCTTTTCAAGGGATATACTGTAGTCAGCATTGCGAACGCCCCGAAGCTTCCTAGGAAACTAGGATGGTGTTGGTTCGGGAGTATCCGCGACCGGGGGTCGGCCCACCCGGTCCCGAGTAGCCGCCTTGAGCGGCGGGCCGCCCCTCCGGGGGCCTGCCCCGGCCCCTGGACCCCCTGGGGGTACAGTAAGGGCTCGCGGTGAACTCCTAGAATTGTGGGGGCCGCCGCAGTAAGGGCGAAACGAAAGCTTCTAGGATTTTCCCAATCGGGTGCAGTAAGGGAAAAGTCTGCACTTCTAGGATTTTGGGAAACTACCCCCCATGCTGTTTTCAAGCAGCTTGAAACACAAGTAAGGGCATACCCCATGCTTCCAGGATTTTGTGGAGCCTACGGAGGGAATCGAACCCCCATCTCGTTCTTACCAAGAACGAATAATAGCCACTATACTACGCGGGCCTAAAAAAGAAGAACCAGGAGACACCGGGTGTTCCCAGAATCTCCTGGCTCGAAGGGGTGCGATCAGTCTCTAGTTACCGCTTCCACGTCTGGCGTGGCTGTGATTTTGTCCGTCGTTCCTGCTGTCAATTCACGGCGTTGTTCACTCTTTTTTTACAGCATAACCCCTTTTGACACACCATTCCTGTCGGGCTCATTGGGAAGGAATGGTGTATTTGGTGGCGGGGGTGGGATTCGAACCCACGGTCTCGATCTTATGAGGATCACGAGGACGGCCAGACTCCTCTACCCCGCTATGTGTTCATTGTACTATGTTTTCAAGCGTTGTCAAGCGAAATTCGCCATTAGGCTGTAAAAAGCAGGGTAAGACCAAACTTTACCGTGGAGTATGACAAGCCCGCTACTTGTTTCATTTGATCTCGTTTGGGAGCGTGCGAGACTCTCCCTGCTGTCAACCGACGATGGCACCATCATAGTACCCTAAGAGCTTGGGTGTGTCAAGTTCTTTTTTCAGCTTGACAGAGAAAATCCTCATGATACAATAGGAACATGAAGAAGCTTGTCATTTTAGAGCATACCAACCTAACCACGGCCCGCAAGGATATCGATGCCTTCACTCAAGAGCCCTACAACGAAGACAACGATGCCCACATCTCTGAGTGGGCTCTTGGCGTGGCCATGAACAGCTATAAAGTGGGAGAAGAAACTACCGAGGACGAGTTCCGCCAGCGGTGTTCTTCTTCCAAGTTGCAGCAGACGCTAGATTCTATGTGTGAGAAGGGGCTAATTGAAGCCATTTGGGAAGACGGCCATCTTACTTACCGGGTTCGTACTTAAGTCTTTTTCAAGCCCATCATGAAAACTCACCATAGAGATACCATAGAAGCCTGGGAAAATCCTAGAAGCTTTCGTTTCGCCCTTACTATTGCCATGTGGGTCGTCAGGTTGCTGCTTTTTGCGTCTATTGGGGCGTTTAGCATTTATTTGTGGCGACTGGCGTCGTCGAGTTGACGGGGCGGCGACGTTAGGGTATACTTCACCGTGTGTGCGTGGCTGTAGCAAAAACTAACTACCTGGATAAACGAAGCAACGAGTTAAAATGAGCATTGAATTCATCAAGCAGTCTGGTTGGTACGTCCTATATGACGGTACGCCTATCGCTGGTCCCTTCAAGAATCAAGATCAGGCTTGTCGGTTTATCTCTCGTAAGAGAGATAGAGATCCTGACATGACCGTGGAATGGCTTGAAAAGGATAAGAACTAACAAGGCATAAACACCAAGAAAAAACGGCATTTGCGTGAAGCTTTAAATGCAGCATATCTTACTTGGCTTACAAAAGAATAACCTTGACAACGACCAATTACAGGATATACTAAGATCATGGAACAACAAAAACTGGTTATCTACAATTGCAACGAGCACGAGCACAGGCTTGTGTTTCTGGACGGCAAGCTTGTATTTTCCAACGCTTACTGTGTGGAAAACGTAATCACGCTCGCTGAGCATCTTGGCTGGAAATTGGAAACGATCACTCTGTCACGCTACGAAATTGACAGGGCTCGGGCGTGGACTCCTCTGTTTACGCTACCACCTGGAACGCGAGTAACAGCCACGGCAAATGGTCGTGTTGGAACGTGGCTAAAGACAACAGGAGATCTTGACCTTCTTAAGTGGGGTTGGGTTAATCTTGAAACTGGAGAAGTTCTGTACTATTACGATTTAACAAACCCTCAGAGAGAATAAACATTGGAAACGATCACCCTGTCACGCAACGAATTCGAAGCACGGTTTAGCTAATGTCGGACACGCCTACTAATTCTAAAATGAAAACCTCACTTGAACCGATTGACACTACGTATGATAAAAGATGAATAAAATTTATTGGTATAAGCTCGAAACGCACTTCGGCCCCGGTCATCAAGCTACCGAAATTCGTTACTTCTTTGAACAGATCAAGCTGAAAAAGGAATATCTAAAAGATTACGCAACAGAGGAAGCCGACTCTGTTTCTAGACGATTTGACTGTAGTGCGTACACTACCGTAATCAGCGTTAGGAAGCCGCCCCAAGAGGTCATTGAGAAGATGCGTTCCGATGCGAGGGGCAGCATTGCCCGTGGTAAGTACATGCTCAGTATCCTTAAAGATCTGTAATGAAAAAACTAACTGAGTGGCTTGGCAACAAACGATAAACAGACCACATGACACCTGAACAACAAGCGGCATACTACATTGCACAATCTGTTGCGGCATACGCAGAGATTGAGTCCATGAAAGCGATGAATGCAATGCGAAAAGATCAGGGGTATGCTCAAGCGTATCCCGAGGAAGCGTTCTTGGCTGTTATCGAAAAATACTGTCTTCATCACAATGCGGTTGTTGGATTTTTCAAAGCTTAGGAGTAAGCTACCCAAAACGTCAGAAGGATGGTTCTCGTCCATCTTCTGTGTTTTGTGGTGCATTTTGGTACTTTCTTTCTTGTTGGTTGCCATAAAGTGGGCTTGGAGTTACATTTTACCATAAAAGGCTTGACAACAGCCGCGTCTGCGGCTATACTATGGCATGAAGAACATGGAACAACATAATCAGGAAATTCACTGTTTTCGTGTAGCCGAACGAAACATTATTGGAGTGTGGATTTTCCTTCTTACTTTGTCCGCAGGACTGTCGCTTGCTGCGATGTATGCCCTCTATGCGGCAGGAAAGTGGTTGCTGGCCCACTCATGATGTCACCAGAAGAAATTGCTCGCCATTTTCGAGCAAAGGGCGAAGAAGTTACGCCGGATGAAATCCGTGCGACAATTAAATCAATTGCAGCTAAGTTTCGTGCGGTAAATCCTGATCTTCCGGATGACGACGAAGAACTACTGAAACTCGTAATCAAAGCAATACAATCATAATTTGGACAATGAACGGCAAAAATTCATACCGCTTTGATAATCGAACGCAAGCACAATTTGCCCGCGATATCAAAGATGGAAATCGCATAGAACGCAAGCTATTGGAACGATGGTTGCTAACAATCGGCAATCCTAAGTACGAAGACAATGGCTGTGGGAACGACGGTCGGTATCTTACTCTTGAGCAAGTAACCGTTGATCCTGATTTTAAGGTAAATGGTGTTGGATTTGTCGAAGTCAAATTCTGTCGTCCAATGCCAAAAAGCTTTCACTTAAAAGTGTCTCAGCTTAACAAATACATTGCACAGAACGCTCAACTATTGATGGTGTTAGGTGCTGCAACCGAATGCCCCAAATACACACTAATAAGTGTAGACGACCTCAAGTATTTGCTTGAAGCTTGTGAACACGTTGTTTGTCACCAATTTGGAGACAAAAAGTCTATTGTTGTACCATGTGAATGGATAACCTGGAAACTATTGCCATGATTAATAAAGCCTTGCTTGAATGAAAATTTACCTTCAACAAGACCTAGCCCGAGCCGAAGCTGTCATTCTTGCTGCCAATGGCAAGAAAAGACTTCACGGACCAACCGTAGACAACTTTCGAGGGCAAGCTATTGCCTATAAACGTGCTTTAGCTCTGCTCGAAATGGAGAAGATCACGCCGCCTGGACCTGTAGAGATACACCGCACTTACACGATCAACATTCCCGGTATTGTGGTGGCACTCCTGGCCTTGTGTGGTATACTTATATTATCATGAGATTCACCAAGTACAAGTGTCCTAGTAGTAGGTATTGTCTTTTTTCCTTTCAAGGTAATAATTCATGCCTCTATTGCGGTGTAGACTATCGTGACATGCAAACCATCTGGGATAAACTCTATGACTTTTATCGTAAGCATGTACCATATCATTTGCGTCCTGGTAATCTCTGGTGGATTTTTCGCGGATGGGCCTGGGATAGATTCACTACCGTAAAGCCTCGAACGTTAGATCATACTTGGTGTGATCGTAGACTTCTCATTCGTGAATTGGTGTTTGAAACCGCAGCAAAATTTCTTGAAACGGAAGGCCCCAAGACTCAAGCGGAATGGGATTGGCAAAAAGAACACAATCCTAACTTTTATGATGCATGGCACGAAACTCAAGCTCTAATCGATTGGTGGAAGAACTCCGATATGGACGGAGACGAATACGAAGAACAAATGCTTAATGGTGCAGTTAAGCTCATTAAACTAAGTGATTACTACTGGACCTAATTATGACCATCAAGATCCTTGTACTCGAAGACGATCCTAAGAGGATTGAAACGTTTCGCTCTACTCTCGGCCAACACGATCTCGTCGTGACTACCGAGGCCGCCGATGCTATCAAAGCATTGCAGGAAAACGTATTCGACATCATCTTTCTGGATCACGACCTGGGAGGCGAAGCGTTCGTTGCGATAGAAGACAAGAACACTGGCAGTGAAGTTGTGCGTTGGATTTGTAATAACGCAAACCTTTCAAGTCAAATTATCATTCACTCATTGAATGCACCCGCTGCATTAAACATGAAGTGTAAGCTGGAAAAGGTTGGCCTTGTGGCTGAACGCATTCCGTTTACGAGTCTTGTAGAACAACTTTACGATCCTAGGTTCATTTCTGAGTCATGATTACTGGTACTCTTTGTATTTATCATGAGCGTGGTTATTATCACGATAATCACGCCATTATTCAACTTACAACCCTAAGAGATTCTAAATGTCGCGGTAGATTTGATATGATTTCGCTATTCAATAACGAAAATACGAACAATGCTATAGCTCGCTGGAAATGCAATAATCCAAAGAGTATGCCTTTAATGGTTACTCTTTGGCAATGTGGACAAGAATCGGTAATTCAAACATGAAGTTCCTTATTCTAGGCGATACTCATGGCGACTGGACCGCTATGAATATCACGATTGCAAAAGCAATTCGTAAGCACCCTGATATTACGCATATTGTCCAGGTTGGAGACTTTGGCTACGGCTGGCGTGGAGGCAAGCCTTTTAAGGCAAGTAAAGCCCTTTTGACTCCAGAATTAATGAAAATCTACAAGAAGGCTGAGAAGTTCTGGTTGGATGGCAATCACGAGAATTTCGATAAACTAGAAGAAGATGGTGGTGCATGGCAACCCGAATGGCAATATATGCCGCGTGGTAGTGTACTAGAAATTCCCCGCGAGGACGGTTCTGCCGTCCGAGCTATGTTCTTTGGTGGAGCTTCGTCAATCGATAAAGCATCGCGTATTCAAAATATTTCCTGGTGGCCCCAGGAATCAATTACGTATGCACAAATGTACAACACGCTTCAAGCCGTAAGCGGCCCCATTGATGCCATTTTTAGTCACGAGCATCCAATGTCGTTTCCATATAGCGACGTTCGATACCAAGGAAGTATCTTCGGTAGTAGCGATAAGAACTTTCTCGAAGTTCTTAAGGAAAAATACAGACCGAAGTTCTGGTTCTTTGGACACCACCATGAAGAAGATACAGGCTTGGTAGATTCAACAAGATGGTTCTGTTGTCCGGTTATCGACTATTTCAAGTATGTAATCTGGACTGGCGACGAAGTTTTCCTTGATTCGTGAACGGATTTTTCTTGACTTAGCATCTAAGCAGGCTATAATAGACCCGTATGCAACTCCAACAAACCACCAACGCTGTTACTCGCTCCGGGGGCTTCCCGGAAGCGAAGTTCAAGATCGCTGCAAACGCCAAGGCGTTTCACATTCTGTCAAGCAAGCTTTACACAGACACTCGCTTGGCTATCGTTCGTGAGCTTTCCACGAACGCATGGGACGCTCAAGTCGAAGCTGGTACGCAAGACCGTCCTTTCGAGGTCCATCTGCCGAACAGCTTTGCTCCGTTTTTCTCGATTCGTGACTTTGGAACGGGTCTTTCTCCCGATCAGGTCGAACACATCTACACGACTTACTTCGCTAGTTCTCGTTCGGAATCTAACGAGTTCGTTGGTGCTCTCGGCCTGGGAAGCAAGTCGCCTTTCGCGTATACCGATCAGTTTACGATTACGTCGTACTGGAACGGTAACATGTACACCTATTCTGCTTTCAAGAATGAACAAGGAGAGCCGAGCATTGCTTTGCTTTCCACTCAAGAATCTAGTGAGCCTAATGGTGTTGAAATTCGCATCAATATCCAAGAAGGTGACGCCTACCAGTTTCAGGCTGCGGCTCAACGCGTCTATCGTTTCTTCCCGACGCGTCCGAAGATTGTTGGTGCCAAGGTTGAATTTCCGTCAGTCGAGCCCCGTTTCAAGGGAAAGGGTTACGAACTCTACGATTGCGGAATGCACGGTGCTTTTTTGACGAGTCGTGTCAACGTGGTTATGGGTAATATTTGTTACCCGGTTGCCATGCAACACTTCAGGCACATTTTGGGCGATAATGCCGCGATGGTTCTCTTTGTGGATATCGGCCAAGTTGAATTTGCCGCTAGTCGCGAAGAACTTCACTACAGCGAAGACACGAAGGCTAATATTCAACGCCTTATTGACGCGGCATCAAGTGAAGTCACTAAAACCGTGGAAGATGATCTTGGCAAGCATATTTGTTTGGTTCAAAAGATTAAGGCTCTTCGTTTCTATCGCAGCGTGATTTCCTTCCAGCACGCAACGAGTACCATTAAGACGGAAACTGCCGACTACTCGCTTAAGCGTGTCGATCTTCGAAAGAACAAGATTTTCATTGGTCATGATCGCTGGCAGACGGAACTTAATCCTAATGCCGACACTCACTACGTGATTGTTGAGTGTGACGTGGAGGGTGAACTTAAGCAATCTGACAAGAATAAGCTTCGTCACTTCTTGAACAGTCAACGTGGCGTCTTCTATCTTGCTACGATCAAAGATCGTGCAAAGTTCGAAGAGACATTCGGTGGTGTTACTGCTACGTTGTCTAGTCTGCCCGAGCCCCCGAGGGCTGCTCGACGAGTCTCCGCAGGCGAGCGTTCTTACATTAAGTCCGCTCGACGCGGCAACTTTCGTTCTGACTGCTGGCGGTCCATTGCGGAAGCTGAAATTGACGTAAAAGATGCCATTGCGGTTCCTCGCAAAGGTCTTATGTGTAAGATCGGTGGCAAAGAATACGATGGCGAAGTTGCCATCACGATTGCCAGACAAATGGGCTACGAGCGAGTCTACGGTATCGCCGAGGCATACTATGACCGCATTCGCACCGAGCTTGGTCTGCCCGATCTGGAAGAAGAAGCTCGTCAATATGCTCAAGATGCAGTTGACGCTCTCGATATTTACCAATTGGCTAGATATCATCACGGCTTCGACAGCTACTCGACCCCCAATTCTTTCGTGGAATGGATCGTTGGTCTGTCGCCCGTCTGTGATGATCTCGCAAAATTCTCAAAATCTACCGACCTTGGTAACACTACTCGTGGTATGATCACTATGTTTGGTATCAAGGTGGCAGAAGCTCCTAACTTCAAGGACGTTTTCGACGCTACCTATCCACTCCTGTCTCACGTCAATCTGCAACACGTCCACAAGGAAGACGTTGTTGAATACATCAAACTGAAAGGCCAACAATGAGTATCTTCGACATTATCAAACGACTGACTGGCATCAATCAAGAAGAAGTTCTTATTGATGTAGGTCTGCCTGAAAAGCCGACTCCTAAGTTCATCATGACGAACGATGGAAACATCACAATCGCCTGGAATGGCAGAACGCATTCTATTGGCAAGACGCATCCTAACTACAATGCAATTGTAGCGTGTCTCACTAATAATGAATCTGATCGTCTTGATCCATTGCTCGACATTCCGGCTTCGCTTGAAAAGCGAATTGAGGGCGTGACGGTTAACCAATATGGCGAAGTGTTCTACAATGGCGAACAAGTGCATAGCGTGATTGCTGACACGATTAGCAGTTTCGTGCGACAACAGCTTCCTTATAAGCCGCTGGCTCGTTTCCTTGCTAACTTGATGGAGAACCCGAATGAGCGTTCGCGAAACGAATTGTACGACTTCCTCAAGCACGGCAACTTCCCTATCACGCACGATGGGTGTTTTATGGCGTACAAGGGCTTGACGAGCGACTTCAAGGATCGTCATACTCAAACGTTCGATAACAGCATTGGTTCTGTGAACGAAATGCCGCGTGAACAAGTCGATCCCGACACGAACGCAGCTTGTTCAACTGGTTTCCACGTTGGCACGCACAAGTACGCCAGTGACTTTGCTAGCTCCGATGGCAAGCTTGTTCTTGTTAAGGTTAATCCTCGTGATGCGGTATCGGTTCCTCGCGACCATTCTTGCGAGAAGCTTCGCGTGTGTCGTTACGAGGTCGTGGATATTTGCGAACGAATCATGGAGGAACCTCTGTACGTTGCCGTGAACGTCCAGCCCGAAGAGTACCAGGACGACGTGCCTGAGTTGGATGAAGACATGGGCCTGGATTTCGGCGACTGTCCCCTGGATGAATACGACGACGTGGCTGATGCTCCGAAGGTTGCTGTTAAGACTCCGAAGCGTGCGGCCTGCACGTACTGCGGGGCTAAGGGTGGCAAGAAGCACGCTAAAAACTGCAAGCGACCGAAGAAATCGTAGTTTTTCCAGATTTTTGGTTGCAGAACACCGAAAGTGGTGTATAATAGTGGTACGAGCTTGTGGTCGGCAAGCGTAGGTGGTGCAACCAAACCCCGAAAGGGATAGCCGTGTAAGTCGGTGAGCCTAACAAATGAAAACGACCTAGCTACATTAGTGGCTAATTGAAAAATCGGTTAAGATGTAAGTCAAGTGTCGTTCAGTGGACGTACGTTTTCTTGACTTTAAAGAAAAGCGATCAAAGCGAGACCACAAGTGGAGATCGAAAGTCATAGGGCTACTTATTTTTAAGTAAGCAGTCTGGAAAAAGACATAGTTGGGTGAATATACCTATTCCCAGCACACTTAATTCCTTGTCGTTTAGGCGTAAGACACCATCCGCGTTAGATGGAGACGTGAGTGAAACACTCACCAAGGGAGTCAGTACAATTGCCAGTATGGTCGAGTGGTCGATGGCACGCGGCTGTAAACCGTGACTCAAAAGGCGTCGCAGGTTCGAATCCTGCTGCTGGCACCATATACGTCTCTTTGGTGTTTAATAGATAGCACATCGGCCTTCCAAGCCGTAAGGTGTGGGTGCAACTCCCACAAGAGACTCCAGTATCCCTACGCTTCTGCCGACGAGATAGGGGATTGGCCACATGGGCAGTTCGGCTCTCTTGCGTTGTAAAGAGAAAGACAACGAGGCTTACCAGTCTGCCACACGACTGGCCATAAAACAACAGCGATTTTTGAGATCCCTACTATCAGGTAATGCTGGGCGTGAGTTGTAGGGGTTAATCTTAAAGTGATCGCTGTTATGGGGGGCCATGTACCAAGGTGGCGACAGACCTTTGCAAGGTCCGTGGGGTGGGTTCAATTCCCATGCTCTCCACCAGAATAGCTTGAAAGAGAAGAATGAACAACGCTTCACGGAGAGGCTTAGAGCGGATTATGCAGTACAATTCCGTGCTTGATACTGCTCGCCATGGTGTACAACATGCATGTATAGGCTACAGTACACCCTCTTTTAAGCTACCAAAACACTCGGAAGTAATTAGCCGGGTAACCTAGTGGGATGATGAACGTATCTGGAAGTGATTACGGACAATTTGAGTGCTCGCAAAATATTAATGATTTTGCGGGGTTTCCCCTCATAGTCTTCAAGCATCTTGCTGTGGTAAGGCAAAGCTTGAAGGTCCAGACGATCTAGGATTTTAACACAATGACAAAAACCGCTCCGTGTCCACCATTCAACCTGGGTTCGTCTAGTGGCTAGGATAAGTCCCTTTCAAGGACTAGAAACGGGATCGATACCCGTACCCAGGACCATAGGCCGCTGTAGCACAATTGGTGGTGCTCCTGATTTGTAATCAGGGGGTTATGGGTTCGAGTCCCATCGGCGGCTCCATTTTTCCTTGACAACTTAGACATCAAGGGATATACTAACAACATGCTTTCGAATCGTCAACGCAAGAAACTCAGGAAGCACAGGATGTGTCTTAGTAAAAGAGCATACGCTTCTTTTCAAGTCGCACAAAAAGCGGACTGCGATAGATATCCGTACTACTGTCCATTGTGTTATCGTTGGCATAATTCAAGCGTGCCTTCATTCGACAAGCTAGATGAAATCTTGAAAAGATCATGAAAATAGCAATTGAAGATTGGGGTATCGTAGACTCTCCAGGTGTAAATGAATACACTGCTCCAGAAAGACGATTCAAGTCGCTCACTGGTCAAGTTTACGGACACCCACGTTACCCAGCGGGTCATAGGATTACATCATCTTCCTTGATGGAAATTGACGTGAAGAACAGAACGGCACGAACGTACTCTGGATCTGTGTATGAACTTGGTGCTCCAAGTCAAGAGTATCTGGAATTTTGCAAGAACTCAGGAATTGAACTATGAAAATCAAAGAAAAGATTACAGATCGCGAAGATGGAACTTCTTGTATCGAAATCTACATCAACGACAAACGGGTATTTGTTGTTTATGATATTGTCTTGTATTTCTCCATCATAAACAACGGAGAAATAGAAGACAATAATTTATGCAGGAATTTTAACGATTGTTACGGTATCGTTGAGCTTTTGAAGGAAGCTCATGAAGCTGGTAAGCGTGGCGAAGTTCTTGAAATCGAATAATATACCCGTTTAGTTTAATGGCAGAACACTATCCCTACAAGGTAGCTGCGTGGGTTCGATTCCCTCAATGGGTACCAAAACATAGGGGTATAGTATAGTGGTAATATACTCGCCTCCAAAGCGATAGACTAGGGTTCGATTCCTTATGCCCCTGCAAACAATATGCTGCTAATTGGTTCACGAGCTACTTCTATCTGGCATCCAGAACACCGTCCCAAGAATCCTAAGGATTGGGATGTGATCGTGTCTCACTTTGAAGCTGAAAATTTGCTTCAAAAGACATGTGATCGCAAGGTCTTTTCATGGAAGTTTGGAAACATCGAATTACATAACGATGCTTTCTTCCTTAATCATGAAATCGAATCGAAGTATGGAACAGACAAGACTGCTCTAGCTGATGGTAGACTTTTAGTCAAAGTATGTAGTTCTCGTGGCCTTGCTGCAATCAAACGTTCGCATATGTATCGTGACTTTAATTTCACGAAACACATGATTCAGTACCAAATTCTGGATCATGATTTCACGGATGAAGATCGCGAATTCATTAGTCGCCGCATGGCGGAAACCAGAAAGTACTTTCCTCATAGAAATCCATTTGGAGACATGACAAATGAGGAATTTATCAAAGATGCAGTTGTCCGCGTGTTTAATCACGAAGACATTCACAAGATCATTGTTGGTGGTACGCCGTCGTACTTTCAGCTAAAGAAAGACATGTCCAAGGCAGCGTACGACATAGATCTATGGTACGCTGCTTCTGATGAACTAAAACAAGCATGCGTTCGTGAAGAAACGTACGTCATTGCGTTGGAAAGATTTATCATTCCAAATCGCATTAAGGGAACACGATTCTCATATCGTATTGCATACATGCGTGCCCTCGAAAAAGTCTGTACGACTCTTGACGATGGTCCGCTTAGGGAGTACGCTATCGACAACTGGAACATAGTCAAGCAGTTTGACAATGTGGTTTTCGAGCGGTTTTTTGAATCCGATATCTGGAAAAAACTATGATCAGTGCAGAACTACGTGATTGGTTAGATAAAAATGCTGAGAAGCTTTTGTCCAATTATTTGGACGATGATTTTGATTCGCCCATTCCGGAAGGATGGAGTTTTGATGAAAAGTGTGTTGCTCATTACGGAGGCCAAGACCAAGGGTCTGATTACTGGACCGTGTGGCGTTTCAAGAATGGCGACACAGAAGTCCTGATTCGCGTTGACGGCTGGTATCAGTCGTATCATGGTGCCGAATTCAATGGTTACCGCGAAGTGATTGCTCGGCAAAAGACTATCACGGTATACGAATAAGCTTTACTGCGGGATCGTACAGCAGCCTAGTACGCTCCGCTCTGACCGGAGAAACCTAGGTGCGAATCCTAGTCTCGCAAGCAACAACAACGTTCCGAGGTTGCGGAGTTGGTAGCACGCATCGCACTGTTAATGCGAAGGGGAGAAATTCCCCCACCGTAGGTTCGAGTCCTACTCTCGGAGCCAATACAATGGAAGAAGAATCTTTCGAAACAACACTTGACACGGACGAGGACGCAGTGTATGATTACCGCGTCGTCGCCGAGGACTTCGAGACCGAAGAATGGTTCGAAGAAGAAGGTGAAGATCGTATCAGGTACAATTAGGACTTCCTTTGTCCTGGGGGCAAACTTTTTCCGCAGGTCGGTTAGCGGTAAGCCCCCTGATTTATGATCAGTCATCGCCTGATATGCGAAATACGTGGGTTCGAATCCCACCCTGCGGACCAATACATTCGCTATTCGCGAATAGCGTACAGCTTTGAAAACAAACAACTTATGGCCACGTAGACCAATCGGCAGAGTCAACAGACTTAAAATCTGTAAAGTGCTGGGTTCGAATCCCGCTGTGGCTACCATCATAGCGGTGTCTATAGTGTAGTGGCCTGCACGGGAGAATGTGAATCTCCAGGTACGAGATCGATACTCGTTAGGCACCCCAAAAACAAAATCATGGCGAAAGCATCAGAAGCACAGAGACGTGCGACTCGGAAACATTATCCTGTTAGAAGATCCGCCTCCCTGGTGTAGAAGTCTGCATTCCAGCTTGAAATACTGGAGGCTCAGGAGCGTTACCTGGGGGAGGCACCAAAACAATGGGCCTATAGTTCAAAGGCTAGAATATCTGTCTGTCGAATAGAAGATCGGGGTTCGATTCCCCGTAGGCCCGCCAACGTTAATTTTCACTTGACAACTCCAGGAGACATGATATACTGTGGTTGTTACTACTAAACTTGAACCTCAACCTAAACACAATCCAATGTCTAATCAAAAAATCAAAGTTCGCTCGGGCGGTGTTGGCTTTACTGGCCTATTGGCCATTCTTTTCATCGGCCTCAAGCTTGGCAACATTATTAACTGGCCTTGGCTGTGGGTGCTCGCCCCGCTTTGGATTCCTGTGGCAATCATTCTAGGAGTGATTATTCTTGCCTTGTTTTTGACGGGTGTTGATCGTTGCATCACCAAGATGTAATATGCAAACATTTCTTCCTTTTTCAGACTTTACTAAGTCTCTTTCGTGTTTAGATTATCGTCGTCTCGGCAAACAACGTGTTGAAGCATTTCAACTGTTGATTGTAAATGGCGATGAATGGGCTTTGACTGAACGTCAATGGCGTATTGATCAAGGTTTTATGAAAAACAGTCCTTTGAAAAAAGGATGGTTAAATCACCCGGCAGCAGTTATGTGGCGTGGATATAATGAAGCGTTACGTTCGTATATGAATGAAGCTATTGCGGAATGGATTAATCGCGGATACGAGAACACCATGCGACCAGGACCAATTTCTTCAAACATTGAAATGCCGCCTTGGATTGGATTGTCTGAGCTTCATGCTTCACATCGTGCAAACTTGCTTCGCAAAGATCCTGTCTATTACGGTCAATTTAATTGGATCGAAGACCCTACAATGGAATACGTATGGCCTACACAGAAACAATTGATTATTTCCGGTATAGTGTAACGGCTAGCACCAGAGATTTTGAATCTCTTTGTCCAGGTTCGAATCCTTCACGGGGCTCCATAATTGGTAGGTTGGCTGAGTCTGGCCTAAGGCACTTCTTTGCTAAAGAAGCGGGGCTTTAAAACCTCCGTAGGTTCAAATCCTACACCTACCGCCAAACTTTTTCTTGACAACGAACAAACGTGTGGTACAATAGATCATATGAAGCACTTACTCTCTGTTCTGACTTTTGCTACGCTTGTCACTAGCTGCCGCATGGCCCCTAACGCGAAGGTCGGGGTTGGCGTTCGCGATTTTCAAGATTCTGGCGATTGGGAATCAACTGACCAGCAAACGAACGTGCTGGGTGGCAGTATTGACCTAGCTGGAAAAGATGGCTTCGGACCTGAGTTCGGTTTTATGCAAAGCCAGGACGTGTCAAATGACGATGTGTATATCAATCGTCGCGTAGACAGCACAAAGACCACTGTTCAAGAAGTGTATTTGGGTTTGCGAAAGAACTGGATGGTCACGGATTCGTGGCAAGTGTCGGCAAGCGGCGGTATGTCTTCGTTTGAACTTGAAACTCAGGTAGATTTGAGTTACGCTGGCACTCCGCAAGATCGTGGTCAAGCTTACGCACCATATGTCAATTTTGGTACGTCTTGGTTCTTTACAGACAACATCTTTGTGGGAGTCGAATATCGACGCCACTTCTTCAATCAAGACGTAGACATTTTCATCATCAATCCTGAGTTGGATTGCGAAATGTATATGATCAATTTGGGATGGAGTTTTTAATGAACGACATTACGCAAGAACAAGCAAAGCAAATCACTTGTCTCGAAAGCTACAAGACCGTAACTGGAGCCAAGCGATTCAAACGCACGAAAGAAGAAATGACAAAGGGGTTAACGCCTCTTGAGGCTTTGTTTGAACGCATTAACGACGCACTTGGGATTGGCATACTGCCGCCGATTGACAAGATCGTCCCGGTAAAAGACCAGTCTTCTCGTAAAAGCGGAATTACTATTCAGGTGCGTGCTGCCCCTAAAACCGATGCCGACTATTTCGAGCACGTTCCAGGACAGCCAGTCGAGATTGTTCTTGACGAACACTGGTATAAGTGGTATGATCAACTCATGAGCGGCCCGTTTGAGGGAGACCATAACAAGCTGCTCGCGGTTATTCTGGATCGTGGGATTGGTGAAGTTCTCACTAAGTATCTCTTTCCAGCAGATGTGAAAAATTTGGAAGGTGTCCGGTAGGTCGAGGAAACCGTCTTGAAAACGGCTGGGTGTAAAAAGCCTCTAGGGTTCGATTCCCTAACCTTCCGCCAACAATAACAACAACAATAACAACAAATATGACTCGTCGAAATCGTCGGATGTGTGTGAAGATCGCCCAGGATGTTCTGGCTCAGATTCGTTTTAATCGTTACAAGGCAACGCCTGGAACGTATGTCCAAGTGGATTCTCCTGAACTAAACTCATGGTTACGCAATGACATGAGTGCATATGATGAGACGATCGCAGGATCGTTCAAGGATTTCTTCAAGAAGAACAAGAAGACTACATGTCAGGTGTGTGCTCTTGGTGCGGCTTTTGTATCTCTCGTGAATATCGAGAACAAGTGCTCTGTTTATGAAATTGTAACAAAAGACTACGACATATGGCCTCGTGTTGAGAAGTACTTTGGAGAACGCAACATGACACTCATGGAATCGGCGTTTGAATGTTGTGTTATGGATCCAAATGACGATGAATCAATTCATCATCTTCTTCAACAAGCCGGTGAATGGGGAAGTCGGTACGATGAACCGGAGCAACGTTTGCGTGCAATCATGCTTAATGTAATTCGTAACAACGGTGATTTTAAGCTACCCAAGAAGTACATTGCTCGTGCAAAATCAAAGCGGTTTCTTGTGCGATACGTTGCACCGCCAACGTTACCAAGAAGCTAGAAGAAGAATCTTGGAACTATTAAAACATTCCGCAGGAAGCATAAAGGTATATGCACTCGGCTGATAACCGAGAGACAGATGGTTCGATACCATCGCTGCGGACCAACATAAAACGGGCGTCGGACTCAAGGAGGGTCGCCTCCCTTGGAAGGAGGACATTAGGTTGGTTCAATTCCAACACGCCCGACCATTCACGCATCCGTGTGCCGAGTTGGCCGAAGGCATCCGACTCTTAATCGGACGGTGAAAACCCAACCCAGGTTCGAATCCTGGCGGATGCACCAACAACTAGTCTCTCTTGAAAAAGCCAAGAATAATATTGCCTTTCTTCAATCTCTTGCAGACGAAGCTCAAAGAGTAATCGATAATGAATAATATGCTTCCATGATGTAACGGACCAGCATCTTCGCCTTCTAAGCGAATCGTCCAGGTTCGAATCCTGGTGGAAGTACCACTTGACAGCACATCTACGGCGTGTTATACTTAGTGTACAATGAGTAACCGCCGCTCGTGTCCGAGAGGCCGAAGGGGCCAGACTTTTAATCTGGAGTGAGTAATCACCATCGCAGGTTCGAATCCTGCCGAGCGGACCACAATACAATGAAGATTATTGAACAAGACATGCTCGCCCTCGAAGAGGGCATTCTATTTCATCAAGTCAATTGTCGAGGCATCATGGGGGGCGGCATCGCTAGGAGCTTCGCTCTTAAATGGCCCGAACTTGAAATCAAGTACCGTGAATACTGTCAAATATATGATACTAGTCAAGAGCAATTGATTGGCAGGGTATGGATGTTCAATGCTTCGCCAACCATCAGAATTGCCAACGTTTTTGGCCAGGGCGACGTTTCAAGGACGAAACGCATGACGAGCTACGACGCGACCGTGACTGCATTTGAACGAATTGTAAATTCACGAAGGAGAAATCCAGAATCCAAGTATTGGAATGGACAATTCTACTTTCCATACAAAATGGGCTGTGGTCTGGGTGGCGGCAATTGGGATATTTATTCCAAGATCATAGAGACGTATTTTCCAGATGCAATCATCTGTAAATACGAGCCCAAGAGTTGACAAACCCTAATGTGCGAGGTATGATTGAAGGTTGATCCGAACAAAGTATGGACTGTAAAGTGGGGTATTCACCGTAACACGTTCACGTCTCGCGATACTGGAGACCCGATGATTCGCAAAACAGAAGCAGAAGCTCGTGAAGCACATCGCAGGAATAGAGAACACTTCAATAGGATGGGATGCAAAATTTGGTTTGCCTATTTGGAGCATCCTGATGGGACCGAAGAATTGCTTGAACAGAATGGCTTCGTGGGGGAATTGGCAGACCCGCTTGACTCAAAATCAGGTGCCTAATCAGCGTGTGGGTTCGACTCCCACCGAAGCTACCAAATAAAAACATGGGAATGTTCAAAATGTCGTCGAGTTCATACGATTCTCGACAGTCTTCTAATTCTCAACCACATCCATACCATTACGAAATCATACGATTTGTTGAAATTTATGGTAATTTGGTTGTAGAAATACGGTATCCAAACTGTACAACTTACGAAGGCAGGAAAATCCTATTGTACCGTAACGTAACAATGGCTGCATTAAAGAGACAAGTGTCAATTGATCCTCATTTTGCAGAAAACAAGTACATGTTCAGTCCTTTTGCTCGCTTTGAGCCAACTACTCGCGGCTGGCTAGCCGCAAACAAACTTGCCGAGACCTTGACTTGACAGTCTTGATGCAATGTGATACAATACATACTATGCCCAGGTGACGTAACTGGCAAACGTGCTACGCTTAGAATGTAGATTTTGCGGGTTCGACTCCCGCCCTGGGCACCAATACAAACAAAACAATGAACGTAAAACGCAAATTCTCTGTTGGTGATCTTGACAAGAGCGGCTTCTTGTGTTATTATAGAGAGACATGCAGACCAAGTACAACACAAGCCAAGAAATCTGTCCTTTAGAGACTCCGATTTGGCATATGGTTCTTGGTGGCGTATTGATCGAAACCAAGATTACTGGCTACTCGTACGTCATTTATCGAAGAAGTCCTGAAACTGATATACACGAATCTAAGTGGGTGTTCTACGACGCCCCTCAAGATGAAACTGGATACGAGAGGGGAATCATTTTCTACGATTGTGATATTCCCATCGGTCACAGCGAAACAATGGATTCAAGTGCATATGGCGACTTTTATTCTTCAATTGAAGTAGCTAAGCACTTCTGGAAAAGACGACCACGAGAAGATAGACGTTCATACCGCAGATCAACGATGCGACTAGACCGCAAGATTCCGTTGTTCGTTAAGAGACGTTATCGATCAATCATGACTACTCACAACGACCCTCGGGGGTCACCGTGTACGCCAGAACAACGCGACTTTGTAAATAAATACGTTGAAGGACTTAGACTCCACGAACGCAGAATTGTAAAGCTATGAGCGAACTAATCATCACTCCGGTCGTTGTGACCGCTATCAATCCGCATCCCAATGCTGATCGTCTTGAAATCTGCCGCGTAAGCGGCTGGGACATTGTGTCTGGAAAAGGTAACTACAAGGTTGGAGACATTGTAGTACACATTCCTCCGGAAGTTATGGTTCCCCGCGATTGGGCCGATAAGTGGGGCGTGACTCAATACCTGTCCTTTAAGAAGGACAGTGACATGGGACGCGTCCGGGCCGCTCGTTTGCGTAGTATTGCAAGCTTTGGTTTCCTCGTTCCTAACGACAGCGGAGCCGAACCGGGTGCGAGCCTAGCTGCTCACTACGGTATCGAAAAGTACGAACCGCCCCCGCCGCCCTTAGGTATGTCTGCTGGTCAAATGCGAAGAGAGCATCCGTTGTTCCATCATTACACGGATATGCAGAATCTTCGTAACTTCCCAGAAGCTCTTAATTACAGCATACCGTTGGTTGTCACTGAAAAGCTCCACGGTACAAATAGCCGTGTTGGCTGGGTACGTACTCCTGATCCTGAAAACGGAGGCATGAGTGATTACCTTGAAAAGGTTGTAGGTACACATCGTACGCAACGTGACCCTAACGACTGTGGAGTCTACGGTCTTCCTTTCGAGCTACACGCCGAAGCACTTGATAAGCTACTTGAGTGGGCTATCGATGCAATTGAAAATCCAGAGGGCGGAACTGGTTGTCCACTGAACTCACTAATCGTTTTTGGCGAAATCTATGGTGCTGGTGTCCAAGACCTGCACTACGGGGCCAAGAACAAGAAGGGATATCGTGTATTCGACATTGCTATCAATGGTGAATACCTCAATCATCATGCACTAACTCACATTTGCAATAAGGTAAGATTGCCGCTTGTGCCGTTCTTGAGTGGTGGCATGTTGTCATACGAAACACTGCTAGAAATGGCACAAGGAAACACCACCCTTGAAGATGGACACATTCGAGAAGGGATTGTCGTTCGTCCTATGTACGACGAATTGACGTGGAGCAAGGGAGAACTAGACCCGCACCCTAAGCGTATGGTTTTCAAGATCATTTCGCCCGACTATCTAACTCGCAAGGACGGAACGGAGTATCACTAATGGGACGTTTAGAAACATACACTGCCTATGACTTTGAAGGCAAGATATCAAATCTGATAGAACGTCTTCAAAAGATCGTTAAAAAGCACCCAAATGCCACCATTAGTTACAGCCTTGATTATGGCGTTTGTTACTACGAGGGTGACGATAGCGAATCGCTAAAGTGCCCGGAGGCGATTTTCACAATCGATCCAAATGAAACTCTATAAACATCCAATGTTCTGTGTAGGTCAAGTCCAGAACGCATACCTTCCCTGATTCTAAATTAGGACAAAACAACAATTTACGACAACCAGAAATTCAGAAAAAACACCTTACATAACAAACCTAACCCGTCATAACATAAGCATCATGAACGATCTCACACTCAACAACTTCACCGAACGTACTGGCTTCCGATTCCGCATTTCAAAAGAGCAGAAGGCTCGTATGGACGCTGGAACACTAACTCGCGAACAAGCTTTCCAGGAGTTCTTGGAACGCGGAGGACTTGCAGAACTTCAAAAGCGTAGTCGTCCCGAAATTCCTGACTCGGTGTATCTTGAAGACGGCCTGACGCTTGAGAATTTTGAAGAACGCGTGGCTGCTGCCGTTGGCGTAGCTCGTCGTTTCCGCGTTTCCCAAGAACAAAAGGAACGTATTGATGCAGGCACCCTAACTCGTGAAAGTGCTCTACAAGAAGTCATTTTTGAAAAACGAGCCATTGCTGGCGTTTGAACCAAGTAACGAAACAAAAGGAAATACTATGAGTAATTTGAATGTTGTAGCCTTACAGGGCAATCTCGTTGACGATCCCAAGATTATGGGAGAAGAAAATAACGTCGCTCGTTTTACCATTGCGATTAACAACGGGTTTGGCGACAAAGAAACAACGACCTTTGTAGACTGTGTTGCGTTTGGTAAGCAAGTTACTACCATCGCTGCACATTTCAAGAAAGGTAAGCAAATCATCGTCAATGGTCAATTGACCCAGAACCGCTGGGAAGACAAGAAGACTGGCGAAAAGCGTTCGAAGCTGGAAGTTCGCCTTAATACTTTCGATGGCTTCTCGTTCGTTAGTGGCGGCAACGGACGTGCCGAAGAATCTGGTCAAGAAGAAAAAATGACGAAGGCTGGCAGTAAGGGCAGCAAGCCTAGAACCGCTGATTCAGACGACGGAAAGCTTTTCTAGTCGCGAGTTCTATCCGAACGCCAGGGTGTAGAAGGCTAACGAGCCTATCAGGAGTAGCCGTACTCCCAAATAAGATTTAGGCGTGACTTCTCGGAGAGACGAGTTTTTGCTTGACCGGCTTGTGGATCGTGCTATACTAGCAACAGATGAAACTGATTCTTTTGAGAGGCCCAAGCGGTTCCGGTAAGAGTACGATTGCACGTCACCTGGGACAAAGAGACGGTGTTCGTTCTAGTGTTCATGAAACGGATCAGTATTTCATGACTCAAGACGGCTACTCGTTTGATCCCAAGAAACTCCCTAGGGCACACGCCTGGAATCAGGAGCAAGTTCGTACGCAAATGGAAAATGGCGTACCGCTTGTGATTGTGTCAAATACTTTCATCAAGCATTGGGAAATGGAGCCCTATTTTAAGCTTGCTGGTGAATTGGGTTACAAGACCGAAATGATTTGCACTCCACGTCCTTGGAACGCTAATGTCTTGCTTGGTCGCAACAAGCATAACGTCCCCTTGAGTGTTATCGAACGTCACATTAGCGACTACCAACCACACTTGGACGAACACGAGTGGACGAACACGAGTATCTTCCCAAATGAATAGCGAAATGCCGAAGGCAGAAGAAAGTCTGTGTTGGAAGTGCCAATACGGTATTTGCGTGCAAGAAAAGGCCAGTGAAAAGATTGTCCACCCCGTAATGCCAAACATTTTGGATTTACAAGGTACAGATGATCCATTTGCTAGTCACGTAGACGACGAACATGAAGACCAAGGTCAACAGCCGGGAATTGTAGAACATATTCTAGAACAAGAACATGTTAAGGCTATGTGTTTCTGGCAACCGGAAGATTTTGCCTCAAACGTGCCGATCCTGGTAGCTTTTGTTACAAAATGCAGCCGTTTTAAGCACACAAAAGACCTGCGATAGGGTATACTGTCGGTATGAAGCATCGTAAGCATCTAGAACTCTGCCATCGCATCAAAGCGATGGGGGGTTGCCCCTATATTGTCGGGGGTTACGTACGAGACCTACTCCTAGGGCGTAATCCTAAGGACGTGGATATCGTAGTAATTGGCGTATCGGAAAACCAGTTCCATGCGGCTGGTTTCGATAGCGTCGTTGGTGCAAAGTTCCCTGTATTCTTGGTGAACGGGATTGAAGTCGCTCTTGCTAGAAAAGAACGCAAGATTGGCGGGGGCTACCATGCTTTCGAATGCGATACGAATAACGTAGGACTTGATGAAGATTTGCGTCGTCGTGACCTCACGATTAACGCAATGGCTTTAGATCCATTCACCGAAGAAATCATTGACCTTTACGGCGGAATTAGAGATCTTCAAAACAAGGTGCTGCGTCCAGTTGGCAACCACTTCGGAGAAGATCCGGTGCGTATCTTGCGTGCCGCTCGTTTCGCTGCTCAATTAGACATGTCAATCAGTGATGAATTGATTGAAGCTGCTCGGCCAGCATTGGCTGAATTAGCTAATGAACCGGGCGAACGCGTATGGGGCGAGCTTGAAAAGGCCCTTCGTACGCAACGACCGTCTTGTTTCTTTGAAGCACTCGATAGGCTGGGTGCTTTAGAAATTACGTTCCCAGAAATCGCCGCCCTAAAGGGTCGCATTCAACCAGAAAAGCATCATCCGGAAGGTGACGCTTACGTGCATACGTTGCAAGTCATTGATCGTGCTCGCGACATGGGTGCAGACGACGAAACGATGTTTGCTGCTCTCGTGCATGACCTTGGAAAGGCAGTTACGGACGACCATAATCTCCCACACCACTACAATCATGAAGCTCTTGGAGTACCTTTGGTTAATGCTATGTGTGATCGCTTGCGGACTCCTAGTCTGCATCGTAAGATTGGCGTCCTTGCGTCGCGAGAACATCTGAATATCCACAAGTTCGAAGAGCTAAAGGCAACGACAAAAGTTCGCTTGCTAGGGCGACTTGGAACCTTACAGGGTGATTTGGTAGCTCGTCGCGTAGTCATGGCCGCAAAGGCTGACGCACGAGGCCGGGGTCCGCTGCACGCAAACAATCCGTACCCACAAGGGGATCGTTTGCTTGAAGCCGCCGCAGTCATTAGACAAGTCAAAGGACACCAGTTTGCTCATTTAAAGAACGGTGAAAAGATCGCTCAGAAAATGGAGCAAGCTCGCGTTCATGCCCTTAAGGGGAGTCAATGAAAAATAGGATGATAAAAAATCTTGCTAGCGTACTAAGAATAGAAGTTTATGATTGCGAAGTAAGGGTCGTACATATACTGGATAACAATTGGGTATTGTATAGAGCAACCTGTAATTCGCTTAAAGAAGCGAACAAAATAGCTAACAAGTGGCGTGAGGAACTAAATGAGATTTGCTTACGACGTAGTACGTCAAGAAAAAAACGCAATTTGGATTGAAGATCTCAGTCCTGCGATTGGTGGTATGTCTATCACGAACGCAGCAGAAGAGGTCATTCAAGATTTGCTAAAAAAGAACTTGATTTCGCACGGAGTGCGAGTATACTACACGGACACTATGGGATCCATTGACGAACTCTGCCACGATGGCAGAGCTTTTATTGGATTTGGAACTTAAATATGAAAGTAAAAGAACTACAGAAAATTCTGTCTAGGCTTGATCCGGAAACGGAAATCATCATGAGTCAAGATTCAGAAGGTAATGGTTATTGCAAAGTATCTAACGTAGACGCTGGTACGGTGAAAAATTTACGTGAATATCATATAGACAGCTATTATAGCAATTCACACACAGACGATGAATGTTGTCTAGAAGCCGGTGAACGCGAAACATTTACAAAAGTCATTTGTCTGTGGCCATGAAGTATAATGATCCGGCATATTGGATGCTTGAAAAAGGCAAACAAGAGGCTCAAACGACTCCCAATAAATTTGACTGGCGAAGCAAGGTTATCGTTTACAAAAAAGGCTGCTACATTTGTGAAGATACTGATTTTGCACTCATGAGGTTGCCACTGTGTTATGTTTGTAATAAGTGTGGTGGGCACGTAGCCGCTGACGACACCATCTGTGATGATTGTGGCGAAGATCAACAAACTTGAAAACGTATCGTATTAAACACATTCCAACAGGATTGTACTATTGTCCTTCGCGTCACGTACGCGTTGAGGACTGTGTATACACAAAGTCTAACCTTTCTAAAAAAGGGAAGATATACGCACAAAAACCGTCTCTAAAGTGGTTAGGAAGTAGTATCTATTCGCATTTAGTACCTGGACGCGACGTACTTATTCCACACGCAGAGAGCGACTGGCAAATTGAAGAGTTATCATGAAAGACCCTATTCTACTTAACAAGCTTTGGAAAGAAGTCGAAGCTGGTCGAGTATCGGCTTCGTCAAGTGGCGACCTGACTATCTTCAAGTACACCCAAGATACTCACATTAGTGGTCTGTGGAACGAAGTTAATCGTCAGGCTCGTGGTATCATCTTTCGAACAGACGGCACTGTCGTAGCTCGTCCGTTTCCTAAGTTTTTCAACTTGGGAGAATGCCCTGAAACTACTATCGCTAACCTACCGTGGAAGGAATCCGTCGAAGTCTATGAAAAGGCAGACGGAAGCTGCGGCATTGGCTACGTGCGTGACAACCAGTGGAAACTAGCCACGCCGGGTAGCATGGAATCGGAACAAGCTCTTAATGGTACCAAGATTATGAACGAATGGTTTGGTAACGAAGAAACCATGCGTCCTAGATATTGGTTAAACCATTTACCTGTAGACTGTACGCCCGTGTTTGAGATTATCTATCCCGAAAATCGCATCGTCGTAGATTATAACGGTGTACGCGAACTCGTTTTGCTTGCAATGTTCGAGCACAATGGGGTTGAGTGGCATCCTCGTCGCGTAGACCAAATCGCATCTATGTGCGGCTTCCGTCGCCCTAAGCGATACAATATTGACCTGCGTAGCGAAATTCCTTTTGAAGAAAACTCCGAAGGATATGTTGCTCGCTTTGAAAATGGGCTTCGCGTGAAGATCAAGAGCCCTACGTATCTACGTATCCATCGTCTATTGAACTATCTGTCTCCCAAGGGAGTCATTGACCTGATTCGTGGTCGAGAGTACGGAGTAACGGTTAAGCAGTTGCCTGCGGCTATTGCTTGTGACTTCGACGACATTCGTGCATACGTCCAAGGGTTACGAGACGGTCTGTATACGCGAGCAAGCGACTGCTTGAGTCGTATGATTACCGAGGTAGGCGAGAACCGTCCTCGAAAGGACTATGCTCTGTGGCTACAGGCTAATGCTTTGAATTCCGAAATTGGATATGTCTTTGCTCTCTTAGACGGCAAGGACATTGAAGACAAGCTTTGGAAATCTGTTTTAGAACAAGTTAAAGAGGAACACGGAAAGGTTCTAGTAGAGGAATAACATGGTAGTACAAGAACACGAACACGAATTCGTGACAATCATAGTTGGATCTGAATTACGCTTACGGTGCAAGCGTTGTACCGCCGTACGTTTGCTTCCAAATCCAGGAGATTCTGACGAAGAACTTGAAGCCAGAATCGTAAATGCAGCTAGAGACCCAAATGTAGGAACAGAAGAATGGGCGTCTATGATGGCTCGTTTTTTGCAACGTCAGTACGAACGCGAAACTGGTTATCCGGCATTTCCGTATAGCCAAGAATACTGTCAATGGTTAAAGAGAAAAAAATTGTGTTGGTAATGGAAGATGAAGGTAATTGCCATGAACATGCGTTTGTACGCGAATCTTGTGCGTTTCGCACTCCCCACATTTCTGAGGGGATCGAGATCGTAAGAGCTATATTGGGTGGTTATTAATAGGAATATCCGGATACTTCTGGGATTTTTGAGGAAGCAGGCATGAACGAATATTTCAAAGACAGGTTGCTTGACGGAGTTTCCAAGTTGGAGTATGCTAGACTAAGCATGGAAGGATCAAAAGCACCCCCCGGTACTGTTTTTATTGCCTTGTCTGGCAAGAAACAAGTAGGTAAAGATACAGCCACAAAGATCCTACGTAGCATCTTAGAATCAAATGGCAAACGTGTAGCTGTTACAGCTTTTGCTGAGCCACTAAAGTCTATGTGCATAGACATTCTAGGTCTCAATCGAGAACTTGTATACGGCACCAACGAAGACAAAGAAACGTTGTCTCATGTAATGTGGGATGGATTCCCTATGCATGTTCGCTTGAAATACTCGAATGAGTTTACCGAGCCACAAGGCGAGTGGGAATTGCTAACCTGTGTGGTAGAAAAGGTACCGCGTAACGGCCCAATGACTGTTCGAGAGGTACTACAAGTCATGGGTACGGACATTTTTCGTGCAATTGACAACGATGTTTGGGCTCGTGCGATATTCAATCGTGAATGCTGGAGCGACTTTGACGTAGTAATCTTGACAGATTGTCGCTTTCCCAACGAAAAGGACGTGACAGAATACCACAATGGGGTCATAATTAGATTAGAGCGTCAAACTGGCTTTAAGGATATGCATCCAAGTGAAACTGCCCTAGATGATGCGTCATTTGATCCACGTTTTTCGTATCACAATGACGGGAGTCTAGAAGACCTCGAAACGTTTTTAAGACATACTCTCAAGCAACTCAATCTAATCAATGGCAACTGAAAACAACTTCAATTTGACGGGCGACGAAGCTCGTATGCTTATGGCCGCCCTCATGACAAGCACCGCTTCCTTGCCCGCTGGGCAGGTATTGCGGATTTACATGCAACTTCTAAACATTAGCAACGTACAGCCTGCTGTACAAAAGCCAGCCTAAAAAACCTATGAGCGAAATCATCTTTTCTCACCGTCCAGCCGCAGGGGTTAGTGTTGCAGCAACGAACCGAGGTTCGCGTCTGTTTGTCGCTATTGCACTCGTGAACGATGGTACGAGTCTTAATGGCGTCATGTGGCCAGAACGTCGTGACAGCTTCTCGCGTACTACGGCTCGTCAGATTCTCACTGGTCGCATCGAAAGGGCCGCAGCCGCACACGAACTTGCCTTCGTCCGCGTAGTCGCCCGCGATGATGAACAAGTGCCTATGACGTTTGTATTCGAAAACGGCCCTGAAGCACGGAGATTTATCGCACGATTGCGTCCTGTTTTTAAGCCAGACGCTCAAGAAGGCGACCTTACCTTCTCGGACATTGAAGTGTCTAACGGTGTTCAGGTTAGATATCGTATGTTCGCCGCGACTATCTTTGAAAAGACGGCTACGATGATCAACGAAGTTGTCGCCGACATCATGTGTGAAATGAACAAAGTCTAATGAGAGTACTAGTATTTGACACCGAGACAGGCGGTCTCGATCCAAAGAAGCATACCGTATTTTCGGTTGGTGCTCTTGTTGGCGATATTGATACAGGCAAGATCGTCGATATGTTTGAAGCACTACATCGCTTGCCGTCAGTAGACGATTATTCGTTTACTTCAAAAGCTGTAGAGATTCATGGTATCACACCGCAGCAAGCCTTCTCTGATGGCTTAACTACAGAAGCCATCAGAGAAAAGTTCATGGATCTGTGGCAAAATCATGGTGCCGCCGTCATTGGTGGACACAATGTAGAGTTCGACGTACGCATGATGGCACACCAAATCTATGGCATCGAACCGTCAAACTTTGAAGCCAACTTTACATATCGCAAGCTAGACACGTTGCCAATGATGCGTCTATTTGCAGGTAACGATAAGGTTGCCTCTGGGGCTACGCTTACTCAAGCAGTAAAGCTATTGAACATTGACATGAGCGAGTTCGGAAAGAACAAGTTCCACGCTGCTCTGTTTGATAGTATCTGTGCATTCAAATTGATGCATAAGTTCCGCAAGGTTCTAACGCAACCCGACGTAATTGAAAGATTAAAGGAATAGTATGACATACGAAGATCTCAACAAAAGAAACCGCGAAGAAGAACGTCGTATTTTGAGACGTAACCGCTGGAAGGCAGTACCCGCTCTCAAAGACAATGGCTCTTTCCAATGGAAGTGGATTCATCCAGCACGAAAACGTGCATACTCTCGTGAAAAGGCTGTAGAACTAGCTATTCGTGGCGAACGCGTTACTGCGTAAAGATGAGGGGCTATCCCTTTGAAAGCAGTATCGCCATGAACAACTACAGATTCGACGGTCGCTCCGAAGAAGAGTTCAAGAAAGACATTCATAGTCGCACAATGGAAGAGCGTTCGCTCTTCCTTTTGTGGCTCGATTTAATTGAACGCGATACCAAAGTTCGTCCTAAGTTCAAGGACACTGGCTGCGGTAAGAATGGAGAATTTTTAGAGGACAGTGACGTATCAACTGCACCGGACTTTGAAGTCGAAGGATTTGGTCACGTAGAAGTAAAGTTCAGTAAGCCAAAACTAACTAGATACTTTCATCTAAAGACTAGTCAAGTCAAGCAATACTTGAAACGTGAAGTTACTATCCTCATGGTTAACGGTACAGATGAACTCATACCACAGTTTACTATGCTTAAGCCAGAGGCTTTAAAGAGAATAACTGACGAGTGTGAGATTGTTAACTGGCAAGGCTTTGGTCATAAGCCAGCTTATCGCGTTCCGGTCAAGCAGTTTTTGTGGAGGCCACTCAAATGATTCAGTTTGATGTAATTCTCCCCACGATTGGATTAGCGTCTGTTTTTGAAGCAATTGATTCTGTTAACAAACAAGACTATCCGTATTGGACATTATGGGTTATCTGCGATGGTATCAAACAACTCATTGGACCAAATAATATTCATGCAGCCATCACGCCATTAAACGGTCAGATTATTGGATCGCCATTTCAAAGACACGAAGATTCAGGTGCATGGGCTCGAAATGAAGGATTGCGTTTGGGAAATGCCTCCTGGATTACATACATCGATGATGACGACGAGTGGCTACCGCATCATCTGTCAACGCTAGCTAGACTTATTGAAGACAATCCCGGTGTCGATATGGTACGCACTGCTGGACAATCGTTTATGATGAAGCATCGATCACCGCGATCGAGTAAGCTTGTTCGGAAAATGGGAGCCGTGAACTCGACCGACATTTTGACGGTCGGAATGGCTCATACCCGTGGTATTTTTAACAAAACACAAGGCTGGCAGCCGTGCGACAATCACGATCACCTACTCTGGAAAGAAATGTTAGCCGCTGGCGGCAAAGCTGTAGAAAGTAACGAAGTCACCTTTCACTATCGTAGGTAATATGAAAATCATTCAACTACACTCTGAAAACATCAAGCGAATCAAGGCAGTAGATATCACCCCTCAAGATTCTGTAATCGTCTTGAGCGGCATGAACGGGGAAGGGAAGACTTCCGTTCTTGATTCTATTTGGCTCGCACTACAATATCGTGCGGCAAGCAAGAACAATCCTAGTCCGCTACGAGCAGGGGAAGACAAGGGAAACGTTACCGTTGATCTTGGCGATTACATCGTAACGCGAAAGTTCACTCAAGCTGGTACAACTCTTGAGGTAAAAACTCCAGACGGAAGCAAAATCGCTTCGCCTCAAAAGCTTCTAGATGGTATGATTGGTGATCTGAGCTTTGATCCTTGGGAATTCGCTCGAAAGAACGATGCTGACCAGAGACAAATGCTCGCCGATGTACTATTCACTATCACGGGAGGCAAGGTTGACTTAGCTGCCTTTGAGATTAAACACAAAGAGGCATTTGAAAAACGATCAGACGCTAATCGCGAAAAGAAGCGTCTTGCAACGTTGTTGACATCAATACGTCCACCAACAGATTCGGATCCTACCGAAGAAATTTTGGTAGCTGACCTTACAAACTCTATTTCAAGTGCAGTGTCTACCAAGGCAAAAATTCAAAGCTTGAATGAAAAAGAAAGAGCCTTACGTGACAAGATCCTAAGTATGGAACAGGATTTAGCGACAGCACGCAACGAACATGTGGTTGTTGTGAAAGAACTAGAAGGCGTTCCGGAAATACCAGACATTGAATACTTACAGGGACAACTTAGAAACATTGAAGACTCCAATCGTAGAGCACGAGAAGTAAAGGAATGGAACAAGGTTCGCTCGGCTTTGGTTGGCGTTGACGCTGACATTCAAAAATTGAACGACACGATGGAACTAGTTGAAATTGAAAAAGCAGAAGCACTAGAAAGTTCACCGTTACCAGTTAAGGGATTACGCGTTAACGAGACGGGCATTCAAGTTTTGTCAGATAACGATCAATTCGTTCCGTTCTGTCAAGCATCTGCCGCACAAAGACTTCGTGTATCACTTGGTATTGCAATGGCAGCTAACCCAACGTTACGCGTAATTCGTATCGCAGATGGTTCACTGCTTGACGACAGTAGTATGCAAATCGTTCGCGAAATGGCAGGCGAAAAAGACTTCCAGGTGTGGATTGAATACGCTTCACGCAACGATCAAGATAGAATTGGAGTCTATATCCACGACGGTACTGTAGCTTAGTGTAATTCCCAAGCAGGAGGTTACCGTGATGTCCTTAAATGTAGATTGGGAAAAACTCCGTGTCGCATATCAAGATCTTGTTCAGCATAGTGGTATTAGCGAACAAACAGACATCATATTTGTGCTTATTCTGACAAGCGGCAAAGCCAAAAAGGCAGTCGTCAAGTTTAAAGACTTCATGACATTCTTCTGGTCTCTTGCGGAAGACAAGAAACTACATGTCACTACGCTAATAGTACAAGACAAAGAAGGACGCGTACTGTATCGTCATAAGCAACGCACTAGTGGCGGCGATGAAATTCCAGATGGTGGGCATTCTAGTATTGTCCTAAATTGGGGTGCTCTAAATGCCGACGAGAAGAATCTTTACATTGAAATGCTAATTGCACAAATCAAAGCACATGAACAAACCGATTGATAGTTTGAAAAAAAACGAGTGGGATGCACTGATCATTAGCATCCTCAAGCCAATGTACAAGTTTTGCAGAAAAGACGCCCTCATTGCTCCACAGGATTTGCAGCAAGAAGCCTGGATTGCTTTATTGCTCGCATGCGAAAGATACGATCCAAGTAAGGCTTCGATTGTTACTTTTGCATATCATTACATTCGTGGACACTTGATGCGTTACATTGCTAGACGTACCAAGAGAAGTCTAAGTCAATTAGAAGACGAATCAAAGCTTTTAGATATCTGCTATAAAGGCGACACGGGCGAAGATCGAGACATAATGGAAGTCATTATGAAACATACGTCTGATCAAAAGCACGCTCACTTGTTGGTCGAACACTTTGTACGTGGCAAGTCTTTGAGGCAGATTGCTAGTGAACAAAAAATATCACACGGCACTGTTGCTATCAGAATAAAAAAGCTACTAAACTTGTTGACTCTTCGTTTGAATCATGAAAACGCCTAAGACAGTCGTGTTGATTGAATGTCGTCGTTGCGGCGGAAGTTATTTTGGCGGAAGCCAAAGAGTAACTCTTCTTCCAGGAGACGAACATGAGTTGCCAGACGAAGTTACTATTGTTGTTCGTAAGGTAGCATCTTGCACTTCGTGCAAACAACAAGAGAATCGTACTACAGGTGGACAAAGAAAGCGTTATGACCGTTGAAACATACACGCCGATTAAAACGTTAGAAGCTGGTCAAACGTACGAGCAAACGTTTTTGATTGCAGCGATCAATCACAATGATCGCATGAAGACAGGAAACGGCAAGACGTTCGCCCTTGTTACGCTTCGTGACGTAACTGGTGACATTCAAGGCGTAATTTGGGGCTACGCCGACAACTTGTCCGAAGGACAGTATGCAATTATTCGTCTCGACACAAAGCTGTATCGAGGAAACATGGAGTTTCACGCCCAGGCGTACGACATTAGACCGCTTAACGAAACGCCAATCAATAAGCACGATTACATTAAAGGCGTCAGTGAAAGTCTATTGGTTCATTACGCCAGCGAAGCAGAAGAATCAGTACTAGACATTGAAGATCCGGTATATCGCGATGTTGTATGTAGTGCTATACATAAACTAAATCTACTAAGTGCTTTAAAGAGTTCTCCGTATGGTTTGGTTGGTCCAATGACTTACCACGGGGGACTACTAGTACACGTTGTTCATGCGTTGCGGTTCTGCAAGATTGCCAACAAGCAAGCTACGGAACTTGAGGTTCCCTTTTCGTCATCATTAGTTATTGCTGGATGCTTGCTACGTAACGTTGGCTGGGTAGAAGCTACCGAATTTCGTGACAACGAGTTGCGTACTCGTGACGTGTATCTCATGACCGGCATTCAGGGTGCAAGCGTCAAGTACATAGATCGTTTGATGATTGAATGCGAAAAAGATCTACAAATAACCATTCCATTGGCTAAACGCCAAGCACTAGAGAATATGTGCAATCCCCTGGAGAAAATCCATACTCTAGAGGGTAAAATTGTATCGTACGCTGACGACATGGCCAATACCCTAGATCTTTGCGGTGCGTCGCTACAACGAAAGCAAAGAGGAAATTGGACAAGTGAACTGTTTATTGGACACCTGTAAACATGGAACAGCTTGACGTTTTACGCGAACAAATGAAAAACTGTGGCTCGTGTGACTTGTGTCACACTCGTACACAGATAGTATTTGGATCCGGAAGCACCCAGCCTCAAATCATGATCATTGGCGAAGCCCCAACTGACGAAGAAGACGCCCAGGGCGTTCCTTTTGTCAGCAAAGCTGGGGAAAAGCTTGACAAGATTCTCAAGTACGTCGGTGTCACCAGAGAAGACGTGTACATTACAAATGCCGTATTGTGTCGTACTCCAAACAATCGAGATCCTCGTGGCGAAGAACTCAATGCATGCAAGTGGCGACTCGATTTACAGATCAGTCTGTTAAAGCCACAACTCATTATTGTCTTGGGTCGCGTCGCCATGCATCAGTTCATGGGAGAACCTATCAAGGGAGCCCTTAGTAAGTACTTTCCAGAAAACATAAAAGGCGAATGGTTGAACTATGGCTTTCATGGACACGTTGCAAAAGTACTAGTGACCTATCATCCGAGCTATCACTTACGTTCTCCAGAGCGTGCATATCACACTACATTACCGCATTGGAATTTGGTTAAAGATTGGCTTGAAAAGAATCGTAGAGTTACAATATGATAGAGAACATGCGTTATGCGGGGTTCGTAAACCGTGGAGCTATTGAACATGGTTTTAAAGCTGCTGTTCCTGGTGCAACCTTACGTGCCGTCAATGAAGCAATTGAGCGTTTCATTGTAGAAAATCGTTGTCGTCCAGCGTTTAAAAACTATCAACCTCTGGGTTCAGAGAAGCCGTTTCCAGCAGCGGCCTGTATTAGTCCCAACGATGTAGTTGTTCATGGCGTTCCAGGGGATTACATCATAAAGGACGGTGACCTATTAACTATTGACACTGGAACTGAATATAATGGGTGGTTCGTAGATTCAGCCCGGTCGCGTGTTATTGGAACAAACCAAAAGGCAGAGTATCTAATAGAAGCCACAGACGCAATATTGAATGCTCAGCTATCTGTAATCAAAGATGAGTGTACTTTCCTAGAGTTGGTCGAAGTATCTGAAAAGGTGGCTGATCAATATGGTATAACCATCATGAGTCAATGGGGTGGACACAGAATTGGCGAACGCATTCACATTGATCCTTTTATTCCAAGCGGCATTAATAGAAATCAAAGCCAAATCAAGCAGGCATTAGAACGTAAGAAGTATGCTCGTTTGTGCTTAAAAGAAGGGCAAACAATTTGCATTGAACCAGTGACAACTTATGGATCAAGTGATATAATTCTTGACGAAGACTCGTGGACTGTGCGTAAAAGCGATGGTCTTTTGGCGGCCCACACAGAAAGATGTCTTCTTGTGACCAAAACTGGATACGAACTACTATCATGACAAACGAAGAAGTGAAGTCCGAAACGCAGGCAGTACAGAATCCTATCATTACACCGGGAGACCCGGAGCGTTGGCCACTACTTGAAATGCCGTCTCAGCCGTGTTCGTTGCCACTGTCGGCAGAAGACGAACAGGCGATTGCTTTAATGGATGCCATACTTGATCATTTGAACGATCAAGCTGCCGGTTTAGCGGCAATCCAGGTTGGCTATCCACGTCGTATTTTCTTGCTTCGTAATGGCAAAAATGAAAACGGCGAAGCGTTTAATACTGCGTACATCAATCCGGTAGTAGTGTCTCGCAGTAAAGAGACCAAGCTTGACGCAGAAGCGTGTTTATCGTTGCCTCATTTTGTAGGTCAATTTGAACGTCCAAAAAAGCTGTTGCTTGAATACATGGATATCAATGGCGATTTGCAACGCGAAATCTTTACGGGATTCTGGGCTCGTGCGGTTATGCACGAAATGGATCACCTAAATGGTAAGCTAATCACAGAACACATGGAAGAGAGAGCTGCCAAACAGCCTAGTCGCACTTCGTTTGGCATGAAGATCACCCCCCATCGTCAGAAGGTTATTGCACATAGACGTGCAAAAAACAAGCGTGCTCGGGCTGCAAGACGAGCAAATAGGGAGTAACGTGATTACAAACTTCATTCAACCTCAAGTTAAACCCGGACAAGAAGAATACGTAGCGTCAATTAGACAGAATGTTGTTACAATATGTGCCGGTCTAGCTGGTACAGGTAAGACATTTCTGGCTCTTGGAGAAGCAGTTGATATGCTTAGACGCTCTCCTAAGCGTGGTGGCATTCAGCGAATTGTCATTATTCGACCATATATGCAATCAAATACAGGAGAAAAACTTGGCTTTTTGCCTGGGTCACTGAGTGAAAAAGTTGCACCATACGTTTTATCAATCGTTGATAATCTGCGTGAACTTGGTTTGAACGAACAAGACATTCAACAGATCATCGATCAAAGTATTGAGTTCACAGTTTTAAGCATGTGCCGTGGTAGATCGTTCAACAATTGTTTCGTCATTGTAGAAGAAGCTCAAAACGTTCCTCTAGATGGCGATGCAATGAAGATGATTCTAACTCGTGTTGGCAAATGCTGTAAAATGGTAATTGCTGGCGACATGGATCAATGTGACATTGACCCAAGAGACAGTGCTTTAGTACAAGCCATGAACGTATTAACTAACGTTCCCAACGTTGGTATCATTGAAATGAACAACGTTGAAACCATTCAAAGAAGTCAATTCGTGCGAGACGTAATTCAAGCGTATAAGGAATACGACAAATGGGCAAGAGAGTAATTCAAGAGTGTGACCTAACTAAGCTTGAATATGATCCTGACGAAACCGTCAAGATTACTATTACACGCAATGGCAAAAAGGGCCGCACCTACGAACTATCGGCTGATGCCGCCAACAAACTTGAACAACAACTTGTTGGCGGTCCAAAACTATCGGCTGATTGGTCATTTGGTACTACTACGTTTTCAAGAGAAGTAGAAAGCAATAAGCCTCGAACACTTGGAGACCTAGAAGCAGATGACGCGTCATTCGTTGCTGACAAGCGAGCCGAACTAAAAGAAGCTGGCGTCATAAGTGACGAACAAAGACAAGAGCCAGAAGAAGAAATATTGGCAGAGCCATTAGGAGCACCCAAGAGTACTAATGGATGTCGGCACCTAAACAAAGGCCGCATTCAAACGACACTCAAGGGAGGTAAGCGTTCGATTTACAGACTGTGTAATGATTGCCGAACACGCGTTCCAGAAATGACGGCAGAAGAAAGAAAATCATTTATGGCAGGTAAGATAGCAGATCCCGACGTGCGTGTTCGGGAAATAACTCAATAGGAGACATGAAATGTTTGTTAACAAATTAATTGCACCGTTGGTTTTAATTGTTGCACTAGGCAGTGCCTCGCTCGTTGGATGCGTAAGTACTGGTGGTGGTAATGGCATTCAAGCGATAGAGCAAATGTCAGATCTTGATTTTAACAAGTGGAAGTTGTACCTCCAGCTTGGCGTTAAGATCGGAGCCAATAGACTGATTGACGAAGGAGCCGTGTCGGCAGAGGAAGTTGAATTAACGGCAACTGTTCTCGAAACACTACGTGATCAAAGTGTAGTTCCAGGCGGCAAGTCTTTTATCAAAGACGCTCTTGAAAAGTCTGGTCTTACCAATGACGAAATTGAACTTCTGCTTGTGATCGTTGAGCAAGAACTCATTAGTCGTGGTGCTTTAGACTGGCTTGATCCCACAACCGGACTTGTTGCATGGTCGCCACGTACCAAGGACATTCTAACCATTGTAGCACAAGCACTACGCTCGACAGCAGTTGTTACTGTTGAAGAGGTCGAAGAAGCTCAGCGACTAGAAGCTCAATACAACGGCAAGCTTCTATGATTAGGGTCTTCTTCTCGGAAGACGGTTATTATGTAGCCGGGGAGGGTATCGAGATATCTCGAAGCTGCTTCCCGGCTCTAAATGTTAGTGGAAATCGCGTTTTCTTGCCTTTGCACCACGAGTACAAAATACTCTATTTGGCTCTTGAGGAAATCATAGAGGCAAACATTCAAGAAGAAGTAATGGTATATGGTGCAACTCGAATCATTGACGAAATCAACGGCAACATTTCGCCGTTAGACGAAATCAACGCTAAGTGGCTTGAGATCTTAAAACGAAACATCATTCCGCGTATTAAGGCTGTAATTTTCTTCCGCAAAAAATCAGCCACGGACGTACGTCAAGCCTTGCAAGAAACACATGGCAGTATGTTGCGATCAATTGATCATCGTACGCTAGAACAAATCATAGAACGACAAGCAGAACAAAGGCAGACGGCTCAAGTGGTCGCCAAAAAGAGCCGTCTACAAAGATTCCGCGACCACTGGTTTGGAGACAACAATGGCAACAGATAAGAGCACCGACATTTCGACCACCGTTGACCGCATCCTGCGTGAACGTCTTGAACAGTACAATGTACCGTCCGAGGTTCGTTCAGAGATTCGAGCAGAACTCTTGGCCTTTTTTCAACGTCCTGAAAGAAAGCCGTTTGGTGCAGCGATCATGACGCCCGCTGCGTCTATGGCAGCAGATCAAGCCCGCAAAACAAAGCAGACTCAGCGTGGTGGTCCCACGCCAGAGATCATTTAGTCTTTTTCATGCTTACGCTCTAGACGTTCTAGAGTATCTTTGATTGCATTCAAGCAATTCGTGAGATCCGCCAGGACTCGCGTTTTGTTTCTTACTAGCTCTACGTAATCAGCAATCATTTGCTTTTGCGTTTCAATATGGGCCATGTGCTGGCTCTGTTGGGCGTTTTCTAAGTCTTCAATTCTCTTTTGCGAAGACTTATTTTGACGCATGATCAAGAATAACAGAACACCAAACACGAGCCCCATAACTCCGTACTGCTCAAAAAGCTGCTGCACGAAGTTCTGAGTTGCGGTTTCAGAAACAGCTTGGAGTATTAACATCATGTGATTAAGTCTCTCGTAGATGTGTTACCACGCATAGGACCAAGGTATTCAAAAATTATATTAGCAGCTCTAGATGGAATAATAAATGCATCGTTAGGAGTTGGGTCAACAGATGCTTGAACAAACAATCCAACAATTTCATTTGCATTAAGATCAAGAACAGCCTGACCGTTTGCTGTATTGCGATTTAAAGAGTCAGCATCAAACACTTGAGCGTATGACTGACTACCAAGAATGCGATATTGATCACGTACCAAGTCAAACAAACGAAGTTCAGTATTACACTGTTGACCACTCGTACCAATTGTCTTCAAAAGACTAACAGTATAGGTAATACGATATAAACCTTCAACATCAATACGAATACCACTACTGTTTGGAACTGGTCTGTAGTATCTATCTGGATTCGTTTGACCAATTACGGGAATACTCACAAAAAAACCAGCACCGGAAACGCTTGGTGATGCAACGGTATTAAAACACTGCATAATGCCCGATCCTGTTCGGATCGATACAATACCAGAAGAACCGGCATGTAGCCAAAGTGTTGGCAATCCAGGTGAAGACGCTTGCAACGCACCAGGAGTTACACTGACGAGGAACGGGTCGCCAAGATTGTAACTGTGGTTTGCAAGGAACAAATCGCCGACATTTGAAAAACTAGATGGCGAATTCGGTACGCCAGAAAGTGACAGATGTACACCACCGCTAGGACTTACAGATAAGAACAATGCCGCCGTACCACTGCCATTAATAGACAGTGGACCACCTTGAGCCGTAGTTGTCAAAACAGCATTGTCGTTTTCGTATGCAGTCTGTAGCTTGATCATCGACTGGATTTGTCCCGAGTGAGGAATCGGGAAAAAGCCATCATTAGCGGTACCTCCGGTACTTGCGTAACTAGGCTTCCAGGCCCATCCTTCGTGTGGACCAAAACGATAAGTTAAACGACCACTACCATTAAAAGCATCAAACTGAAAATTTTGAAATGGTCTACTTGTAACATCACCAGTATCACAATCTAATGTAAGTGTTTGACCAGCAGAAATATCAATTACAAAATCTCCTCCACCGTTATCAAGCGTAACGTTGCCTTCAACACCAATCGCTACACCACCACCAAAATTCATTACAGAAGGACCATCAGGCACTGCCATAGATAGTCCATTTACTGCAATAACGTATAAACCAAGAGCACCACTACCTAGAATAATAGGCACACTGTTTTGAGAATTGATACCGCCAGGACCATCATTAAGATATCCCATGAACAATTCTGATGGTGTTTGTTGTGAAATATCTACACCAGATCCTCGTACAAGTATACCATTTGACGCAATTCTTAGTAAGTGTGCTCGATTAGGATCGTTTTGATCTAACGCAAAACCACTAACGGCGATAGCAAAGTCTTTATTGCTAAGATCAAACCATGTTGGATACAACAATGATCTGCTTCTGTCTTTAAAGACAACCCCACGACTAATACCACCGATTTTATCAGAACTGATTTCATTACCACCATCGTAGGCGGCCTGCATGCTAATTGAAAGCGGCGAAAACGTAATACCACCGTCATTTGAATATTCAATGACCTTGTTTACGGCCCCATAACGAAGAACACCAGAACCACCGTTAACGTTGTGAAAAATGCCGCTATTGACGTGTATAGCATTAAACGGAACGATGTCCCTAGTAGGACTACCGTTCGTCATTTCAACCCCTAAACTAGAAGTACCACTAGAAAAAGGATATAGATCACCTACGCGTGTTGCCATTTAGCACCCCATGATAACAATGAATCCAGCTTGACTAGCGTTGAAAGAAATGGTAACAGTATTGGCATTGGTTGTTTCGATTTTGTCAGGAAAAACCGCTTGACGAGGAGTACTGTTGTCGTACACAGAAATGCTTACCGCTGTAGTATTAAGATTGTGTGTAATAACCCACTCTGTAACCGCAACAGAGATGATTTCAGAATAACAGCGTGCTACCGAAGCTAAGTTTACGTTTGAAGCAATCGTCAATGTCTGACCAACAATGTCTGCAATAATGCCAGAACCACCAACAACACTAATAGCACCCTGAGACGTTGTGCCGTTGAAGTCAGTCAATGAATTAACAACACTTCCGTTGAATCCCTGGGCCGGAAATTTCCAAAGACCAGAAAGACCAAGATGATCAACGGCAAAAAAGACTGGACTTGCACCACCGTTGTCGGTAATTGCAATGAATCCACTTGATTGCGAGGCAAGATCAATGTCGCCAGTGAGGTTTGCCCCACCCAAAACGCCAACCGACGAAACCCCACCGGCACCCGTGGCTAAATTAGTAAATGTTCTGCCGCCGTCAATAGAAACCTGAAACGCACTAGCGGCCTGACTGTATCTGAGAACACCCGACTGACCAGTTACGGGGTCATGCCAGACACCAGAGTTCATGTGAACGTGACCAAATGGCAATACTGTAGTGATATCAAAAGCATCGCCAAGGCCGCCATTCACACCTAAGTGTGCTTGACCGCTACCAATGGGAACAAGATCACCGTTTATTCGTGCCATGTATTAAAATGAAGGAATGGATTCACAATAAATGTGCGTGAAACGTATGTTACGAGCACTTGCCGTAATGTTGTTTAAAGCAACTCCGGCTCTCATTAGAGATCCTTTATTAGGTAGTCTATTAATAGCATACCCATTTGACAATCTGTTCCATGAAACATCACGAAGAGTCCAGTAAATTACTTCGTTGTTTGGTGCCGGTGGGCAGTACAAATACATGTCCCAAATTCTATTGCCAGAGCACGAAATACCAGTGTCCTGGGTTGATCTAGCTGTAGTATCTCTAGTAGAAAAGAACCAATTTTTTGGATTTGCTTGAATTGTAGAAAAACTAAATCCACAGTGATTGTTACCTGGGTCATCTGCTGCAACAGAAGAGACCATAGTACCATTCACTAATCCAACAAAAACTCTACCTGCATCAAGATTGGCATCAGGTAGAGTTATACGTGTTGCATAGAAGAATCCAGTATTCATTCCAGAAGAAGCACCACGAACAAATTGCGTAGTGTTGCTACCTGTAGAAGCAGTCGAGTTAGCGGTCGCGGCAGAAACAATATTTACCATAAAACCAGAAGCAGAAGTTGCGGCAGGATGAGAAACGGTTCCGTTGCTAGTAAGAGAATTACCATATGAAGAAATGGTCGTGGAATTAGAAGTGTACGCCATAAATATAAATCTACTAAACAAAGACGGCTGGAAAAAGTATGGGAGTTGTTGACCAGACGTACTAGCACCGAACATGGGACGTTCGGCTAGGTTAATAGCTCGAAGTTCTACAATACCAGAACCGGGGGAAGTAAAGTTTTCTCTAACTAGATCAGTTTTAGCAACTTGAATTGCTCCACTAACGCCCAATATATTGGGTGTTGCGTCAAACGTAAGCCCGAGAGAATCGCCAGCAATAGCTCCATTGTTATTGAATAACACGTCACGGTTGTCGCCGCCTACGGCGGCAGGCGAAGAAAACGTTATGCCGCCGTCTGTAGAAAATTCAAACGCAGAAATGCCAAAACGAATAACGCCAGATGTTCCATTCTCATTATGGAACACACCACTCAATTGATGAATGTGGCCAAAAGGGGCCAAACTATCAATACTAAAGTTTGATGCCCCTCTGGCTTCAACACCAAGATGAGACGTTCCGCTTGCTGACGGAACGATATCGCCATCAATTAATCCCATATTAGAATCCTATTACAGTTACTCTTCCGCTTCTAGTTGTATTAAAGTTAACAACAACTTGGTTTGTGTTAGAAGCATCAATTGAATCTGGAATAATCACGCGTTCATTTCCGTCTCTTACCTGCACAATTGTGTTTTCAGTTGAAAAGTTATGAACAACGGTTACCGTATTCACGCTAGAAAAGGTTTGCGTGACAGCACGACCAAGCGTGTTACCAGGAGTAATGGTAAGCGTGTTACCAATCAAGTCGGCGACGATACCCGAAGCACCAACAATACTGATCACGCCCTGCGATTGTGTGCCATTGAAGTCAGAGATGGCGTTGACAATACTATTATTGAATCCTTGTGCCGGGAATCTCCAAAGACCTGAAAGCCCAAGATGATCGACTGCAAACAAGATAGGAGACGATCCACCTGTATCGGTAATGGCAATAAAGCCACTTGCATTTGAAGCAAGATCAACGTTACCAGTAAGATTAGCTCCACCAAGCTGACCAATAGACGAAACACCGCCACCAGCAGAAATGTTAGCAAACGTTAGGCCGCCGTCAACAGACACCTGGAAAGCACCAGCCTGTTGACTGAATCTCATAACACCAGATTGTCCATACAGCGGATCGTGCCACACGCCACTGAGCATGTGAACGCGTCCAAAAGGACTAATACTTGAAGCACTAAAGGCAGACGCACCAGTGCCGTCAACACCAAGATGAGCCTGACCAGACGTAGAAGGGATTAAATCTCCGTCAATAAACATTGTGCAACTCCTGTAAAGCTAGGGGTTATAGTTAAGTACACTAACTAACCCATGATAGTTATACGACCACTGCGAATTGAGTTGAATCGCACGTTCACTGTATTTATGTCTAATACAAGGATAGAATCTGGCAAAATCACGCCAGGAGGCGAATTGTTATCTCTAACCTGTACAATTACATCTTGAGTACTCATGAAGTGCGAAACGTTTATACTTGAAACGCTTGTAAACGATTGCGAGAACTTGCTGACTCCAGAAGAGGACGGTGCCGAACAGCCGTGTACAACAACCTTTCCACTACGACTTGTATTAAAGCTAACGACAACAGTATTAATATCAGAAACGTGAATACTGTCTGGTAGCAATACGCGTCCATTGGTGTCAAAAACTTGTGTCAGTACATTAAGCGTACCAAAATTGTGAATTCCAGTAACGCTTGAAACGTTAGTAAAATCTTGCGAATAGCAGTTGGTGTTCGATGGAGACGACGACGAAGTTACCGAAATGTTTTCGCCACTAATGATGAAAGAATTAGCACCACTAGGAATGACACGGACACCACTAACACCAACTAATGAAACAGAAGAACCGCCGCCCGACGATAGAGATATGCCAGATGGAGCATGAATGACTACGCGACCAGTTTGTGGTCTGTTAAAGATGACGCCAATCTGATTTAGGTTTTCAGAGATGACTTCATCTGGAAAAATTACTCTTGGCGGCAGCGAATCGTCATATACTTGTACAATCGTTTCGTGGGTTCCAAGATTGTGATCGAAGATGCCGCTTGTAACGTTTGTAAACGTAGCAGAATAAGATGCAACAAGACTGACAACCCCACCACTAATCAAACCAGATAATGCGGCACCATTGACAACAAAATTACCGCCAATCTGATCAACAGTAATTCCATTAACGCCAATAACGCCAGATTGTGACGAAGCAGATCCAACCGTACCAGAAGCACCAGCACCATCAATCGTGATTACGTTTGCACTAGCGGTAACGTTAATGCCGTTTACGCCAGTAATGGCAATCGCGGGTCCAATCTGACTGTTTACAGACTGAATACCAGAGCCAGATCCGCCTCCACTGCCACCAGTCCCACCACCAAGAGATACAATGCCACCAATACCGAGACTCATGCTAGCTCCATGATGCGAACATCGGTATTAGTACCGGCCACACCATAGACCACAACGTTTGGATTGTTCTGAATATCGAATGCAATCTTTTCGCCTGCGGCTAATGGAAGACCAGTAGCAGTGCTTACGGAGCTATCACCTATAAAGATCGTGCTAACGCCATTGTTGTGTACAACAAGAGCACGACGATATTCTAGCGGATTACTTGGTAATGGTGTAGGGGATGTTCCAACTATAACGGCAGAAGAACGCAATCCGATGGAAATAGAAAAATCCTCCGGATTGAGCATAACAACGCCATCACCAGGACGAGTACGTAACTCGCTCTTACTGTGGGCACCGGGATACGCCCCCTGCGGTAAGGCGTGTGCTGGCCCGTGAGCAAGGTGTGGTGTACAACCCGAACCAATGGTTGTAAAATACTGCTTATTCACTGATGGTCTCCTTATGAGGACAGATACCACCATTCATAGCACGACCACAGTTACAGTTGTTCAAAAAACGTTCACGATCCCGTTTTTGAAACCACTCTTTGTGGTTTCCGATCTTGCATTCGTGACAGAACTTCTGAAAGCCGCTATTTGGCTCAAAGACAACCTGACAACGCTGGCATGTTTTGGTATTGTATTGCATGGCGAGCCATCCTCACGGAGACCCGCGATTAAACAATCAATAGACGAATCGTTGTACTGCCACTGGCCGTCTTAGCGTAAACAGATACATTGCGTAAAAGCGGCAGTTGAATGCGGCTATCACGTCCCGCCGTGCCTTCTGGTGAAAGTTCAAAGGCATCAAGGGTTGTAAAGTTAAGTCTATGACTAATGTAAGCGTCAACAGTACCAGTGTTCTCGATCAGAACCATGCGAGAACGCGGCAACGGATTGTTTTGAGGACCAAGAATTTCTACCGGGTTAGTACCAATCACGATACCAGATGCAGCAAAAGCATCGACAGCAACCATGTCTTCTGGGTTGCCAATCATAACCTGATTGCCGGTACGAATACCTCCACCAAGAGGCTCATTACCACGTTGACCAGACGACAAAATGCCGTACGTAAACGGTATAGTACCCGACCCTACCTGCGATGCAACCAAAACTCCAGCCATAGCCTTACCTCCAAATAGAGACTTAAAACATAACAAGGGCAACGCCCCTACGTCTCAATAATACACTAGGAGGGCACCCTCAAGGGATGCCCTCCTAGTGATTTGTGTGCAATAGCCTGTCTTTACGACTGCTCTTCTACACGAAACTTAAAGCGTTGACGGGCTTCAAATGTCCACGGGAACAACTGCTCGCCAACCACTGCCATAGCATTAGCAATCTCACGCATTTCAAGCTGAGCGTGCGGATCTTGGCGTAGATTCAAGAAGTGAATCAGGTTGTGAACGTCCGTATTAATATAGATCTCCGTAAAGAGCGAAACCGGCAACACGATACGGGCTAGTTCCTTAGCAACTCCACGTTTAAGCAGTTCTTGGTAGATTCTATATGTGGACTCAAAAGCTTCACGAGCCAATAGTTCGTTACCCGCATGCCACACAGGATCATCAAAAGACAACGAACCTTGCTTGTTCTTCGTGTCTTGTATTCTCCACGCTTCGGGCATGTAGAATTCATCCCCTAGTTCACTATATCGTCCGCTCCATTCATTGAGACGGAAGGTGCGGTGACGCACAAACTGTCTCATGCAAAAGATAGGCATCTTGATATTGAATGTAATATTGCACGCTTCAAACGGACTAGTGTGTCTGTGCTTGAAAAGGTAGAACAAGAGTTTCTTGTCGGCTTCTGCTCCTTTAGACGAACTCCCGTATGAAATGCGGGCCGTCTCAACGATCCGTTGGTCGTTGCCAAGATGGTCAATGTACCGAACGTACCCTTGACCAAGGATCGGAATTGTGTGTCCTTTTTCCATGTTACTTTTGCATAAATCCTTGACGCATCCAGGCGTTAGCTGCTAGTGCTGTATAGGCAGGATTCCACAGTTCTTTGCTTTGGGTTCTAGCGGTCTGGAAAAAGCTATCGAGAGTCCCAATCCCACCATTCACGATATCATATCGCTGAATGTCTCTAGTGGGATCGACAAATGGATAAACTTCAAAGACTGATTCCGTGTCACCACAGACTTGCTGCCACTGTGTAAAACTAAGTGTACCAATGTTTGGAACAGTAATGAAATTCTGTGGATTCTGTGAATAGAACGTATTACGTTCATAAGCTATGGCAGCCAAATTAGCCTGACTAAATACCGGAGCATCAATAGACATATGAATCACGTTACGCACGAAACTGATATTGCGTAATTGTGAACCTACGCCAGTAAAAGAACCTCTACCATTCCAATTGTACCAGATATTATCATGAATACGTACATTACGTATACCAACACCAAGTGCTCCATCAAATCCAAATGACGATGGGAAAGTGCCATTTCTGTTATGGCAGAATATGTTCCCCTTGATCAAACCAGACCTTGTATTGTTTACATCTATCGCCCAACCACGAGGGTTATTAACGTCAATGTTTTTTGCATCAAAGACAACATTGTTAGTAAAACGAAACTCAATACCGCCAACCGCATATTGAGGACTTCCTCCACCCAACAAGACGTTTATAGAGTTTTGAATAAACAAATTGTCAGATACAGTACCGCCAGCACGAAGAGTTAACCCGTGGGAAGAAGAACGCGAAATGATATTGCCACGCACAATAGCGTTGCGTGGCATGTCTGGATGTAGATACGCACCGTGCCTAAAAACAGTAGGCACCGCTCCTGGCACGCTTTCATTCCATCCATTTTTGTCAATGATGTTACCTTCGATTAAAAGGTTATCTCCACCACTGGCATAAATACCATGACCAACACTGCCAACTAAAGAATAACAATCAACAATGACATTGTTTCGAATAGCAATATTCTTCTTTGGTCCACCAAAGCTTTCAACCACAACACCAACTTGATACCCACTGATAAAACATCCTTCAATGAGCCAATTCTCTGATTTCCACAAAAAGCTAACACCAGCAATAGCTTCATTGCCAGTATAAGTCTGAGGATAGAATTCTAAATCAAGAATCGCAACATTATCAACAGAAGGAGGCGTATCGCCTGCATTTAATGTAAAAATGCCAGTGACGTTTCCAGTAAGAAGTCTAGGTCTTGCCCCCTGACCGTATGCACCAATTATCTGACGTTCTGTACTAGAACGACCACTAGTCTTCCACTGTCCAAATGATTCGTTGAACGTATCACCACGCTTCAATAGCATTCGGTCTGGAAACGTGTGACGCATCAGCCCCTTGGCAGACTGAATCGTACGACGTGGATTTTGAGAATCTAACCCGGTATTACTATCATTACCAGTGCTAGAGCTTACGTAGATAGTACGAGCATCAGTAGCGGGAGTCCCCGGATCATACCAATTTTGCGTTAAACAAAGAAGCAGTGCTAAAAACATGTTGTATTCCTAGAAGAACAATCAAGACATTAAGACGGGTGGACGAATAATTTCACTTAAAACATCATTTTCAAGACGAGCCTTTAACTCCGTCAAGACTTCTTGTGCGTCAAAGGTACGAGCAACGGTTACTTCAACAGTATATCGACCGGCACCAAAAGCCATGCCATCAATACCATCCAAGGTACCAAGGGCTCTAACAAGACGTTCCTGAATGGTTTCTTCACCAATCTTGACACTAAGTTTCTTGCTAAGAGTTAGCATGAAACGGAATTGAATTTCTTGACCCTTCTCATCATGGGGAAAGGTAAGTACAAACTTCTCACGAGGCGTAGGTTGACTCATAGTAGCTTAATTATACGCAGTTGGTATACAACTGTCAATCAAATTACGCAAGTTTCTCCGTCGCAACCCTTAGGAGCCGCCGCCTTTTCTAGCGAAGCGTTCATATCAATCGGTTTAAGGTTTCTTGTCATATCTAGATACTGTTCAGCCGTAATCGTTTCGTACGGTGCTTGAACATATCCATGCTCTTCAATCGGCAAGAAAGAAATGCCCTTGAGAGCGTCTTCGTAAAGCTCTAACGTGTGCTTGATGTCTGCTTTTTCAGACGGCGAGAATGTAACCGTAATCGATACTTGATTGTCGGCCCAAAAACGCTGATAAGCAACAGCATTAGCAACTTGCTCCCAAATTGAAACGTCGTCTTTAGAACGTACGAAGAATTCTTCTTTAATAGGGAAGGATACAACCATCGTACTATCTTCTTGACCAACGGCTGGTTCAACATGATACCCAGCCTGTTCGGCAAGACGCCACAAAACAGAATGCACGCCTACGCGAATACGACGAATGTAGTATTCAGAGTGCGGATAATGAATACCCGGAGGCTCACCCGGCAACAAGCTAATAGTACCGCTCGGCTTCACGGAAGTCTTCTTGATTGAACGAGGAATACCCATCCAATTTGAATACTGAACATCAAGACCATTGATGAATTCGTAACCACGATCACACCAATGCAAAATCTCACGACGACCGTGGCGACCGAAAGCCTTAATGATGCCAGACTGACTCAAGCCAATGCGGCGATTGCGTGCCATCACTGAGTTTGTTTCTGACCAGTGAGTGGGCACAAGAGTTACGGTCTTCGCATACAAATAAGCGATCTTTAGAGTTTCAAGATACTCATCAAGATTAGCGTGTCTAGAAGGGAAGGTTTCAACCAATGTACACAATTCATAGTTATGTAATGTCTGTTCTAAACATGGGTTTCCACCAACGGCATCCTTGTCTTTCCAGTCAGCAGGATCTTTCATACGACCAAAGGCACGAGCATTGTCAAGCCACATGTAACCCGGCTCGCCATTGACAGCAGTTTGCTGAGCGTGCCATTCGTAATCCATGCCAACTTGTGCAAAAATACTGTTGTTTGAAGCCCAGCGATGATGCATGAGCTTTTCTTTGTCTTGCTTCAAAAGCGAAAACACTTCGTCATTGGGGTCGCCGAAAACAATTTCAGCAGAGCGTCTTACATTACCGGCAACAACACAACGACCAATCAAATTGCCAATGTCTACGATATCAGCAGAGTTTAAGAACTCGCCAATTCTAGCCTCAAGAATTGCTCGAATGTCATTGAGCATTTCAATCAATGGCTCAGGACCACTAGCGGTTCCACCAAAACCAGCAATAGGTTTTCCTGCTTTACGCACGAGGCTCGTGTCATAAGACGGCAATGGACCGCCCTTAGTAAATGCTTCTAGTAATACACGAAGAGCATCAACCCATCCTTCGCGACTATCTTCAACTACTACTTCAACAGTACCATTAGGTGTCAAAACTTCGCACTTATTAGCACCCGCTGTGTCGAAGCCTACCCCAACACCAACCATACTCATGTCCATCAAGAACAAGAAAGGCTTGGCGGCATTCTTATCAATATCAATCGTACTAACGAAAGCACAGTTATTGAGACAAGCTCCACCACGTTCTTGTACATACTTAGTTCCCATCGCCCACAAACCACGTCCAGGCGGAAGGAACCGGAAGTCCCACATCAATTCAAACATACGCTTAGCTGTACGCTGAGCCTTGCGTTCATCCCAAGGCAAATGATTACGCTTACAATGATTCTTCTGAATAGAAAAAGTACCCTCTACAACGCGACGTACCGTTTCCCAATATTCTTCCGTTCTATTTTCATGCTCTATTACTCTAGCGTAAGTACGCTTAAAAGTAAAGTAACCAAGAGGCCCCCAATCAGGTTGCTTTCCCTTGTACGCAGTAATGAAAGACTCAGGCAAATGAAACGAAGGTGTTGCAATTTCAAACATATCTATTAATTCTCCGTGAATCGAGCAGGATTAAACAAACTTACGCCAGCACACGAAGACTCACCTTGGGTGATAAAGTCTTTGATAATGACGCTGCCCTGTAATGCGTGCCCAAAACCGTATCCATTAAAACCACCAAAAATGTATTCATCTGGTCGATTTGGCAACACACCAATAAGCGGCATTTGATCTGGCGTAGCACACATGATACCAGACCAAGTGTGCGTAAACTTTACGTCTTTGACAATAGGCAGCGTGCGATTTACAAAATCACGCAACCTGTCATAAACAGCAGGACTGACCTCGCCATCTTCTAGAATGTTAAACTGATTACCGCGAACAGCGTGTCTCATGCCGCCAACAAGTAAGCGTCCGCTATGAAGACGCCAATACTCATTACAGTCATTACAAGAGACACTAGACTGAGGAAGTGCTTGCAACAATTCTTCGGGAATGAAATCTGTTGCAACCATCTGTCCACGAAAACCAATCATGGTCCGAGATAGTTCTGGTACAAGTTCTGGTGTATATGCGTTCGTACAATACACTATCTTCTTGGCCTTGATAGTTCCTTTGTGTCGAATTGAAACACTGAAACTATCATCGTCAGTTCGAACGACGTTCGTAACTTGGCAATCTGTAAGGACTCTCGGTCCTTTGCGTTCAATAAACTCACGCATCCCGTTTACAACCTTGTACGGATTAAAGGTTGCTTCTATAGGTACATAGATACCACCGATACAATTCGTGTTAGGTAATAAACCCTGTATTTGATCTGACGTAAGTACAGGACAACTAATGTTGGCGTGCGTGTTCAAAAAATCGGCCTCTTCTTTTAAAAGGTCGAATTCCTTTTCAGACACAGCTAAACGCAAACCACCAGTATCACGAAGATCGGTATCAAAAGATACGTTACGCAAACCACTAAGAAAGCGTTTATTGTTGTCTAGCATGAACTGCAAGTACTCAAGTCCTTCTTCCTTAAGCATTTGCGAGAACAGCTTAGCTCCACGCATCATTAGCTGACCACTGCTACGACCAGACGCATGAAAGGCAATGGTCGAATCTTCTACAAGATATGCGTTAGTAATGCCAGCTTGTAATAGTTGATAGAGTACGCTTACGCCAGCTATACCACCACCTATGATTAAAACATCAACGTTACGAACCAGCCCTGCGGTAACTAGATGTCTCGTTGGACACGTACCGAACCAATAGTTGCTATGTTGAGCCATTACAAAAGATCTTCTAAGGATTCGCCTTCAAGTTGTTTTTGATCTTTGATCGCTTTCATGATACGTCTTACGTCAGCTTGCGAATGCTCGAAATGCTTTCTGTAATTACTCGCCCTACAGTGATCACAAACATCAATCAATAGAGTTACAGTATTACCGTCACGCGATTTGTACTCGCGAGTCTCCGTACTAACTACGTGATCAAAAGGACGCACCATGCGTAGTTTATTGCACTGCGGACATTTAAACATCCGCATGTCCGCAGTTTTGCCGCCGACACGTCTCATCGGTTATCGCCACTTCCTTGAATCGTACCCTTTGCAGCACGAGCAGCTAATTTAGCAAGGTTGCCATTAGCAGCACTTGCAATATTCAAGCTCTTGTGAATACAAATTGAACGAAGAGCTACCAAAACGCGTCTTAGTGCGGCAACAATTACTTTTAAACGTTCTGGCGTAACTATACCACCTGAATCGCGTATAGTCTTTTTAGTTGCTTCGGCAATGGTACCTGCGGCAATAAAAAGCTCTTGTAAAATACCGGCTGTAGATAACGGACTAACAACCCATGCACCGTGTGCGAAAGCCTCAAACGTATCACATTCAGCAACTTGACTCATTTTGATAGATAGATCAGAACAAATTGCAGCAATGTACCATAGCACGTCGCCGCATTCTTTTTCAAGATCTACAGACAACCCAAGTCTATCCGTAAGAACTTGACAAACTTCACCAATTTCACCACACAAACCAAAGACAGGATAAATACAAGATGCCCCCGGTGTGGTTTCTTGACCATGCGTCAAAACAAACTGTCTAGGATAAACAGCAGTTTTTGCTGCCTGTAATTGATATTCGTCAAAAGAAAGCGTCATTATTCTTCCTTTCCAGTTTGCGGATTGAACTTTACCCAACCACCGTTCGGTAGCCATCCACCGCTATCATCCTTACGACGCGGGAATAGAGTACCTTCCTTGCCCTTGTGTTGACCAAATGCAAGACGAGCACGACACTTGGGATTTACGCAGTGGATTTCATAGAAGTCATTGTCACTAACGTTACGAACAACGAAGCGAAGATCTTGACCATTACACTTACCACAAATAGTATGTTCAAAAACTTCTTGAAAGCGTGCGATTTCACCGAACACGCTCTTTTGGTTTTCGCCCTCGACCTCAACACTCAAACGACCATCACCTGACGTATATCGTACTTTCATTGGTTCTCCAATCTTGCAGTCAATTCAGCCTTACGAGCATCACGAGAAGATTTAGCCGACTGTTGACCAGTCTTCTTTGTTACTTGTTCATTAAGCCACGCAAGGGCACGTTGTGCCTCTAACGTGGTTAGTTCGGACAATTCAAAAATCGATGAAGCACGTTCTTGATCTTCAATCACTTCTTCTAGAACGGCAGCAGCAACAACGCCACGAGTTTCACACAGCTTCGTAATAGCTGCAATCATTTGTGAGTCAGCCTTACCGGATGGCGAAGCTTCAATTGAACCAAAGCCCTCGCGTAGTCCAAGCTCTTCGGCAGACAACATACGAATACCTAGAGCCTTACGAAGACAACGTGCTTCTGCTCGCGATTCGGCAACAGCGGTTGGATAATGCAAGTAACGCCCCTTGGTGTTTTTAGCGTTGCAATCTGCTGTACCAACCCAGGTTGTACCGTCCGTAAAAGTCACACGGTAAATAGCTTGTACCATTGAGTCAGACGGCGTTCGAATATCGCAATCAGACGATACAATACCAGCTTCTTCCGCTAATCGCTGTAAACCAGCCAAGAGCACAACAGAAATTTCCTCGTTTTCTTCGCGACGAAGAGCCTTCTCATTATCGCGTAGCTGTTGTTCCCAATTAGTCCCACGTCTTGATTTGTTCTCAGTCATGTTCAAATTATGACACGATTCTCGTGTGTTGTAAAGTCTTCTGTTCGAAAAAAGAAACAAGCTCGTCATAGACTCGTTGACACCGAGCCCTTGACAAAGAATTGGAACGGTCTTCCACAATCACGACCCTGTAACCAGCGTCACCAAGTTCAGAAACAAGACGATCATAACGATTCCCAATCTTGTGTTCTTGTTCTTCACCATAAACACTGATTGGCAAAAGTAGCTCTACGACCACCTTGCGATCTTCAAGAATGATATCAGAGACATGACTCGGCGTCAACCTGATTCCGGTTTGAACAGTCTCGAACTTCTGCAAAAAGTCAGCCAATTTAAGACCAAACTTAGACAAGCTTCCTGGTACCGGCCTTGCTGCCGATTGTAGTCTATCAAGAACAGTTAGACGCTGTTTGGGCGAACGATCTTTCCACTCGTTACGACGTAAGTCTCCCAACGCTTTCTTTTGCTCTTGACCACGTTCTGATTCCCAAAACTCGCGTGTACCATTAGCAATCCGTTCTTTTGTTTTATCAGAATGAGACTTGCCAACACGCTGATGTGGCGAATGCTCAAGGTGTCTCGCTTGTGCGTCACTCTTAGATCGACGCTGCACGCCTAGTTTACGCATGTGGTAATACAGAGTAGATTTCGCCATACCAAGATGCTCTGCCATTTCATCAATGGACATAGAGTCGTAAAGCTCTTCTAATGCATCTTTGGTAAACTTCATCTACGCACAACTTCCCAATTAATCTTTAGACCAAGACGTTGGGCTTCAAACTTGATTTGTGCATTAGTAGCGTTGTACTTCTTGCGAACAAAAGAAAAGCCATGATACAAGAGTTCGCGACGAAAACGATCAATTTGTTCGTGACGCTGAGCTTCCGTTCCTTCGACAGGCAATTGCCATTCTTTTGCAGGAACATCTGTCTTCGCCTGTTGTTCAGCTAGACGACGTTGACGTTCGGCGTCTTCTGTTTTGATAGCCAGCACATCGGGCTTTTTAACAGGACGAACAGCTTCTCTGCGGGCAGCAATTTCATCAAGACGCTGCTGAGCGGTGGCCTCAGCTTCACGTACTTTCTTGTTTTCGGCTATGGCCTTAGCCTCAATAAGCTCTTTATTTTCATGCTTCATTTGACGATGCATGCGACGTGCTTCTTGTTGGCTTTTTACGTTCAGTTCGTTACTGTAAAATTCAACGTCTCCCGATGTCAAATTCAACTTACGCTCAAACTCGGAAGCGGGAGCCATGCGAGCTACAAGATCCAAGAATTCAATACGCTGAGCAGTAGTCAAACTTGGTCTTCGACGAGCAGGTCTTTTCTTACCAGTCTGCCACGCACGCTTTTCACGATCCGTAATCTTATGTTCTTCATTATCAGGTTTCTTCATACTAAACTCCTAGAAAAGATATTCATCTGCCATGCGAGATTGCAAGCTATCTGGCGACTGCAAGTGGTAATCGTATCTACACATCTTGTCAACAAGATTATAGAAGTCACACGTAGGCTCCCAACCTAACAAGTTAGTAGCTTTAGTACTGTCTCCAAGTAAAACCTCAACGTCCTTCGGACGATTAAATGCCGGATTGTTTCGATAGACCTTTTCTCTATCTAATTCAAACCACAAACAGCAAGTATCAAAAAACATATTGACACTATAGGCTTTGCCAGTTGCAATAACAAAATCATCAGGCTTGTCGTACTGTAGCATTGCGTGCATAGCACGCACATAATCACCAGCAAATCCCCAATCTCTGCACGCATTCATGTTGCCTAATTCAACATGACTTTGCAATCCCCATTTTACACGAGCAAGACCTTTCGTGATCTTACGTGTTACAAACTCTTCTCCACGAACGGGGGATTCGTGGTTAAACAAAATACCGCAGGACGCAAACATATTGAACGACCTACGGTACACTCTTGACATATTGAAACCAAAGACCTTTGCAGCCGCGTAAGGCGATTCCGGTTCCATAGGAGAATCCTCATTAAGGGCCTTTGTCTTGCCCTCGAAAATGGGATTACCAAATTGTTCACTACTTCCAGCAAAATAGAAGCGACACTCCGGAGCTTCTGTACGAATAGCTTCTAAGCAATTGAGAACACCAAGACCAGTGATTTCAGAAGTAGCTAAAGGATATTTCCACGACATAGCAACATGACTTTGTGCCGCCAAGTGATAGAATTCATGTGGCTTAAACTGACGCACTACTTGTTGAATGCTTGAAATGTCAGTGATGTCAGCATTAACCAAGTGTAGATTAGGACTACCCATCAAAGTACGCAGTCTTCCATCGGTAGGAAGAGACGTGCGACGGAGTAATCCAACAACGCGATATCCTAACCCAAGCAGGTAATGTGTAAGATAGAAACCGTCTTGACCCGTAACACCAGTAATAATCGCTGTCTTACTCATTGTGCTCTATACCAACTAATTGTCTTTTCTAGAATTTCTTCAATCGAAGTAATAGCTTCCCACCCCAAAACTTGCTTAGCACGACTTGTATCGAGACAACGCCTCGGCTGTCCATCGGGCTTGGACGATACCCATACGATATCGGCGTCGTATCCACCAATACGTTTAATCAATTCAGCAAGTGCTTGAATGGTGATCTCTTGGCCGGTGCCGAGGTTGATAGGCTCCGGTCCTGTATCCTTCTCAAGACTGAGGGCGATGGCTCTCGCACAATCGCCAGCATACAAAAACTCGCGTGACGCACGGCCAGTTCCCCAAAGCTCTACATACTTCTTGGGATAGTTCTGAGGAGAGAAATCAAACTGACATTTCTCATCGACCAACGGAGCCTCAAACTTCTTGATGATAGCCGGAATGACGTGACTGCTGTAAAGGTCAAAGTGGTCAAACTCACCCGCCATGTTGACGGGCACAAGGTTGGTCACATTCATGCCGTATTGCTTCGCGTAGGCAATACCCATTTCCATGACGGTCTTCTTGGCGATACCATATGGAGCATTAGTTTCTTCGGGATAACCATTCCAGATGTCATCTTCTCGAAATGGAATTTCAGTAAACTTCGGATAAGCACATACAGTACCGAGATTGACAACCTTCTTGACGTTGGCAAGATGTGCTCCTTCTAGGACGTTAATGCCCATTTGAAGGTTCTCATAAATGAAGCGACCTGGATTGTCTTTGTTGATTCCAATGCCCCCACACGTAGCGGCTAAGTGTACTACAGCGTCAATCTTACGCTGTACAAAATCAATAGCTATACCATAAGCACCGCTATAGCACATTTGATCGGAGTTGTCTTTATTCGGAAGCCATGTTCTCGGAATCAAAAGAGGCATTTCCTGTCTAGTGGGGGCAATAACATCATGACCACGAGCCTTAAGCTCTTTCACGACGTGCTTACCTACAAACCCATTGCCACCAGTAACCAAAACTCGCATAACTGTATTATGTCCTCAAATAGGTAATGTGTTGAGTAATTTTTGCCTTTTATTATGCTTTAAAGGAGACTGGCAAAATCACTCGGTGAAGTCAAAACTCGAAATTCTTGTGCGAACTCTTCAAAGGATGGTGCAATACCACGATAAACGATATCGTTGATATTGACTTGCCGCTCACTTGCTGGACCAGTAGGCAACGGAATAATGTTTCCATGAGCCATGAGATCGTTGTTGCGAACATCTGATCCGGCTAAAAACATTGGAATACAAGCCATAGTATCAAGATCAAACGCAGGTAGTAGATCTTTGCGTAAACACAACCAGTCGTGTCCAATGTAACAAATAGGCTGATACCCTTTAGCAATGGCCAACTTGTACATGCTAACAACGCTTGCCCCAATTGGATAACGACCTAGGTTCTTCTTTTGAACATACTCAACGTAAAATGGAATGTACGGATTTGTTTCAATAAGAACTAACTTAGGCTTAAAATGTTGCAGCGAACTCCAAATATGATAGTCGTCGCAATCGATATCAATTGACAACAAATCAAAGTCAACTGGTGCCCCAACGCGTTGCAAAATACTATCTAACGAATTCTCACCATCAATACTTACAAACGTATTAATGGTATGCACGTCTGTTCGTGTACCGTAAAGCTTTTTGAGTGCTTGAAACCGAACATGGTCGCCCTCAATGAGACAGCCAGAGAATTGCGGACTCTGTAACCATTGTCTTGTGTTAGAAAGATATAGTCCGTCCCAGGCTCCAAACTCAACACAGTATCCAGAACGAATACCTAGAACATCAAACACCTTGGCCAAGACACCATCTTGTCCACATTGACTAGTATAGTTTGAACGAAAATCGAGTAGCTTCATTTGTAACACACGACATGCATTTCAAGATTAGTACGACTAACGACCGCTTGAGGATCGCCGTCAACAAATTCAATACGCGTAAAGCCAGTCATTTCGAGCAGTCTCTTCATGGTTTGTTTGTTAAAAAGACACTGATGTTGCCCATTAGATACAATCCAATCAGAATAGTTACCAAATGGTGCGTTAACCGAAGACTCAGCCCTTGTCCATTGTGGAAAATTGTAATAGAGCCAAACAATCTTTTCGAAATCAGGTACTTTGATTTGTAGTTTGCCACCCGGCTTCAAAACTCTTTGCCATTCCACAAGAGCTTGCTTAGCCGTTTTGGGATTGAGTGGATTGGACAAATGTGGCTCATAGTCCCCAGCACGGAAATGCTCTAGGATATGAAACGCCAAGATCTCGTCAACGGATTCGGCGGAAAACGGAAGATCGGTCACGTCCGCTCGCACCTGAGCGGTCGGGTGATCGAAGTCCACACTGATGTATCCAGGGATCTCATCCCCGTGGCTAGCAAGATTGAGCTTCATTTGATGATACGTACGATTGTGTCGGCATGTGCGGCTCCTGGAGTAATAACGTGTCCTACCTTCATTTGGAGCCCAAGTTCAGCAATGAATTGGGTGAATTTGGACCAGCTATATGTATTCCACCAGTAAGTACAGCCATTTTCATCTGGTTGAGACTCTTCTATCTTGTCTTCGTTTGCATCAGAAGGATCAAGAAAAAACACAACAATAAGTTCTTTTGAAGCTACACGTAAACCTTCACGGATAGCGTTCTCGTACCCCTCTTGTAAATGTTCCAAGATGTGTCGCATGATTACGATATCACTCGCACCATCAGGCAATGGTAACTCTTGAACGTATCCTGGGAGTAATTTGATTTCAGGATAACGTCGAGCCGCCTCGGCAAGCATGCCTTCGGTGCGATCAACGCCCGTGTATTGACACCGAACTCCAGCGTTCTTTAAAACCTCCCAATTAACGCAAGTACCGCACGCAGCGTCTACAACGGTAGGATTGTCGTACGTTGCAACAATACGAGCCAACGTCTGACGCCCCAGGTTATCAGTACCAGTTCTATGGTTTCGTAAAAAACCCGCAATGTGCTCTTGAGTCATGAAGTCATGATTGTCAAGAGTACCCTTAAATTTGTTGTATCCTTTTACCACGGCCTTGTATCGTCCTCTTCGTTTAGATTTTGATCCATGTCTCCAGCTAACCAACCATCCCGCCATTCTTCGTGTTCAGGAGCATCTTCTGGATACGGATTTTGATTAATGTCATGACCACTCTTAAAAGCGTCAAAGCCTTCCCAAAAACAATCGCTCATAATACACCAACTTCCTTAAACAATGCTTCAAGTCTATGGTGCCACTGATGTTCCTTAAGCATACGCTGATAACCGGCCTCAGCAATTATTTCGCGTTCTTGCTCATGATCAAGGTAGTAACGTGCTTTTTCTACAAGCTCTCCTATCGAGCGTGCAATCACAATTTCTTTGTCTTCGACAAAGTATGACTCTAAATCGTCAGCGGGCGTACATAACTGAAAACCACCAACCTGAGGAATCTCAAAATGACGCCCCTTGATTTGTGGCATAGTATTGTGATGCCAAGGATTCGATAAGTTTAAACAGATACGACTCTCGTTAAAGGCATTAATGATCGTCTCGAAATGAGTAGCATAGCCGTGCCAGTTTTGATATCCATCCCAATAATTGCCGAAGAGATCAACACGTAAGCCTGCGGCCATAAGTGCATTAACAATCTCTGAACGCAAGAAACGACCATCTGGCATTCGGCCATGTTTCTGACCAACAAAACTCAGGTCATAGATCTTGCTAAGCGACTCCCTCTTATACAGAGGAGAACCACCCCACTGTGATCGAATAACCTTCATGCCATTTTGTTGATACCACGGTACTGTAGCAGAATGTGTGGTTACGAAATGACTCACGCGATCTTTACGCGGCAAGATCCAGCTTGAAAATCTCCATGACGAATCACAGTCCCATTGAATTACGGGAATGTCTTGTCTGAGGGCTAGCTTCGCAACGCCCTCAGGTAGGTCGAGTGATTCATTGAAGGCGACATGGAAGATGGCATCGTATTCGGTTACAATCGGCACAGCCTGAGCTTTATCCGGATGCCAGTAATCCACTTCAAACATACCACGCTGAGCACAATCCTTGAACCCAGCCTCAATGTTCATATACTCGTACGAATAGCCCTCCTGGGGCTTTCCATAGTTGTACATCAATCCTACGTACAGTACGTTTTTCATGTTAGCGAGGAACGCTCGTTCCGAGCGAATAGACATAGAGACGTTCGGGAACTTTGTAAAAACGGAATCCCGCACGGACGGCACGCTGCCACAAATCCCAATCTTCTCTACCGAGCAAAGAACGACTTTCAGAATAGCCATTCAAAGTATCGATAGCTGACTTACGAATCATCATACTACCATGACACATGACATTTTCGTGCAACAAACGTGCTGCAATTTGTTCGTGTGTTTGATATTGACCTACCTTAAAGCAGTTAGGACGCATTCCTTGCTCGTCCAAGTCCCATGCTTCAGTACCACAAAAATCAGTAGCTTCCGGCATATCAATCATGCACTGACGTTGAATTTCAAGCTTGCACTCAAGCCATTGATCGTCAGCATCGAGATACGCAACCCAATCGCCACCGCATCGTGCTAAACCAAAGTTTTTTGCAATAGCTAACCCCTGCTTGTGTGGACGTTCAAAGATTCTCATGTTGAGAACTTCTGCGTAGCTTTCAACAAGCCCCTTAGTATCTTCCCAACACTCATCAAGAACTAATATGGTTTCAAAATTGGAATACGTCTGTCTTACAAGCGACTCTAAGGCACGCTGTAAAAGACGATCATGTTCACGATCACGACTATGAACACAAACCAAAACGCTAATAGTATCAGATTCTTTCATTTGGAAAAACCGTTTCAAGAAGCGTGCGACAACGATTGTCGTACGTATGATATTCGAATACACGTTCCTGTGCAACACGTCGCATGTCTAGTAGATGCTCCGGTTGACTGATGAACTGCTTGATGAATGCTCCGGCTTCTGCTAGAGATTCATAGGGAAACGCGATTGGCTGTAGGCCGTATTCTAAATTGCATTCGTTATCAACGTGTTCTGTAAACAACAATGCACCAGCCGCCGGAGCTTCAAAGAATCGCATATTTAGAAGTCCACGACCAGCCTCGGGATTATGATTGACAACGATCTTAGCGGACGCCAAGGCATCAATGTATTGTTCGCGGAAGACGCCACCAACCAATTCTAGATTGACACCATGCCCACTGAGGCCGCGAGCCAAAGCAATCCTATCGTCCCGAATAGAACCAACAAGCACCACGTCACGGGACTTGGGATATTCCAATGAACGTACAGGTAATTCACGACTGCATGCATAAGGGAGATAGTGTACATTGTCATAACCCCATACCTTGTATTCTTGAATAGTCAGAGGATTAGCTAGAAAAATGTGATTGAAACCGAAGTAATCCACAAGTCTACGATAACGATCTTGATGATAACTCGTGTCAAAAAGCCAGCAAGCAGTCTTACGTGCTCGTGTTACACGTAGCTCCGTATATTGCGGATCTCCGTCGTTGCATTCCATAAAAAGAATTAAGTCCCACTCGTGCTCGTCCAATAAAGGACGTTCGGGAACCCAGCGATTTTCTTGATAGAACTTGGCAAACGGATAAGCTTCGTGCCCCAAAGCACGAAACGCTTTGACAACCATATCGCCAGTCGCCCAACCTGGAGACTGAGGAATGCCTCTGTATGAAACCAGGATCTTCATAGTCTTCCTTCTCCATGTGGCAATCCTTCTGCACGACCAAACGCCGTGATTTCAACCCAATCAGCACGTTCACGCAGTTGACGTAGGTTGTTTGCACCACAATATGTCATACCAGAACGAATGCCACCCATTAAGTCAGCCAATACATTTTCTACTGGCCCCTTAGCCTTGACCTTAATTTCGATACCTTCGGCTGTCTTCCAGTCGTTCATGAAACCCATGTAATCTTCTTGAGCTTCTTTTGATGCCATTCCTCGAAATGACTTATGATAACTAGCGATGGGTGTTCCGTCTAGCTTACGATCTTGGACTAGTTCACCAGGGGTTTCGTCGGTACCAGACAACATGCCACCCAACATAACAGCATCAGCCCCAGCTACAAAAGCCTTTACAGCGTCGCCCGGCGTACGAATACCACCATCGGCAATAATAAACGCACCGACATTTCGACATTCTCTAATAGCAGTAAATTGAGGAACACCAAAGCCAGTCTTAAGACGAGTAGTACAAACGCTCCCTGGACCAATGCCAACCTTAATAGCATCTGCTCCACATTCAGTCAAAAATAGTGCTCCATCAACTGTACAAACATTTCCAGCGATTACATAAGCATCACCGTAAAATTCCTTAATAGCTTTAATTGTATCGCCTACAGCTTGAGAATGACCATGTGCAATATCGATACAAAAATAACGAGCACCAACTCTATATAAAGCCTTAAATCGATTCAAACCCTCATTAACACCAAGAGACACTACAGCACGACGAACCGTGTCCGAAGCAAACGGTGTCGTACTAGCAAGATACATTTCAACATTATGTTCAATGGTACAAAACCTATGAAGAAAACCAATACCGCCAAGTTCGTACATCTTTTTGGCCATTACGGCTCCAGTCACAGTATCCATGTTTGAAGACAAAACAGGAATACGCAACTTCGATGGACCAAACTGAATACTAGTGTCAACGTCCTTACGGGACGCGATATTGTTGTATCGCGGCACAAGTGAGATATCATCAAATGACAATGCTTTCATAATGCTTTTGCTAATGCTGTTAGGTGTTCTGCAACAGTGTTTTCGTTTTCATCAAAGACCTGACCAACAAACTCTAGTCCGTTACGTGGACTAGGAAATGGCTTACCGCCCCAAATGTGACGATAAAAATCGTCATGATTCATGCAAGAATCTTTTACGATAGACCAAACTTTTTGGGTTAAAAAATCTTGATCTACTTGCCATCTTTCTTCGTGTTGAATAAACCACTCGTGGGCTTGATGCGGAAATTCAATAGCAGGAATATTACGACACTTTAAACCAAACATGCCGCCTAAAATAGGTACAGAATGAAATGGATGATCGTGCATAGTATGAAATAACTTATCACTTGCAAGCCATTCGTCCACGGCTAATTTTTCTCTTTGAGATAAACGAGAATCACAATCTCTACTGATCATGACTTCAACATTATCATCCCTAGCTGGTTCTAAACGAGCCAACATCAAACCCCAATTAGCACGATAATTGTCAAGTTTAACAATTTCGACGTTTGGCATGTCTGATAATTGAAATACAACAGAGGGAAAATTTACTGTCGTATTAGCAACATGAAACCGACAAATCCAATCTGGATAAATACGTTGAGCTAACTCCGCATTACGCAAAGCTCCAATGCAATACTTAGGATCATTTCCCCAAAGCGAAAAACTAATTATCTTCATGGGTGTCCAAAAAAGACCAAATAGTCATAGGAATCTGTTCTCTGGCATGTGTATCTAGATCATATGCAAAATTATAAGCTTTCTTATATTGACCTTTTCTAATCATGTCAATAATCTTCTTATAAGCAAAAATATCACATACAAAAGTACAACCACCAAAACGCCCCTTACCCGTTTTTAAAGCAAGGTCAATATTCTTTTCCCAGTTATTTAATACAATAGTATTCAGTTTCATTTTAATACCATGTCATAGAATTGTTCTAATTGCTTAGTAATCGTTTCAGCTTCAAAATATCGCATAGCACGACGACGAGCGGCACGTCCAAAGTAATCGCGTAGCCGTACACGTCCCTTCTCGTCTTCGGTCGCCATTTCTGGATCGTTAACGAGGTTAACTAGAACGTCACGATATGCTTCATGATCTCCAATAGGAACTACGAAACCAGCGTCTCCAATGATTTCGGATTGACCGTTGTAAATGCCGCTCTCGTGTGACACAACTGGAAGACCATGCATCATTGCCTCTTGAATGTTACAAGGACAACACTCTCCATCATGACGTGCATGGGCATAAATGTCAAGGCCATAATAGAATTCCGACAACTGACGATCATCTATAATAGGACCGCCAAACCGAATGTTCTTAATACCAAGTCTACTAGCTTCTTGATACCAACCCTCACAAGGGTTAATTACGACATACCACGCCTCAGGACATATCTTTTCAAGTACAGCAAAAGCACGCAACGAAATAGGATCAAAGTTATCGGGACGGCCAACGCGACCAAGCAAAACGGCATTATGAGGAATCTTGTACATCGACAAGAGTGATTCACGAGCAGCTTCCTTGTTAGCAAGCGTAATGTCAAAAGCTGGCTGCTCAACCGGATTGTAAAGAACTGGACCATCGTGACCACCGGCATCAAGAGCACGTTGACGAATGTATTCAGAAATGTAAATATTCAAATCAATCTGTCGCTCTGGAGTGTTGTCTCTATAACCAAAAATGTTCGTCTCAACCCACTTTGCTCTAGGAGCTAAATAACGAAACCCAGGCCACTCGGCGTAACCACTACGATGCAGATGAACAATCTGAGGATTGATCTCAGATAGCACTTCATACATGTTGTCGTGTTCGGGCATAAAAGGAGACTGACGACCAGTCTTTCCCGGATTCCATTTATAGTCAATAACGTGATCCTCACCCAGCCATTGACGAGCGATATCTAGACGAGTATTAGCTGCGTCGTCAAGTCTGTAAATTAAAAAGGGTTCATACTTCTCGCTACGCGATAGATACTTACAAAAAAGCTGAGCAGTACGATCAGTACCACTGTAACCAACAGTCTTACTATGATGTACGACTCTAATCTTATTCATGAACAACCTCTCGATAGATGTTCTCTAGCTTCTTTACACAAACACCAACATGATACTCACGAAGTGCCTTTTCGCGTCCACGAACTCCCATAGAATCTCGTAATGCCTTATCGTCAATCAGTATTTTTAAAGCATTCATGTAATCAACGGGATCATTGTTACGAGTAAAACCAGTTACACCATTGTCTACTAATTCAAGCTGCGACTGAAACACTCCCATTCCAGAAAAAGACGGAACCGCAACATGAGTAACAACAGGCTTACCGTGCATCATGGCTTCGGCAATATTAACGCCAAAAGTTTCGCCATCTGCTCTAGCGTGAGCATAAATGTCGATACTGTTGTAAAACATACTAAGCAATAATGGATCAACCGTAGGCTCAATGACTTTAAAGGGAATGTCGTACCTAGTCAAATCAGCTACCATGTTGCTTGGAGGGGCAACTACTAAAAATCGCACGTCATATCCCTGCATACGAAGCAAACGCACGGCCTCTACGTTAACCGCATTGTAGATGCCGTTGTCGGGACGCCCACATCTACCAACCCAAATAGCCTTGTCGTCCAAATGCATACGTGCTAACGTGCAAGGCTCTTCAACTGGATTGTTCACAAAATCAAAACGCTTGGACCTAAAAACATAGCCACGACTAATAGGAGCAATTCTAGACAAGGCATATTCCATCAGCCACTTGCTCATAAATAGCGTACGCTTAATGGCAAAGTTCTGATCCAAAAAACCAAAGACGTTAGTCTCAACTGTATGTGGAACTGATACATGAAAAGCGGGCTCAGGAAATTCCGAATAGCCACTACGGTATACATGTAAAATGTCTGGCTTAAAATCATCAATGAGACGTTGAAGATCAAGAGGATCGGGTACGCGTTTGTTAACTCCAGGACAATAGTCTCTATACGAGTCAATCGCATACAACTTCTTCTTGCGTTCGCGAGCTACTCTTTCGAATTCAGGCAAACGTCGCAAATCTCCACTGGTCTCATAGGCTACGGCAACCTCAAAGTCTTTACCAGTGTGTTCAAAAAACAACTGACAGGTCTTCTCGGTACCACCAAGTCCCAAGTTCGGGAGGTAGTGAAGAACTCTAATTGTGTTCAAGCCTTCCATTGCTTCCCCGTCTTCATTTGTTCTACCCATTCGTCCTTTGGAGGCAACGACGAGAAGTCTCGAAACTCCTTAGCGTGCTTTAAGTGACCATCAAAGTTATGACCGAAGAACTCGCTAATGGCAGCATAAGTCTCCCAATTATTTCGCCACTTGTTGCTGTTCTCAATTGAGTCTGGTCTTTGAGTATAAACCGTAAGCAACTCAGGAATGACGTACCCATGATATCCTAAGCTCATAAAGTAAAGCCAAAGCCAGTAATCGTAGGCAGAAGTGTACTCGGCGGCTCTTTTTTCCATGAGCGACCAGTCGAGTTCGTTTTTGAAAGCGTCGTCGTTTCTCCAAATAACCTGAGGACCAGCCCAGCATTCACGAGACATAAGCTCGAAATCAAACTTTGGCTTTAATCCACGTCCAACTATTTGTCCCCCTGGCTTGATAACGGTCATGCCGCCGTACCCAAAACCAATCTTCTTGCCTGTATTCATTACCCCAATCGCTAGTTTCATGTGCTTATAGACCGTCTCTGTAGTCTGTGGCTCATGAAAGTCGTCAGTGTTAGAATTCATGACAAATTCACCGCTAGCATTTTTCCATGCACGGAGCCAGGAAGCTCCGTACGGTTCACGCTTATGGTAGTAGATGTACTTTACACGAGGATCAATAGCTGCCCATTTCTGAGCGATAAAGTTATCTGTACCAGGAGAATCTGGATTAACTACTACAATCTCGAAATCGGGGTTTGTTTGACGCTCAATTAGATCGGCAAAATGAGCATCTAAGAAAGCTCCGGAATCATATGTTGATACGAGATAAGAAAGCTTGGGCATAATCACACCACCATACCATTATGGTAATGATGCATGTGAGGCTGTGATTGAAGAGTCATGCATAACCAAATATTGCCATATGGTTCGTTAGCCAATACCTTTTTATAGAAAGGATCGTCACGCCAATTCTTTGGACGGTCGTAGTGTTGAGCAACGACAGACTTGTGTCCAATGATAGCCGGATGTTCACCATCGTAGAAGAGTACCGGCTCGGTACCATTGAACCAATCGTGTATCTTTTGATCAAACTTCTTATCCGCTCCACCGTGCTGAGCAAGTTCCTTTTTGTAGTAAGCTTGCTTCTGATGCATAATGTCGTTCATGTTACGACGAGCGTAACCGTAATGGTAAATAAAAAAGTCATTTAACATTACTCGACGATGCTGATAGTGCGGAGAAAAATACGTACAATGTCCAGCAGGATCAGTAACAACTGGATGACTATTGTACTTCATTCCTCGCATGTACTTAAAGACCCGTTGATGCTGAGGCTGCCATTCTGGGCCAGGGACAGCAATATGATCTAGATCTCTGTAAAAATGTAGGAAGTTTGGTACAAACTCACAGGCATGAGGATTACGATCAATGGCAACACGCAAACGTCTAATGTCTTCCGGACGATAAAACTCGTCTGCGTCATTAATCAAAATCCAGTCTCCAGGAACAGAAAGGTCCAAGAAGGTTTGCTTCATTTCTTCTAGGTTCTTCCAGGGCTTCTTGATTGAAACAATCACGAGCTTGTTCTTGGGATCTTTGTTCTTCTTGAAATCTGCAAGAATTTCAATCGTACGATCCGTTGAATGTCCGTCCGGAGTTGCGTTTGGACGATTGGCAACGGCACCCTCAATGACAATGATTCGATCAACTTCGTCATAAATAGAAGAAAGCACTAATGGTGCAAACTCTTCTTCGTTGTGCATTTGAATACACTGAACAATACGAACTGGCCTGTTTACACGCTCGGCAATAGAAGCCATCTGCGGTACATAGATCATAGGTTGATTCATAGTGATTCCTCAAGAGACGGCTTAACACTAGGCTGCGAGAAGCGTGCGACGCCAGTTGTTTTCCAAGATTCAAGAACAGCCAATAACTGATCAACTACTGGTTCGTGTACAACACGGTAATCCAATCGCACGCCAATCGTCTTAGCGTTTTCGCGTCTGAGCAACACGGACTGCCATTCGCCAGCGTTCTTTTCGTCAAGAGTACCTGCGTCAGCACCACGCTTCAACAAATGGAAATGTTGCATTGTTAGTGCTAATTCAACGGGAGCAACTTCAAAACATTGTTCAACACCAGTAAACAGTCCCGGATCTGGATGCGGTGTATCGTAGAAAAACGTCGGCATGCTGCCAACTACTAATGCATTCTCGCGTTTTACAAAGTCAGCCAAGCCACCATGTAATGGCGAAATAACCGTCTTGCCGTGTGCTAAAGCATCAAACACCGGAACGCCCCATCCTTCGGCACGACTAGCACAAACATAAGCATCACCACGTTCGTGTAGTCCATGAATTTCATTATCGTTCATGGTATACACGATAGGTAGTACCGGAGGAAGATTTTGCGTCGGAATACGACAACGAGTTTTTACGGTATTGATGTATTGCTTGACTATATCAAGATCATTCTGACGACCACTCATGTTTACGTATGTCTTCAACACAAGTAACACTTCGTCAGGAACGGCAGCAAAGGCCGCGTAATACGCACGCAACAGCGTATCAATTCCCTTCTTGGTGCTAAGCTGACAAATGTTGTAAAACACAGTACGATTACCAATGTTTTCAATACGGAATGGCGAGTAAGAATGATTATACTCATCCACGTCACAAGGTGGAGCAACAACTAGAACTGGCTTTTGAACACCAGATTTTACCAAAGTTTCCGCGTTAGCACGCGAGGGCACCATCAAAAAGTCAAACTCGTTTGCTTTACTTGCCCAAGCTGGCTGTAAACGATTGGTCTCAAAGAACGTATAGAGGCCATTAACAACACCGGGCACTGGTACGGCCTCGGTATTACATGTCGTCATTTGAATGACCATTTCAATTCCAGAAAGTGGCTTGGTTAGCAATGACGCCATCCATTCCGGTGCAATAAAATCTTGCCCCGTATCAAGCTGGTCGTACTTAAGAGGACGAGCAATAACATCTAGTCTATCGCTCGCAGTCAACATGCGTAAGAAATTACGCGACACATGAGCAAAACCAGAGAAGTCTAGCAAGGGACCAGTAAACAATACTCTCATACAAACTCCTGACCATGACGGCGAACTACAGAACCAGTAGTCAAATGATGAACTTCACGACGAATCGTGTCACGTAACTTAGATCCATCGTTTTGCTGATTTACAATTGCAACAAACTGTTGCATCAACTGTTGACGCGACACACCCATTTGCAGGTTTTGTATCCACGTCTTGGCACCCTGCGGATCAACCGAAGGATACTTAAGTACGTTAAGGTAAAGCCATTCAACGTACTGCTCGTCATTAAGTCCAGCAGGAATATCGATAGGTTTAATTTCTTCGTACTCTGAAATCGGACTATCCCAAGTAGTGTTACGATCAAAAGTCTGAACGTTGTCTAAGACATACTCCCATCGCTTCCAAAGAGTATTCCAATCGTAGTTTTCAACAGCACACTCGCGTGCTTCGATAGACATTTGTTTCAAGTAGTCTGGACGACTAATCATTGCAAACATCTTGTCAGCCAAATCTTCGATACTCGGATGAGCACGTTTACAGCTTGTTTCTGGTTCGTAGTAATAACGACCAACATCAATAACATCACCGCCCTTATTGCAAGTATAGTTTTTAGCAGTAATGCCTAGTTCTTCAAAATGAGAGTAGTCAGGATAACGTCCCTTTTCACGCATAGCAGTGTAATCAGTTGCCAGAGTAGGTACGCCACACGCCTTGGCTTCCTGAATAGGCATACCATCACCCTCACAGATAGAACACTGTACATACAAATCCATAAGGTTGTACAAATTCGCCAAAGTTTCGCGTGTAAAACCAGTGTTTGTGTTCGGCGGCGACGCTTCAACCTTACCGCAATGAGGACACGGAAGCTTAATGCGTCCTTCGGTAATTGGCTTACCCCACAAATTCATGGCGGATGTAACAGAAGGCTCCTTACAGGCGTGACAATACATCGTCTGTAAAATACTGCCACGAATTCCCTTGTTATGATAATCCATCCATTCGTACGAATCCAAACGCATAACGTGACGAGGATAATCGTATGAGTGAGCGTTATCCGGCCAAGACGAATGAATCAACAAAACCGCCTTATCAACCGCATCATTCCCCTTATACTTCTCTTTCATGCGAGAGAAACCATCGATCAAATCTGGATAGAGCTTACGACTCTGATTACGCATGACCGTACCAATGATCGGCATAGACCGATTTAGGTTCCACCAAGAACGCACTTCCTCCTTGTTCATTGGCTTAAAAGTATCCAAATCTACCCCAGGACGCATAGCGTTTGGGAACACACGCATCTTACGGCGACCATTAGGCTGCAAATGACTCTGACGACGTAACGTATGTACGCCATAATCAGAGTAAGCCAACACCATATTGGCGTTTTCGTACGTCTGAATCCATTCTTCTGCCTGAGGTTCAGCATCCACTGTTGGCATTACAATCCACTTATACCAAGGACGGAAAACACTACGCTCTTGGAATTCAAGCATCCACCAGTCACGAATATCAATTACAACATCGGGCTTGAAATCAGCAACAACATGATTAAACTTGTACTCGCCAAACTGGTTAGTGTTCTGGCCGCGAGTTCGCGGATGTGGACAAGGCTGATTAAAGATTTGAGCTTCTTCTTGAGTAGAAGGCATTACAGCATAGAACTTCCAGCGTCCTTTGATAAACCCTTGGACACGAGGATCGTTCTGATGTGCGTAAGATCCTAACTCGGCAATCTCGTACTTGCCAGTTGCAGCAAGACGAGGTAAAAGCTCGCGGTAATACGTAGAGAAGCCAGTGTTCAAAAAACTAGCTTCGCCAACAAACAAAATACGCTTTTTCATTCGACCATATCCTCAATTGCATGCTTAATGCGGGCCTTAAGATCGCCCTCTATCTGATAGATCTTACGATTCGAAACATTGCAAGCTTCGGCTACAGCGGTCACGTCAGCCGTTCCCATGATGCGTCGCTCTAAAACGACACGCTCTATGTCGTTAGATACAATACTGTTCAATAGATCATAAATAGTTCGTTTTTCGATCTGCTCTTCGTCAAGGGTATTGTCAAAGTCAGACACGACTACATTTCGTCTATTGTAAGCAATTCGTAGATCACGTACTTGCTCAAGGTCTATTGCACGCCCAGACGAATGATTAATGGTTTCTAAGATCTGTTCGTCGGTATGTCCAGTAACGTGTAGTTGATTAACTTTAGCTGCAAGATTTGTCACTCGATGATCAACTGTAAAAACACCCATAAATCGAGCGGCTTCGTTGTATATGTCTTGACGTACTACTCTCGTTACAAAAGACTTTATGTTGGTGCCACAAGATGGATCGTAAGCCTTAATAGCACGCAATACGGCAATTTCACCAACCTGACAGAGATCGTTTAAATCAATAGCAGAAGAAGAGTAAAACGCGGATCTAGCGATGCGACGCACAAGAGGAGCATATGTATTCAGAGTCTCCTCAATGTCTCGTTCATTGTCAGTCATTTGTGTATATGTATTATACTTGAAGTAAGCATCGTGTTAACTAGTTTTTCTGGTTTTCTTCTTTGGTCTACGAAACCAAACCGCTGGCACTGAAAACGGATACAAAGGCTCCCATCCATCAGCAGTACGTTCGTTAATTAAGGTACGCAACATAGCGTGTATTTGATCAACGTCTGCAAGCCCCATTTGCACGACTTGCTTCTGTTCGTTGCTTAACGGCAACACTACAAAATCATATTCATAATTCATTGAAGTCTCTCTACACGATCCGCAATTAAAGAACCACGATCATCCATCTTGCCTTTAATTCTAATGACGCTACCTTCTTCAAGTAGGTGCTTAGATTTTTCAAACGTCTTAGGGAAAACCACGATGTTATCCATGACGTACGTTGTGTCGCGAGCGGTAACAAAAGCCATAGCGTCTCCCTTTTTCGTAGTAATCTGACGAACTGCGTCTACGCAAACAGCAATCTCAAACATGGTATCAGCTTCACCATTGCGAACTAGATCAATGCACGTATCTTTGGCTTTGTAGATATCGGCTTCACTGCCGCTAAGAGAAATACCAAGATAGAACTGCTCCCAGGCGATACGCTGTGCTTTGCTATCAAAAATCTCACCCATGTCATAATCTGACAGGAGAGTACGAATAGCCTCGCGGCGTTTAGTGTTTGGAATCTTTATGCCATAGCGATCTTTAATAACCTGGACTTTTGTCTCGTCAGCTATAGCACGAATAATACGAACCCAATCCGGCTTATCGCCTTGATGTGGGATAAGAGCTTGAACCGATTCACGTTCTTTGTCTGTTAAGGCTTCTAATAGCTTGAAACGTCTTTCACACTCAACGCGATGTTCTTGTTGATCGTCGAATGCACCAGCACGAATCAACGCCAACATTACTGCACTGTTAATCTTTGTACTAGTGGTAAGTACACGCCAAATCAAGTCGTCAAAAGTCTTCGTGTCTTCGGTAACCTTAGCTAGCTCTGTAATTGCAGCACGACCAACACCTTTAAGGGCACTAAGTCCAAATGCAATCTTATGATCATCAATTACAGCGAAGTCTTTGTTCTTGTGCTTAAGACGCGGAGGTACGATATCGATGCCAAACAACTTGCCATCATATACAAGTGCTGACATTTGTTCAAATTTATCGGGATGAGAATCCGCGTGACGAAGCTTGGCACACAAAAACTCAACAGTATAATTTGCTTTGAAGTACGCAGTCTCATAAGCCAAAAGTGCATAGCCTACACCGTGCGACTTATTGAAACCGTATCCAGCAAACTTCTCGATATAGCCCCATATCTCTTCGGCAGTTACAACTTCAATACCATTAACAGAACAGCCGCTAACAAACTGTTCTTTCCACTTTTTCATTTCTTCTGGCTTCTTTTTGCCCATTGCCTTGCGTACCTTGTCAGCATCAATCAATGACATGCCAGCCAATTGTTTGCAGATTTCAATAACCTGCTCTTGATACAGCAAAGCAGAGAACGTTCCACCCATAATAGCTTCTAGCTTAGGATGAATATACGCAGGAGCTTGCCCTTGCATCTTCACGCCACGATATGTCGTGTGCATGTTAGACTCCATAGGACCGGGACGAATCAATGACACAAGGTCACTTAATTGTTCAATTAACTCAGGCTGGAGATTCTTGCTCCACGTACGACCAAGTTGCTTTTCAATTTGAAAAACACCAACAGTAAACCCCTGTCCAATCATGGCCCAAGTAGCAGGATCATTCAATGGAATTGTAGAACGAGAAGGTCGAATACCACGACGTTCCTTAACAAGATTCATAGTAACCTGAATATCGTCCAAGGTCGTTAGACCAAGAATATCCAACTTAAGCAGACTAAGAGAGTCTACCGTGTTCATGTCCCATCCAAAAATCAAATCACCGTCTTTAGAACGCGTAAGAGGATAAGGACTTTGGGCAAATGGAATATCTGAAATCACAACTGCGGCAGCGTGAATACCAGTGCTCTTGTAACATCCTTCAAGAGCAAGAGCTATCTTAAACCACGGTGTATACTTATCGTAATACACCTTAAGCCCTGGAACAGTGTCAATGGCCTCTTGCAAAGTAATGGGTACGTGCTCGTCATTCTTGGCAGGTACAAGTGCCGTAATTTTGTTGGCCTCATCGAACGGCATGCCGTATACCTTAAAAACTTCTTTCAAGATTGCCTTAGCCTGTAGACCGCCAAGCGTTACAAGCTGTGCGACATTACCTTCACCAAATCGCGTGCGAACGTATTCAAGCACTTTTTGACGATAAGAACGCGGCACGTCAGTGTCGATATCGGGCAAGCCACCACGTCCCTTGTTCAAGAAACGCTCCCAAATCAAACCATATTCCAATGGATCAATCTCGGTAATCCCCAGGGCATAGCTAACCAAGCTACCTCCAGCACTACCACGTCCACGCCCTAACAAAACACCTTGCTTACGTACCCAAGATACAACATCATGAACAATGAGGAAATAGTCTACAAATCCCATTTCTTCAATGTCAGCTAGTTCTCTGTCAAGACGTTGCTGATAGGTCTCAAAACTATCGCCAGCTTTTGGATTAATACCAAGAGCCCTCATGCCGTCGTTTGACAGTTTGCGTAGATATTCTGATGCATTGGTTCCTGCCGGAACAAACTCGTAACGAGGCAAACGTCTTTTCTTGAGATCAATGTTAATCTTGCAACGCTCGGCGATTTCCAAAGTTAAATCTAGTTCTTCTGGCAAGAACCCAAGCCGCTCCATGTCCTGACGTGACTTGAGGTAGTATTCCTCAGCAGTAAAAACAGTACTCGTAGCACGATTAAACTGACCCACACCAATTTCTAACAAAGTCTTATGTGCTTCGGCGTCATGAGGTTCAACATAGTGAACATTGTTAGTAGCCACGGTACGCAAACCATACTTTTTAGCAATGGAACGCAAACGACCATTGATAACTTCCTGTTGTGGCAAATGCGTGTTCTGAACTTCCAAGAATAGATGACTAGCATCAAAGATCTTCAAAAGACGACGCACAATGCCGTCTGCCTTAAATAGAGCAGCAGATTCAATTACTTCTCCATCCGTGCCAACCTTATCATACAGACTAGACGACACAAGACCATCTAAGCTGCTGCCGGTAAGACAAATAACACCCTCCTTGTAAAGCTCCAATAGCTTAAAATCAATACGAGGATTGTAGTAGTAATAGTCTTCGGAGTTAGAAGCAGATACCAAACGTGCAATATTCTGCATGCCAGTATCGTTCTCGGCAAGCAAAACTACGTGGTATACGTTACGCATGCGTTGAATCTTCTGTTCCTTAGCGTCTTCGCAAAAGAACAAATCAACGCCAATGATCGGCTTAATCCCAGCTTCTACGGCAGCCCGATAGAAGTGGATTGCATTATACATGTTGCCATAATCTGTCAACGCAACGGCTGGTTGTCCCAATGTCTTGGCTCGCTGTACTAGATCTTGAATGTCAGCAGATCCATACAGCATTGAAGCTTTAGAGCGTACATTTAGATGTACAAAGGTCATTTCGGTCCTTGAAGTCTATCTGGGTTAACCGATCCCTTGGAGCGGCGTTCGTACGTTGTATTGGTTGGCTTGTCGATGCGGCGACCGGGACTCTTGGCGACAGGAACGTTGCGTTCACGCATACGCTTTAGACGCTCACGATTAGCTTTCTCCGTGCTACTTTCAACAAACTCACCGTCCTTGTCTTGGCGTGCGGGACGCACTGGTTGGGCACCGGCACGATCCCACAGATCACCAAGACGCGTTGTAGTCTTGATACTTGCCGATTGGACGTATGTAAGTACAAAGTCATCTACCGGAAATAACTTACAATCACAAGGCTTACCATCGGCACCTACATGATGACACGCAATGTCCTTTGTGTCAACTAGTTCTGGCAAATCATCGATGGTTCCTTCGACATTTACGAAGTCGTCTGAATTAGGACCGTATCTTACGTGCAACATGCTTCTTGAAAGTGGGCCAATGTTACACGCGTGCCCCTTCTCACAACGATAAACTTTAGACGGATTGAACAAAGAGGCACCTTCTTGCAAAAAAATGGGCTGGTTTCCGAGTCCTTGATCTCGACAAACCGGACATACCGCCTTGAGATTGTTAATCTTCTTGTTGAGAGAATCTTCCTGAGTACGCGTCATGAACAATTCTGTCTTATGACCGTGTAACCAACAACAAACAACAACGCGATGCTTACTCATCGTCTTCCTCCTTTTCGTCCCAAATGTGATCAATTAGTCCAAGATTTTGTGCATCATATGCACTAAAAAAATGATCGCCTACGTTCTCGCAATGTTTACGCCAAAACTTTGCATCCCTATTTGTATGTTTTGCCATAAGGTCATACCAACGGTCACCCATTTTATCGTAGTGAGCCAAATCCTTGCGAATCTCGTCGGTACGCTTTGGGCCAAAGTCTTCCCAAGACTGGTGAACCATAAACCAAGTATTTGGAGTAGCAAATCGTTCTCCCGGTTGACCGCAGGCAACCAATAGTGGAGCAGCACTCATGCATTTACCAATAGCCGTCGTATGAATTGGCGACCGCAAAGTACGAATCATGTCATACAACGCGAACATTTCATATTCGCTTCCGCCAAACGACCCAATCAAAAGCTCAATTGGACGAGTACTTGACTCGGAGTCCATGTAATACAGTGCTTTGATAACCGTACCAATAGAACCTTCATCTACTCCTTCAAACAAAAAGATACGACGATTCTGACGATCAACGCCATAATCAAAATATGCGTCGATCCAATCTTTGGTAATACGTGCCCTACGCTTCATGATTTTGAAACTTACCTTTCCATTCGCGACTACATACACCCGTGTCACACAAAGAACGACACTTCCAGGATCGTCGTTCTTCAAACTCCTGATTGTTTCTAACGATACGCGTAATCCACTCTGTCGATTGAATCTCCTGAATCTTGTTACGAACCCATCGTTCTGTTTCGTTGTCTTCCTCTTTTGTAAACGCAAGAGTAATTGGAGACTTGGTAAAATAATCAAACGTCAAGATAACGTTTTTGTATTTATACCCCTTCTTGTTAACGTCGTCAATGAATTCACGACGAGCGGCTAATGAGTACATTTTAACCTGAATATCATCACAACACTCTTGGTAAGTCTGTGTCCAAGATCCAGTTTTGTAATCCATAATGTGAACAGTATCAGAATCTTCTTCTGTTACTAGATCCATAATGCCAACCATCGGAACCTCTGTACCAGGAACCGTAATCTTAAACTCGTATTCTGTTCCAACCAAATTGCCTTGCGAATTGCGTAATGTCTTTTTCCAAATGTCTTGATAACGATCAATTGTACTGGCAAGCATAGAGACCGAGCCATCAAAAAGATCGCGTGGACATCCTGGTAATTCCTTAAGACTTGCAAGAGAAATTGAACAAACACCATCATTGTAATCGGCGTATGGACAAGTATCGCAATAAGGCTTGCGATCAGTGTATTCGTCTGGCTTTGCCCAAACAAGTGGCGTTTCCATTACGGTTGGCTTGCCAAACTTGTCTGTCGTTTCGAGCTTTCCGCCATAACCACGATAAAGGCGTGCGGTCCAATCTAAATCACTACCATTAGAATAGTTCTCTAAAATATCATGAAGAAGAGATCCATGTGAAGCTCCCCAATTTGACTTGAGCTTATGGTCGGTATGATACGTCAACCAATACTTAAACTTGCACATATCAAATGTCTTGATACGGCTGGGTGAAATTGATTTGAGTTTTAACATGATATGTTCTTAAATATGTTCTGGAGCGTAGACACATCAAGGTCGCCACAGTCAGAGTCGGGTGGCAATTCTACTCGTTCAATAACAAAGAGATCTCCAACAATACGCTGTAAACGTTCCCAGCCCTTCTCGCCGGGACTTTGTTTGTTGGCGTACTTACTTGGGTCATCATTGTCATAGGCAACGTATAGTTCACGCACTCCATACTTCACAAGCAGTGTACGATGAGCATGACAAAAACTAGTACCGAGAGTAGCTACCCAATTATGAATACCGGCTTCTTCCAGCTTCATTCCATCAAGCGGTCCTTCTACCAAGATAATACGCTTGTTTGGCCCAAGACAATGCTTAGCACGATACAAGTTGAACAAAATAGAGCTTGTGAAAATATCACCACGCTGTGGCCATCTATTGTAATGACGACCATGAACCCATTTCATGTACTTAACTCCACGCTTTTCAAAATACTCAGGAGTATGTACGGTTCGACCAGTATAACCAACTAAGTGTCCTTCGTGATCACGTACAGGAAACACCACGCGACCATCCATGTAAGTTCCAGGGCGAATCCATAATCCAGCTTCATACTTACGTAAAACCTCAAGATCAAAGTCGCGATTCAAAAGATACTGAGGATCGGGCTGTAAGAATTTGAGATTGTCTTCGGACAGCGGTTCGTGAATATGCAACTGAACTCCGCGATGCAAGTTCTCTGGATCAGGAGCGGCTGTAGTAAGATCAATTTCGCGATCTTCAAGCATGGACGTAATCCACTTTATGGTCTCACGAAAATTGATTCCCTTAACGCTACTAATCAAACCAAAGATATCGTTACCACGAGATTCTTCACAATGATGTGACCAACATACCCACTTACCAAGATCAACACGCCAACTCCAGGCAGTTGGATTATCACGATCTCCACCGTGTTGCTTACAAGGACAACACGCTTGAATTAATCCATCGCCACGATCATGGTATTCAACACCAAGTTTATCTAGCAAATAAGCAATCTGCCGATTCGCATGATTACGGAGAGTGCGTTTTTGTTCTTCTTGAATGTTAGTCGTCATCATCGTCTCCTGCCGCCTGTGGTTGCTGCTGCTGCTGCTGCTGCTGTGGCGGCTGAACACTACCAATATCCAACTCAACAAATTCACCAAAACTCAAATTAACATTAAAGTTAATGTAACTACCCCATAATCCACGCCCATAACGTGATTTGAAAATCTTAGACATGTGCGTACCCATGCTATCCATAGCACGCTCCTGGTCTGACTTTCGCTTAAAGTAGCTTACCGAGTCAACGTTCTCGCTGATACGCTTACCGCCAGCAACACACTTAATACCCTCGTCAACTTCGTTGTTCGTCTGACCAAAAGCAATGCATGGCACATTGTATTTGTTCATAAAATCGTGCAGATTAGCAACATGCAAACCATGCTGCTGCCACTCTGCTAGAATACCACGACTAATTTCATTGGTCATAGCAAGCTTGATGTAATCATATACAATCAAGCACTGAGGAACACGAGTATCACGATCAGGCTTTACGTGTGTCAAAAGCCAACGACGCATGTGTGGAACAACATCAGGAACACTAAGTCCACTAATCGATTGATAGTAGATCGGCATGTTCTTAATAAGATCCCACAACCTCGAATCACGCAAGCGACGACCACATGCCAAAATTTCATCAATCTTGTTTATGTCAGTAACACCACGATCACGTAGTTCTTCGGCTGACAAACGCCAAAAACCAGTCTCAACATACTCAGACGGCACCTTAGAAATCATAGCCGCCATACGAACCCACTGATCCTGCTTATTCAATTCGCTATCAAGATACAAAACAGGAAGCCCCTTACGGGCAGCGGTAATAGCCGCACGCATTCCAAACTGTGACTTGCCACTACCAGTAGTACCAACAATGAACGTAACTGTGCCATTACGAATATGCCCAATACGCTCTTGCCAAATTGGATAACCAAGATCCAACCCAACGTGACCAGGATCATCGGCTAACGAATCAATGAACTCCTTAAACCCCTCACGCATGTCTTCAATGGCGTGCTCGCCCTTGTCTAGAATATTCACCTTGTTAACAATACCATTTTCAACCTTACTAATCATGGTTGAAAGCGGATCGTCAGTTGAAGCAAGATAATCACGTAACTCAATGAAAGCCTCTTGGTACTTGTCCTTAAGAGACTGACGCTTGACCTCTAAAAAATGAGCGTCCACTTCATGAATCGTAATCTCTTCTGCAAATAGCTCATCAAGCCACTCGCCGTTTTTAGTAGCCGCTAAATAGTTTTGATGACCAAGAGCCTTAGCCTCCGCTACAAGCTTAGCTTTTGTAATCGTCTCCGTTTCCTTATCTACAATCAAAGATCGCATGGCCTCAAATGTCATGCGTGTAACGGCATGCTGAAAATCCTCTTCGTCTAGATATTCAACAAACTCAAAAAACTTGGATGGATACTTAGCAACTCCAGCCAAAAAAATCTTTTCAGCAGCAACGTTACTCATTGTCTCTAGCGTCCTTAATTAAATCCTGTAGTTGTTCTGCTGTTACGGTGTTGCGTACTTCTACGAGACGAATATCATTAATATCACACCATCCACGCTTACGTGTGTCACGTTCTTGTGATTTTAAGAATCCCTTTTTGTCACCGTGAAAAAACCTGTTGAATTCGTCATGCTGTGGACCATGATACTCGAACGCCAAACTATGATGTGGCATGTAAAAGTCTATGAAGAGACGTTCGTCTGGAATAGGAAACTCTTCCAGTATAACGGCACTGGTGCCATAAATAGCACGCAAACTCCTGCCAAGCAGGAATTGTCCAACGGACTTGCTCTGTTCGCGTGAACGCATTGGATAGCGTTCTGGCAATATATCCATGCGAATTTCGCGGTTACTTAGGGTCTTGAATTTCATTAGTTAGATTGTCAATCGGATCAATCCCACCAACATCCATCTTCGTCAGCAATTCTTTTTCAAGCTTAATAGCCAACGTACTATCCATTAACAAGCGACGAGCCGCATTAAACTGACTCATGCACGTTTCTTCAAGTTCGCCATTTTTACCTTTGACAAAATCATTAGTTTCTCTGTCTAGTTTTGGCAAGAAAACCTGCTGTCCTCCTTTGCCGCCTAAACGCAAAACTCCAAAATTACAGCACTTAGTGACAAGCTCCTGTTCGCGAAAAATACCATTCTTAAAGAGAATGGGAAACTCACCTTCGCAACCATCAGGAGCCACCTTGTTTTTTACGACCTTGTAACGAATCACAACCCCAATACGTTCGCCATCAGAATCAACTAAAGTCTGTGCTTTACCGGGCTTCTGTAAACGAATACGCTGCGAAGCGTAGAACTTAAGAGCACGCCCACCAGGAGTATCTGTTGGGTCGCCGTACATAGTGATCTTGTCGCGAATCTGATTGACAAAAATCAAGGCAACTTTATTCTGCTCTGTAACGCTGATCAACTTACGCATAGCGTCTGACATGAGCTTGGCCAAATTACCAACCTTGTTCTCACCAATCTCACCAGCCAGAACGGCTGACGGCTGAGCAGCATCAATCGAATCTAAGATAGCTAAGCCTCTAGGTACCATTGTAGAAAACTTCCTCATGGCCTCAAACGCTTGTTCACCATTAGAAGCATTGACAATCCATAGCGGACAATTGCCAAGCTTGCCCTTCTTCATTTGTTCAACGGCTGCATCTAGATATGGACGCAAAGTACGTACGGTAAGCATTAAAGAAAGATTAAGGTTTTTCTCCATGTTAACATAGAGAACCGTCTTACCGGCTTGCAAAGCACGACCAGCAACCTCCAAAGCCAATGTAGTCTTACATGTCCCCTCTTCACCAAAAATCTCTGTAATGCGACCTTCTGGAAAAGGAACAGCTAGATCGTAATCTAAGTTAAAAGACCCAGAACGATTAGACTCGGGATCTCCAATCTCGGGTGCAAGCATAGCTCGCACACCTTCCGCTTCTACCTCTTGCTTAAAGAAGTCAAACGAAATCTCAGGCTTCGCGGTTTGTTGTTGTTCAGTTGGTTTCTGCTTCATTACGTTCTAGCTCTCTCAAGAATGACATTAAAGACTTCGGACGTTCTTGCTTGTATGTAACTCGTTCTAGGCCAGTCGCCGCTAGCTCTTTGCGACGATCAGTGTAAAGTGTCGCCACTTGTTCAAGTTGAAGTGGCTTAAAAAGCTTACGAGCCACAACGGCCATCTTTGCAAATTCTGGCGAACTAATAGCATGGGGCTTGCACTTCCAAATGTAAAACGCAAGCTGCTGAGCGGATAGCTCATAGGGCTCTTTCATTAGCTTCTTTAGAGCAGAAACCAATCGTCCCCACTCTTTGCCATTATCACCTTTCCAAGGAAAAATGTCAGTACGAATATCGCGATTGAGCCAAATGAACTCAGCCAACATGTTGGCGTCGTCGTGCTCAATGCCGGGAGTGGTAATAGAAGCGTACTTCACGGATAATCGTTAATGATTGTAGCCAAGTCGTTTTCCTTGTACGGCCTAATCTCTTGTCGTACGGTTCCGTCTTGGTTAACCCACGTAATGATGATCTCGCGGGCCTTTACATACCCAATGCCACATTCGCGGCCCTCAATTATACCACTCGCCGTCATGAGGGCGTGCATTTTTTTACTGTGCCAGTAACCGTTAATCTGAGGACAGTCTTCGGCATCCCTGTACGGAACCAGTAACACGCGACGACCATATGCTTCAAGTCGCAGGTTTGTTATCTTTAAACCATGCAACCGAACATACTCTCTAAGTCTCAACCAGGAAGAAATTTCCTGGGGGGTAACATCCTCAAAGACGGTCGTACCGTCCGATAGAGACGCAATCCAGCGAGTTACAGTAGAATCCTTCGCTGGATTTGGTACAAAGGGATGTTTCGAGCTAAAAGCCAAGTTCATGATCTATTCCAAAACTGCCGGTGATATCAGCACGGCGAGTGGTAAGAACATTATGGCACGGCATTCAAGACTGTCAATACAAAAGGGCGACAAGTTAACACTTGTCGCCCCTTCTTTTTGTTAGAATCTATCCTGTTCGCTTACAAGAATTCAAGCTGTAGATAATAACCAAAGTCAATCTTACGACCAGCCTGAGATGGAGAACCACTAACGATCAAGTGGAAATCATGAACTGTTGCAGAAATTGATTGATCGGCCAACGCTAAGGCAGCACCACCGCTTGAAATCTGCGACCAGCTAGCGTCACCGGCATTACCAGCAGTATCCTGTAATTGTGCAGCCTGAATGACAATGTTTGAAGCCAAATCGCCAATATCAGGAACACCAGAACCAGCAGTGAAATTAACCGCACGGAATGTAGCTGTTTGCGTAACGACAGCCGTACTGGTAGGATCTGTAAAACGTGCCAATAGTGTACCGGAGTTCTGTGGAATACTAGCCAGGGTGTGACCAGTAGAGGTCAACGGAACGCCAGAAACAGACGCATCAGATGCACCAAGATACTTGACATTAATCATAACACCACGATCTGTACCAACATGATCAGTACAATGCGTACGATCTTGGTATTGACCCACGATTACGGCAGAGTTCGGAGCACCAGCGGAACCAAAAAAGCCCATACGATTAGGGCTATTTGTAGCTCCAATTTCAAAAGCAAAAATCTCTACGTTGGGAGTCGCACGAGTTGATGGCGTACCACCCATTGCTCCAGAACAAGCAAAAAAACGAATTCCTGATACCATCTTTTATCTCCTAAGTCAAAGCAACTATCCTAAAACAGGAACGTTACTTCGGACCATGCTATGACAAACACATCAATGCTTGCAAAAGAATACACTAATAGCCCATATACAGTAATTCACGTCTTGGCATAAAAGAATTGACGGCAGTTTCAAGTCTCGTCAATGCTACAATTTCCCAAGCCGTAGAGGTTTCCTGCAAGCGTAAAAGATACAAATCGCCACCATTAAAGGGATTCGTATTTAGCTTAAAACGAACGATAGCATAAACACCAGGAACAACGTGAGTTGACGACGTTACTTCAAAAAGATCCATGATTTCAGCGGTCTGAGCTACACCAAGTTGTGCCGCACCATTGATGTATTTTGCGGTCGCTGGCGAAATTTCAGCTTCACCAACCGGACCAAGATTAGCCGAATTATCAAACGGATCACTGCCTTCATCAATAAAGTTGATTGGAAATATACCGCTTGTAGCAAAATTTGCATCACCAGGAGCATTGTTTAGTACAAAATAGAATAGAACATCTTGACCATTAACATAAGCTCCTCTTGCATTATGTATTCCACTAGGACGATTGAAAACATACTTAGTGACGTAACTGAACGAAGAGTCTAATTTCCACAAATCAAAACCAACGAATTCTGCATTGGCAACAAAGTAGTTTGATCCGTTAAACCAAAAATCACTAAGAGAAATGACTGCACCTCCGAGAGGAAAAAGGTTGTCACCATTAGGAGAAGATGAAATTGTTGTGATAGTCGTTACAAGATCTAGATTGTCATTGTAGCAACCGAAAACAAACTGTCCGGAAGTAGGGGTAGGTGTTGATTTTGCAACTATTGGAGCGACACGATAGATGTTGTTTGACGAAACACGCTCTAGTCCTTTTCCAGTTCCCCAATTACGCTTATTGATGCCTCCAAAAACATCAATGTCTATTGGTGTCATATCCGCATAACGAAGCCACATTCTGTGTCCTGTATACGGAGACAAAACAGCAAGACCAGAAGGATATCCAAAGTTAGGACCGCCAAAAGACGAACTCAAGGATACGTCTGTCATCCATATGCAGTCATTAAAGACATGATAACCACCATTGGCAGTAGTGGTAGTAGAGCTTGTTGGATGATCCGAAGGCCAATACACTTCTATTGGTGGCCAGTGACTAAAAATACCCGACTCAATAGTTGCATTTGGAAAGTCTACGAATCTATTAGCTGCACCAATTCTATACACTCCACTACCTTGTGAAGTTGGAGTGATAAAGACAAGCGTTGTTGGTACATTAGGATTGTATGGAGCACGAATACCTTCGGAAAAAATCGTAAAGTCTACATCGCTGCCAAACGTACGCTCCCTAGATAACATGAGTTTCGTCTGTGGTCTCAGCATGTATCCATGTAAACGCAACGCTCCAGACGATACGTGTGACGTTCTGTATGTAGACAAATTAGCTGGCTCTCTACCGTTCAAATCAATAATAGAGCCATCGGTCTTTTGAAAAGCTGGAAAGACCGGGTATTGTTGAATAGCAAAGGTATCATTCGTATTGTTTACCCTGAGTCCATGTGCCTCATCAAAGCCCAAACCAGCAATATGTGGTGCCGGATTGAACATCACTTCTGAAAAATCGATATCGTATAAGACGCCAGATGCTCCTAAAACTTCATCAGAAACATAATCGATAATTCCAATTTCTGATGGTCTTCTATGTCGCCAATGCCCAATTCCAGTGAAAAATGCTTGATCGTCAGAGCCATTTATGAATCCACTCGTACTTTCAGGAAACAAAGCTTGTAGCCACCCTGCACGATATTGATATGTGTCTAAGTCAGTGTCAGCTTCGTACAAATTTAAGAGTACATTCAACGCTGCACGACACTCTAAAATGTGATCAACAAAAACAACTGCCCCCGGATTAAGAGCATTGTCTAAGGTTGTACCATTAGCCTTTGGTTCATATTGTCCAGATGGCAAAGCGTCCGTATTGATGTATACATTGAATGGCTGCAAGTCAGAGTAATCACCAATCCATTTTCTAATTTCAGCAGTAATTACAAACTGTGCCTGTTCTAGCAAAATGCCAGACAAGCCCAACGGGATAGGCTTTGATTCAAATCTTCTGCCGCCATGAGCGTACTCATACGGCACTACACCTGATTGCATAACCATTACGCGTACCTAATAAATGCTGGCTTTACTATCTGAATGAAATTTACTTGAGCTGTAGCACCAAGCGTTCCGCTTGGAACGGTTGCCCTGGTTAAGAAACCACGATCACCAGATGTAGCAAACTGTGGATATGGAATCGGTACTACATCTGAATACAACGTACCAGACGTAACAACAACACCATTATTGTTAAGTATTCTGCAAGTTGCACGAGCATTAACAGTAGTTGCAAGGCTTACTTCAACAATCTCAACTGGTGTAACACCAGCAGAATCTTGAACAGTACCAGCTACATAGATAGTACCATTGCTTGCTCCTGGAGCAATAGGTGCATCTCCTTGTGCTGCAAGCGTAGTACGATCTCCAATTGAAACAGAACCATTAAGAACTTGTACGCCAAGAATAGCACGCTCAACACCTAACGTTGAGAGAGTTGTAGGGTCTACGATAGTAACGTCATATGCCGAAAGATCGTTAGCGTTGACATTTTGAATTTGTACAATCGTACCATTTCCAAAAGGACGCCCCTGAGTGAAGTATCTCAGCACGCGATTACCACCGGGCAATTCAAATTCGTCCGTATGATACAGTGCTTCATCTCCAACATTCAGGAAACCATCAATACAAATAGCACCTTTCGCGAAATCCGGATTGCTAGAAGAAAAACCAAAAGGCGGCTTGTAATACGAATTCTGATCAAGACCACGATAACGTTCTTCTTCTTGGGTCGCAGGATTGCTACCAAGCGTGAAAACATTAGTAACGTCCGTAATGGTTACACGAACGGCTCGTTTTTCTCTATCGAAGAAAATAGGCGGCAAGAATGAATCGCCCGGTAACAACGGATCAGGAGGATTACCCGGCAGAGGATTCAACAATGACAAGTCAGTAAAATCGATAGGATTGATTACGCCATTAAGTTGAGCACGCACACGCTCACCAAGCGGTGCTTCACGACCAAACTTCGGGAAGTAGGACTGTATCTTATAGCGAGTTCCAAATCCTTCGATGCCAAACGAAATATTCAATTCGCTAACACCATGACTGATTTCACCATAGCGACCAGAAGGACCAATGCCTTGTTCTGCAAATGCATCAAAAGACAACAATGGTAATCCAACTTGTTGGAAGTCAGCATATCGTGAAGAACTACGCGGTACAATCTTACCTTGTACACGACGAATAGCACGATCCGTCATAATCTGTAAAGACGTTTGATTACCTTCGGGAGAATAAGCCCAAGGTACAAATTGATCATCAAGCTGAACGTCTTCATCACGTTCATAATGCAGATCTCCCAAAACCCATTGGCCTGGATACGTTTGACCATAACGACTACGTGCTTCTACTGGAATAGCTACACCAGACAAAGAATCATAAACGTTCAAGACAATTGCTGGATTAATGATATCCGTCAAGCCAGAACCAGCAAGCTTTGTATTCGTAGTGACTAATGTAGACAACTGCCTAATGATTGGATCAACGCGAAGACCGCCCGATGGTCCAGCGTTAATTGGCAATTGACACCATATCGTACCCTCGGGGTAATCTTCAAAAGAATAAAGCTCGTCACTACGAGGGTCTTCTACGCGATTACCAACCAGTGTTAACTGAACGGGGATATAGTGATCGCCCGAACCAGTAGGATTAAAAGGAGGTGCGTCTTCTGTCCAGTTACCAAAGCCAGCAGGATTACTATCGCCCTGCGGACCATAAACCGTACTAGCCGGAAGACGGCAGTACGCACGTACACGGAAATCGTCAGTGACGAACGGACTAATAGGACCAAGAGCACGATTGATTTCGTAATCTTCTAAGTAAACACCACTACCAACCGATATCACAACGCCTGAAGTTGAAAGACCGTATCCCTGAACTTGATTCTCTACGTTTGCCCAAGCCGCATCAACAAGACGGAACAAACCAGACGCTTCATTGAACAACAGTCCTTCGGCTACATACGAACGTCCATAGTGACGTGACGCGTGATCGCTAATGCGTGAATAAAAAGACAAAACCCAGTTTTGCTCCTGGTCACGTCTATTGCTAATAATACGAATACCAGATGCTTCATTGCCGGTTCCAAATGCTGCCAACGGCATAACTGGATCCAAACGACTCTGGAAAGTTGGATGTTGTGCTGCAATCGATCCTGCGTCTACCGGCAAAGCAAATCCTGGTGGATTAGCCGTCGTCAGATCTGTTTGATAAATCTTGAAATACGTCCACTGTTCAATGCCAGCAAGAGCAAGTTGTAGCTCTTTTTCAGTAGGTATGTACGTACGATAAAAACCGTCTGCGTCATAAAAGCCTATTGTCAAACGAGACCAAGCTGGTGTGAAAACAATGTTGATTCCAGAACTCTTAACGTCTTTGTTTACGTGACCGTCTAAACCAAATGTATCAAGACCATCAATTGGACTCAATAAATGTGAGTTAATGAAACCTTCTTGGTGTCCACCAAGTACACGAAAACGTGTTGGATCCGGAACAACGTCCTGACCAAAACCCAGTTGCTTTGTTTCGTTTAATCCACTCGCACTACCAAATTGCGACACAAGATCCAGAATATCATTTTCAGATAGATCAAAAGCTACCTTCTTGTTAATTAGATTTAGACGCTGAGCGTCCATGTTCCAGTACCAATCGTAACCAGTATCTTGAAGGATACGAGTAATGGCTTCATCAAGAGTCGTCAGATTAAACTGAAAACGCAGAGCGTCAATTGTGCCACCAATATTGCTTTCAAGTTGTTCCGCTGTTGGAAGTTCCGTAACAGCAATCGAACATTTTCCTTGGTTAAAATGAAGCTGAATAGCCGTCAATAACTGATTATACGTTCCACCAAATTGCAAAATGCGACGATACTCTCTAATATTTGGATCGTTTGGATCACCGTTGAGATCGTTCAAACCATTGACTATACGATAAGCACGGGCAATTGAAACGACACCGCTTGGTGCGTCTTCTCCTAGGTCTTCAGTATGAATCTTAACGCGACGTAATTGACGACGATCATCCTCTACAGTTATACCAACTACAGTGCCACCAGTAGTCGTAGTATAGTCTGCGTGTGTTACGCGACCACGGAAAAAGAAGTCGCCAACAAACAATTCTAACGGATGACCAATATTGGGCAATTGTCCAGAGGCACCATGAAATGCACAAGAATCGCCACAAGGAATCCACTCGGTTTGAAAGGAATGAGGCGTTACATTGAAACCAAACGTAGCATTAACAGAAGACAAAAAGGCACAAAGCTGTGACCCTGGGGCATTGCTATTAAACTGACCAGAAGGCCACGCAATACCATTAAGCGGCACTCCTACGCCACTTACGACAACTCCATTCGAAACAAGAATATTCATACCTTACGCCCCTCCGTTTGCGAGGAAATCATTACCGGCTTCCAAGCTATCACACCACGTAACACCACGCGAATCTCGAACACACCAAATTGGTTTATACGTACCGGGCTCCGTGTAAACGTGCGTTGGACTAAATGCCGTAGTCGTTTGTCCGTCATCAAATGCCAGAAGACGAGAAACAATGCTTACTCCAGGCGGCAAGATGTCAACAGTTGTAGTAAAGTCTACCGTCAAACCAGCATTACCAGAACGAGGTACACCAGACAAGCTTACGATTACTGGATTAATACCAGATGCAGCGTTCACAATACGTGTAGCTGACGCATGCAATCCATCTGAGTCAATTGCTTCAAAACGGACAATGTAGAATCCACTTGCAGCAAAACGATGTTGAATTGGATAGAATCCAGCACCACTTACGGCTACGCTAACGGAAGGCGTAAAGTCGCTGAAGTTCCAACGAGTTTGAGTGATTGTCTTACCCCGCTGACCGGAGGCAACGCCTACGAAATACTGATTGAACGGAGGCATTAAGCCACTAACGGTAGTATTCGGAACAATAATACTTACCAATGGCGGTACTTCGTTCTGGAAAATCACTAGTTTAGCGTCAAAATCAGACGCAATAGTCTTAGCGATTTCCATTTGTGCATCGAAGTCTTGTGCTGCCATAACTTCAACAGTAAAGCTGGTATCAAATTCTATACGTCCTAACAAACCGCCAAGCATATAGCCACCAACAATACCACTACCCAAATCACTGGCCTGGATTAAACCACCAATAGAATTAATGGCACCCTGTGAACCAAGAATTAAACCACCAAACAAACCAGAACCAACATTTTGACCGTGAATATAACCGGCCACCATGCCAGATCCCAGGTAAACACCAACAACGTAACCAGCGGCAATGCCAGACATTGTATCAACGCCTTGCAAGAAACCACCAATTGTTCCTGTACCAAACACAATACCAGATACGTAGCCACCAATCAAGCCACTCGCTGCCGTACTAGCAGAAATGTAAGCACCAATAACGCCCGATGCAGTGTCTTGACCACGAGACAAACCACCGATCAAACCAGATCCAGTATCTTGTCCGTGTACGAAACCACCAATTACACCACTTGCAACCGTACCCGTTGCATCATCAATGCCGTTCAAGGCAATGTAACGAACCTCTGGTTCAGATAGCGATCTACTAAAATAGAAAACATCTGTCAATACTGACGTAAAATCATAGATGTTAATTGTATTAAATGTCCATGCATCAGTTGCGTGCTGCAAGAACGTAATATGACGCACGAAAGGATCTGCCGGAATCTGAATAGAATTAGCTGGGTTTACAGCAAGCTTCATTCGTACAGAATCTACAAGCTCGCCATTCAGATAACAACGAACAGTGAAATCCGCAGGATCATAAGTCCAGCAATAATGTGCCCAAGAATCTAGACGCGGAGACTTAACTTCACTTCTACCAATACGATCAAATGCAATCAAAGAAGTTTGCGAAGAAGACTTAGTGCCTTCTCCGAAAATTCCACACATTACTTGACCAGACATAGCAGCGTTGTTTGTATTCGACAAGTACATATTGCCACTTGTCGAAATAATCATTTTCATATTTTCTGAGTCATCTTGTCCAATGACCCAACCGTAATCATTGTCAACTGTTGTAGTTGTAACAGAAGTTGGAATAATGCCGTATGCCAAAAGAAGATCAAAACGACTTAGTACAACGTCTTCTTTTTTCTTTGCAAAGAAACCAATTGAAAAGCCGTCGTTTGGATTGTTAAAAACAGAACCAGACGCCATAAAAATTGGCAATCTATTTGGATTACTATTAGTAACCTGCAAAGAATTGTACGAAATACCGCTACATTGAACACCGAGCGAACTATCTTTAAACATAGCCGGTGCATAACGAATGTAATTAGCAGCTTGCGTTGCACCAATTGTATCGTTGTATCTTTGTGCTGCCGGAAATAGATGATTGTTTTTTGGACTTAAATCAGTAGTACCAGATCCATTACCGTCAAAACCATTGAAACGCCAGTAACCCTGAATGTCTGCGTCAGCAATTGTAACCTGCGTAGTAGACATTTGATTTGTAAAACCAGCAATAGACGGAGACTGAATGCCGCTATTCGCCAACGCTGCAACTTCGTCTTTTAAGAAAACTCCCTTCATAAGGAAGATTTCACGCATAAAGATATCGCCTAAACCAGCTTGCCACCCTACAGTAGAAGTGTATAGGTCGCTTGCCAAAACGCCACCAAACTGTACGAGTACAGTAGAAGCAGCATCTTCAACTACACCATCGGACCACACACGCGAATTGACGTGCGGTAAAGTACGTCTATGTGTCAAAACACCATTAATCCATAGACTAATAGTATACGAAGATTGACCAGCAGTAATACCATTGAATAAATATGGATTATCAAATTTGGTATGTACAAGCACTTTGCTTGGTACTCCAAAAGGCAATCTACCGGAAACCAAAGGAATCTGATTAGCGGCAGTAATTGTATCCTCACTGCCCATGATCTTAATAATCACACCAGACCCACCTAGACCAGCATCAAATCCCAACGGATCTGGATTATTAGCATTAAGTGAAGTCAAGAAACCATGATACGAAGCGTCACCCGCTCCTGGAGATGAAGCTTGATTACCAATAGCAAACAGTAAACAATTTGTATGAATTGCAGTAGTTGCCGCAGTACGAACAGTGTCTACTGCCGGAATACGACCACTAGGAGTTACTTCAAAAGCAACAATATACTCGCCCGCAATGTTCTGTGCTGACGAAGATCTCGTTTCTATTACCGGCTTGTGACGAATAGAATTATTGCCATAAGACGACTCAGACTCACCAGCATTAGTTGCTCCTTCTGTTCCTAAAGATCCAGCGTTAGCAACAAAAATACCAGAAGTAATCCCAAGGTTACCATAGCTAGAAAGCTCCGGAGGATTTGTACGCGTTCCAAAGTGATCAATGCGTGCAGTACCGTCATTACGATACACGCTACCAGCAGCATCATTTAAATCCACGTCATACCAACGCTCATCCGTAGGACTTGAGTCGCCACGCACCAAGTGACTTGGTACTCGGCTCCATACGCGTGCTTCATCAAGAACTAAAACGTCAGAAAGTAGATAGGTATTACATGGCCAATATCCAACAAGACGAGGATCATGACGTGTGCGATAAATAGAAGACAGATCAACAATGCCGCTTAAGGCAATGCCGCGTACTGTTTGTGTGTTCAGAGCACCATTTGCCATGAAACAAGGACCAAGCCAAATGTCAATACCTCCACCAGTATGCAAACCGCGTGTCACAGAATCCAAAATACCGTCTTGAACTCCGTTTCCAAACATTAACGGATATCCACTACCAGTGATTCGACGCAACTGATCGGTAAGTGAATTAGGTAACGTTCCGCTTTGTGCTAAATGACCATTGAGGAAAACAGAAAGTCCTCTTGTTTCATTATCATAAGCTAGGGCAATATGAAAGCATGATTGATTGTAATACTCAAAAGATCCATCAAGATTAAACACGCGAGTAGAGGCAGCATTACGGTTGCTTCCAAGAGTATAAACTTCAATAGCAATTCTTTGTTGGTTTGTTACACCACTTACAGTACCAACGATGCCGCCAGTATTAGTTGTAAAAGCAGCAGACGCAGGATCAAGTGCTGCATTTGTAACGGTAGTTACTGAACCCCACGAAAAGAAGATGTTATCATCACGGTTAGCGGCGTTATTAAGACTACACCATGTACCAAACGTCCAGCTTCCACCGTCTAGCATTTCAAAGCATACGCCACTTGGTACAGCATGATAGTTAGACGTGTTTGTTCCATTGTGGAAAACACCACCAAAACCATGTGGACCAGGGGCAAAAACACGCTCAGAAGAAGAACCGGCGTCGTAATTTGAATTAGCTGCCAAGTGCGTTGAGCTTACGTCGCCATATCCAGGCTCCATGAATGGATAATACGCAATCAAGTAGCTAGACGTAAGGCGTGTAGGAGAAGGTACAATAGTCTGTTCAAGTGCTGGTTGTAGTCCACCACGCTGATGCATTTCAAGCACTTCTCCTTCATTGAGAACACGCTTGAAAAAATACAAACCAGAAACAAGATGATTCCATCCGCTCGTACGTTCATAGTCGTCTGTAGCGGTAGTTCCATCATCCGAAGCACCAACAGTAAGTGAACGTGCTAAAGCATTAGTAATAAGATTTGTATTAGCTGCCGTCAGGCTGGCTGAAGTTGTCCCACTAACGGCAACATGACCATCTTTATAAAGAACAATCTGATTCGAAACGCCATCGATAAATCGGAAGCTGTATGAAAGATGGGTAAACTTTCCAGATTCAATAGGTACACTTAACAAATCTGCTGGAGCAGCAGTACCAGTCTTTTCAATGAATGCAAAAGCACGTAATTGATTACCAGCAGTAGCATCAAAATTGAACTGTGCTGCACGATCCATAGCACCGGAAATACCAATGTGCCAACCAGCGTTAGACGTGTTCGACTGAAATGCTCCAACAAGAGTGTGTGCTCTACAAGCTTCAATAGCTGAATTAGTAGAAGCCAACATGTTAGAGTAGAAAGACAAATTACCATTGCTATTTGGATATACCCAAAAACCAACAGTGAATCCACTATTAGCAATGGCTGGTTGCCAAATTTGTTGTGCTCCTCGACTTGATCCACCAGCCATTACTAAATAACGACTCAATGGAGACGAATCGGTACCAGTTTTCCAAGCTCCTTGCACTTGATACCCGGTGTAAAATACACCAGACTCAGGATTAAACACGGTGGCACGCCCAGGCCACACTGACATAAATTCCTCAAGATTGCTTACGTCTGCAACAGCAACCGTCAAGTCTAGCCCAATACCACTAGGAGCAAAACCAAAAGCAGGGGAATAGTTTTGCCAAATTGGTGCTCCACTCGGCTCGTTCAGTGGCCAAAAACCAACAAGAGAACCATCAGTAATGAGATTAGGCATTTAGGCCCTCCATGACACGATATTCTCCGGTAAATGGAGATACACGATAACGACGCACAACATTGCCACCACCATCAACAACGTCTAGATTTATGAACAAATGATTGGCGTTTTGAATTGGCTGACGACTGATAAACCAGCTCGGTTTCTTGCCTTCCATATCAAGGCTATAGTATTCAGTCACGTAACAATGACGATCCGAGTCTGACCAATCTTCTTGAGAAATTACACCAACGGAATCAAAGTAATCTTCCGGTGTACGGAAAGCTCGAAAGTGAACAAATGACGGTAAGCATGGAAGGTTGAGTGTTAAGCCTTCATAGACGACAACAGAGTTTACAGCAGTGCCGCCGAGACGAAACGCCTCATCTACCCTTTTGGTGCAGGGTATAAATGCCGTGTGGTCAAAATGGGTAATGACCGTTAGAAGGCCAGAATTGCCTTCATGTTCAAAAGTAGCTTTTGCCATGTCCTTGCTCCTGAGACTAAGCGAACGCTACGCCTCATGTCTAAAAATACACTAAGGTCGGGTGCTCATGTTAAGCACCCGACCTTAGTTAGCTCATCTACCCAAAATCACAGTAGATTGGTGAAAGGATCACCCGTAGCCACACCAACACCAAGATTGTGTACAGCTTCAACTTCGCCACCACGGCTGGTACCAGACACATCACGGTCTGTGTGCCAGACTAGGCGTGTGCTGTAGCTCCAAAGAACTTGGTTTGCGTTGTTGGTGCTGCTAGTTGCATTGAAAGTTGCCATAGCATTACCTCCTAAGAAAAGTTCGAACGTCCGAAGAGACACGATGTCTCAAAAAAAGAATACACTAACCTAGATCTAATACAAAAGCATTAGACCAGTAGTTAAACACTAGTCCTAGTCTTAAAAGACCAGAACCACATACGCCAAAAGGCCCCAAAGGAGTTCCTAGAGGAACAACGATATTCATGTAAATGAACTCAGAAGAATTACCATCGTCCTGTCCAATGAGGGCATTTCCACCATCTTGGCGACGTACGTTAGGAGCAACAGGAACAGTTAACGGTAGGCGAGCAACTGCCCCAGACGCCAATACGAGATTCGGTAACCACAAACTACCACTAGGAGCATACTGTATAAAACCCCTATCTAGTCCTTGATCTTGTCCTGCTTGAAAAGCAGAATCAGTAACAAGATATAGTCTAAGATCTGAAATTGCTGTACCGCTAGCTGCCAAATTAAACGTAATAGCGGTTACTCTTGAAGCTACGTGTGATGGAAGAGGCGGATTAGTAAGATCAAACCTTACGTTTTCAAACAATAACGTTCCCGATGTGGTGCCAGGAAAATTAGGATTTGCAGTGGCACATCCGGATGCAACGATTTTCTTGAAGGCAAACGAACCACCCGGCAAGTTACGGTTACCAACCGGACTTGCTATCTCTGTCGTATCCCATTCGAACACGCGAATTACAGGAAAATCACCCGCCGCCATTTGATTGAATATGCTTCTCGCGAAGCCTTTCTTGTTCGCTATCTGAAAGTGGTATAAAGCGACTGCCAATACAGCGTGCAAAGACTAGCTTGTCGCCTACTGTAATTAGACGTACGCCGCGTGGCAGACTATTGAACTCTGGTTCGTCTACCTTACGAAGTTCGATTTTGTCATGAGAAGTCATAAATCAACCTGTAACGGAATGAACCAGCACCAGCCCCGCCATACGTTCCAATAGGTACATCACTACTAGCTTCAACAGCAAGATAAACATATTGACTTACGTCAATGTCGGCTATTCCACTCATCCAAGGTTTACCCAATGGAAACTCTGGAGTAGTAATAGTACCAGACAAATTCGCTTGTGACGGCACTACCGTAGGCGTATTGTTAGCAGACGAATTCAATGAAAGACTTGGGACAAAGTGCAATGTCTTTCGCTCTAAAAATCGGAAGGTACCAGCACCCCATGCAGACGTATTCACAAGGAAGAATCGCATGTTGAAAACGCCACTAGCATCACCCAAGTCATTAACTCTAGCATAAGCCAGTTTAGTGGACGTGATAGATCCAGAACCAGTAGTGTTCAACTGACCAAAATCCAGAACACCACCAGCACTCGTGTCCAAAACACGCAAGAATCCAGCAGCACCTAGCTTTAAGTGCCTTGATCCAGAAGGATTAATCGATAGACTCTGCTGAATCCATTCAACATCAGGAAACTGAACCATTAGATTGTCCTCAATGCAATGTTAGAATTCACATCAGGTGTCGTTGATAGATCAACAGTGAATGCAAAATCAAGTGTAGCCTGACTGGTAAGATCGGTTGCACTAAACTGTTGATTCAAGTTCGAAATACGAAGAGTTACAAAATTGGCCGGATTGGCGTGTAAGCTCTTAAGACGATTAAGTTCATCTTGAACATACTGAATAGCACGATTTGTATCTACAGTCGGATTGCCAGTATTCTTCGAAGTTGCTTGACATTGAATAGAGATAGATCCTTCCGTTGTAGTCTTAATGTCTTGTATGATGTTTCCAAGGCGTCTAAACGGAATTGCATGAGTAGCATACAATCTAATTCCTTCAACCATAGAAACGCTACAACTGCTACTTACTATACCACTTGGTAAATTAGCAGCGGGATCGTCTGTAAAAGTAATAGAAAAATCGACAGTGCCACGGCACTTATTTTGTGATACAGAATACGAGGTAGGATTGTAGACGGCAATACCGCTTCCATTTCCACCCTCCTTGAACTTAACGTAAACGCCAGAAGCTTCCCAGCGTAACTTAGGCTTAACGTGATTAATGAATCCAGAGCAGGCTCTTTCAAAGCCAACACCACCATCCGGATAATTTGGCGTCAACGTACGTCCAAGTCCTTGAACGGTACCGGCAACCGTTACGGTTGCAACACCATTTACGTCTTCTTCAAAAGACTCTGTGCGTGACGTATAGTAGAATGGTACGCCACTAACAATCGTAAAGATTTCTGTTACCTGATACGTACCATTAGATACGTCAGCAACTTCTTCACGCTGTACAGACACTTCGAAAATAGGACCGCCAGCAGGATTTGACGGATGAGTAATGCCAAACAAACCAGAAGCATTTGGTTGTACAAAGAATGGAATAGCAAGTGGCAGCTTGTCAATACCAATACGTGCTTGAACTGCACGCATAGCCTGCTCAAACTTATCAGACTCACCGTCCGGTCCTTCGGCACTAATGTTGTGCGTAACCTGAACAGTACAAGTATCTGGATTTTCTCTAAACGACCATTGGTCGCTTAAGCTTGATGTAACACCACTAACACCAGAAGCGGTTACTAAGTCTTCTAGTTCAACACTATAGTCAATACGTATGAATTGAGTATCTGCCGGAACGCTAACGCTAGTGACTTTTGGTCTTAGACCAGACGAAATAATCGTACCCGGCGATAAAGTCTTGTTACCAGGACCAGCTAAGATAACGAAATCAGCATCATCAACCGAAAACGCGTTACGTAGTTCAGTTTGCTTAATGAACATTTGCTCGTAACTACCAGACGGAGTTACAAGTACGGTGCCAGTAAGAGTCAAACGATTGAGATTAGCGGTACGAACACCAGCATCGTCAAACTGCGGTTCAATCGTCCAATCAATTAATGGAGCTGGCGTTAGCTTGCAGCCATTATAGTAAACTTCAACGGCTGCTAACGGCGGATTGGGAACTTGAGATAAGACGTTCATCGTGCTTGACCTAGGCTAGAGATAATGCCACGCTCTTGGAGTGCAGAAAGAATGTTATCGAGTTCCGACAATAGTGTTGCAAGTTGCTGATCAACTTGTTCCGCAGCAGCTTCCTTAACGGCAACCGAAATTTGTTCACGAAGACCCTCAAGACCGCTAACAGCAATCTGATTTCTCTGGTTCGTTTCAAGTACAATACGTACATCAGAATTTGCAGAAGACTGTTGTGTTTGTGTTCCTGTACCAGTTTGTAAGGTGTTGGCTTGAATCTGTACATTAGATTCTTCAACGTTAACAAGGGTATCTCTAATGTCACGCAATTCTGCAACAACTTCCGTGAGCAATTCCGAAGACTGAGTACCACTATCCAAATTACTAAGTGACTGCGTAACCGAACGAGCGATAGCCGCAACAACAGTTTCGTTAATTTGCTTGATAGCAGAAATACCAGCAGCAATTGGAGACGCATTACCATCCTGGAAATTAGGAACAAATCCTCGATATCGCATAGGAATGATAGCTTCACTTGTATTGGCTACAGCAAGTCCAGCACCGGCTGGCATAGCACGCTTTTCGCGAGACGCAGCACGTAACAAACCAGCGGCTTCGTCCGGTGACAAATTACCACCAGCAAAGTTTGGAATATATCCCCTAGCCATGTTAGCAACATTGGCAGTAGCTTCAAGTACAGCCAACTTGGCTCCAATTGCACTTGCAATTCCTTTGACAATATTGTCTCCAACTTCACGGAACACAGAGTTTTGATCTGCAAAAGCCTGTGCTTCTTTTTCGATCATCATCAATGTATTCTTATCGTCAGTTGCAATAACTGCATTCAAGAGTTCTATACGTTCAGCGTTAGCCGTTTCCAAAACCGCCATTTCCTGGAGAACAGCATCACGAACCTCGGTAAGGTTTTGCGAAGCACGCTCTTGTGCAATTTGTGCAGCAGCAACAGCCTCCTGTGCAACTGCAACTTGTTCTTGGGCCGAAAGAACCTGTGCAAATTGTAGCTGTGCGTCTTGCAAGGCAAGCTCTTGTAGTTTTGTTAATTGCTCAACTTGTTGATTGTTTAGTTCTTCAATAGATGGCAATCCAGACTCGGGTGCAACTCCTGCACCAACCTGTCCAATTGCTTCAGTTAGCTGTTCTACAGAGAAGCCACCAACGTTCATGGTGCTTGGCAAGAACGAAAGGGCATTGAGAATTTGTTGACGGAACTCTGCCGGTAATGACAACAATGTCTGACTTACTCCTGCTAAGTCTCCTTGACTCATGTTCAAGAAAGCTTCAAACGAACCGCCTAGTTGTTCTGCAACAAACTGTAAACCAGCAATGCCCTGTCCAAGAGCCTGATTTTCTTGACCAGTCTGTCCAAAAATACCAATACCGGCGTTTACAATTTCGTCTTTAGCCTGTTGCAAGAAAGCAAGTGTTTCATCAGCAAGCTGACGCTCTAGTTCAATACGCTTACCAAGAGTAATGTTTGAGTCATTTAACACGTTTCTAAAAGCAACACCAATGGCCGAAAGCTCGCCATCAAAACTAAAAATCGCACCAGTAAGCTTACCAATGTCACGAGCAAGTAAATTGCTCTTGATTTGAGCTTCGGCAATTACACCATTGTAGTTAAGTTGAGCTTGAATCAAACCATCATACGCTTCAGCGAGACCTTGAGTAGAAGCCAACACTTGTTGTTGTGCGTCTTTAAGTTCAGACTGTGCATCTGCTTCTTGGCTTAAAAGATCATCAACTCTTTGTTGCATGAATTCTTCAAAGCCCTGATTGATCTTACGCAACTCATTGTCAAATGCTCTAGACGCATCTGCTAGTTTTTCCAAAGCCTCTAGACGCTCTTTTTCACGTTCGGCGGCTTCTTCGGCAGCTTCTTTTTCAGCTTCCAGTATTTTGATCTTAGCTTCTGTGGCCGCAATTGCACCAGATTGCTTAGTAGTTTCCATCTGCAATTCAATTGCACGCTTCTCTGTAGTCAAAGCAGCAATGTTATTCGAATTAGCAGAGTCTTCTAACTTGCCATTGACAATTTCAAGACGCTTTGCAAGAATGTCTAATTCTGCCTGAGTAGAAGCCGTAGCTGCCGCAAGAACTTGTTCAGCCTGAGTGATAGGATCTGCAAAAGCACTCATGATTACTTGCTGTAATCCTTCGCCAAGACCCGAAGTACCAGCAAGTACATCTTCCACATCAAGAAGAGTTAGGTTCTGGAAAGACGCTAATACCTCTGTGTTAACGGCATCTCCAAACTTCATCAACTCAGCAGTAAACTTACGAGAAGCTTCGAATGCATTCTGTGTTGCAACCGCTTCTGCATCAAACAAAGCCTTACGACGACGAGACTGTTCTGCAATCATGTCGTTTTCAGCTTTTTGCAAATCAATCTTGTCTTCAACTTGTTGCTTAACAATTTCCAAAATGTCTTCAGCGGCTTCGCGTTCAGCTTTTGGCAAACCACGAATTACTTCCTTGAAAGCTTCAATAGAATCAGTATCAAAAGTTTCTGGTGTATCAAGTAAATCGGCAAGCAAGTCTTGGAACTTAACGTTCTTAGCAAAGTTTACGTCACCAAGATTTAAGATTGCCGCGTTAAGGGTTTCACGAAGAGATTCTTGAGTACGCTCAGAAGCTTCTTGCGTAACCAAGAATTCACTTTCAAGACGCACCAATTCATCAGATAATGCCTCTGGACCGAGTTTTGCAAGTCCTAGTTCGCGACCTAATAGACGAATACCGTCAGCTAGTTCTAGAGTATCTTGTGCTGCTTTGAATTCTTCAAATGACAAAGACTTCTTAATGAGGCCAGTTACACGGTCAATTTCAACTTCACCAGCACCAAGAGCACGAACGAGTAAACCAAAGGCTTCGCCAGACTTTAACGTACCGTCTGCAAGACCATCTTGTAATTGAGTGAATTGTTCTAAGCGTCCCTCGGAATCAGCAACAGACTTTAAATAACCCTGGTTGGTATCAACAAGAGCCTTAATGACATTAACGTTTCCAAGTAACGATTCACGTAATTCGTCACCAGCAATTTTAAGATCTCCAAACCCCTTGCCTTTTGCGGCTTGATCAAATGATTTTTGAATAGCCGCTGCAAGAGGCTGACCAAGTTCTACGCCTTTAACGCTATTCTCTAAGACTTCAATAAAGCTAGCTTGAGCTTCGGAACCTAGGCGTCCACCACCCTGTAATCGAAACTCGGCAGCAGAAACTCTACCGTCTCGATTTGACAATTCGGCTTGTTCACTAAATGTTTTAATGCGTTCTTCCAATGCGTCAAAGAAACGTGAAACGCTTCCTGTTAACGCTCCGAAAAAAGCAGCAATACCGGCTGCTTGAGGACCAAGCACTGCAAATTGAGCAGCGAGCGTAGCACTCTCACCGGCAATACCAGTAAAAGCAGCGGCACCTTGACCTAATTGTCCACCAAGACCACCGGCTTTTTCTTCAAGAACTTCAAATACCTTCGGCAACATTGAGGCAGCAAGTGTAATCGCTACCATTGAAGTTGCTCCTTGAAGATTCGCAACTCTATTCTGAAATGAAGCTGCGGCAGATGCAGTAAGAGCCCTAGCATTTGCCATAACGGCAGCCGTATGTTGAGTTAATGTCCTTGACGCAATCGAAGTAGTATAGCCATACATCGAAGTGGCCTTAGTGTTCACGCCAACATTGTAAGCCATGATACCAAGAGCCTTGCCACCGTCAACGGCAATAGAGCCAAGACGCTTTAAATCAGTTCCCAAGCTTGCCATTGCCGCTTGAGATTGCGTTAGTGGACCAATAAAACCTTGCTGTCCAGGTTGAGGAGCTTGCATACCGCCACCACCAGGAGCACCACCACTAGCAAAACCTAAAACGCTACCACCAATACGAACACCAGCAAGAGCAAGTAACGGCGTAATGCTACCACCGGCTTGCGAAATCATATCCACAACACTAGTGAAAACACCAAGCAATTTGGTTGCAACTTTTAACACCTTGTTAATTGCATCTTCTAAGCCAGCATCACCAAGAGCTTCAGCAAAAGCCTGACCTTGTGCAATCAATTTGCCCAATTGAATTTCAAGTTTTTGATCAGTTACCGTACGCTTTTGATCTACGGCACCAGCAGCCTCGGAGGCTTCCGTAGACAGTTCGTTAGCACGCTTCAAAGATTTTAAAGTCGCATCCAACGCTTCAAATTGACGAACTCCAGCAATAGCCTTACTAGCATTAGCGGCCTGTGCTTCTGTCAATCCATCAAAAGCCGCCTTCATGTCATTCAAAACAGTAAGCGTAGGACGCAAAGTACCATCAAGATTTTCTACTTCAACACCAAGAGCTTCAAGTGCATCACGCGACTCACCAGCAGCGAAGATACGGGTCTGTAAAGTCTTAAAGAAGGTACCGATTTCACGACCAGATTTACCGCTCTGTTGCTTTAATGCAGAAATCAATCCAATAGCATCATTAATGTTCTTGCCGAAGCTAGCCATAGAGTTACCACCCGTACGAAACGCTTCGGAAATGTCTTGAGCTTCAACGGCTGCCAAGTCTTCAACTTTAACTAAAGCATCAAGAGAAGATTTCAATTGATCAGTATTGAGTCCAAATTGATTGGTGGCCGTAATCAAAAACTGTACAGCACCTTCGGTATCTAGTGTTGATACTTGTGTAGCAATAATAGCAAGACGAGCACGTTCTTGGGCGTCCTCGATGCTTAAACCAGCTTGCACGAATGTCTTAGTAACATTGAGAACTTCTTGTGCTACTACACCAAGATCCATAGCAGTTCTCAGTGCAGTATCGCCAATCTCCTCCATGCGATCCCTGAGACTACTAACGTCAGTACGTACGATATCACGAAGAGCACTATCAAATTCAAACAAGAAAGAAACGCTACCTTGAATAGCACGATTCAATGTTGCAAAAGTTGGCAACAAGATTGCAAACTGTGCCATACGCTGCAACAAAAGACGTGCAGCACGCTCGCTATTGCTGAGCGTTTGCGTTGTTTGCTGCAATCTACGATTCAAATTGTTTGCATGCGTAACCGTTTGTCTAAGATTAACGTTTACGTTTGCTAATGATCCAGGCATTCCGGCAACAGATTGACTAATACGACGGAAAACCTGTGGGTTGATTTGCACATCAACCAATCGCAATACGGCCTCTAGCTGTACTCTTGCCATTAGGTTAATTTCCGTGTTAGAAACAATGTTATCGCATCAGTTATTGCAGACTCAATCGCAGCAATGTTTGTTTTAAACCAATCCATGTCATAGTCATTCAGACTTGTCGGAAAACGCCAAGAACCAGTGCTACCAAAAACACCACGAGGAAGCATTAAGCCACCAGGAGCAGAATTGATACGAATACGTTTCTGTGCATTGCGAGGCAGTTTTGTACGAGGAACATATCCACTACCAACATTAACTCCATCCAAAATCCACTCCATCCAAGAATCGATTTGCAAGAATCCAGTACCAGATGCAGGATGAGGAGTACCAAGCTTAAGTCTAGCAACATCACCAAATTTCAACATGATGATTTTGTTGTTACGAGAAACTTTAAATGAATCTCTATAAGCGTCTAACAAACGAGGCGGCTCAGAACTTTCAATACCAAGTTCACTCAATCCTTCTGGGCTTGAAATAAAACGATAGAATGTAGTTTGTGAAATACCCTGAATACCGAGACCCCCGTAGATCATGGCGTCGATAAGGTCTGTCCCTATCCACTTCTCAAGATCTGCGAGAGCGTCGGCCCAAGCCTGATTGACAGCGATTGTAATCGCGTCACTTGGCCGAATTAGGTCTAGCTTCCACGGACTTACCACGTTTTACTTTCTTCTTTGTAGAGGACTTGTCTGCCTTAATGGCTTTTTCTGCACGAGTTTGAATTTCGCGAGAAACCTGTTCTTCAATTTCACGGTCAATAATTCGTTCTTCTGCACTCTTCAAATAGCGATGTTCTGGAAAATCAGACATGAGGTCTACGCGAGCACTATCCAGAATTTTCGTTTGAACCTCAATGACGCTAGGATACACGGATGACTTGCTATTAAGATCACGCTCGCGTACGTATTCTGGATAGTCTTTCCAATAACGTTCGCCAGTAGACTTTAATCTAGTACATGCAGCCATGATTGCTTCAGTTTTAATCATTTCTGCAATGCCTTCAGCAGAGTTCATGTATACACTTTGCTGTACAAGGAACAGTTCCCACATACGACGACGGGCTTCTCCAATGCCCTGGGCTGCTTTAAGACACGCCTTTTCGTCTCCCTCTGTTTCGGCACGACGAAGCTCTATTTGAAAAACCGCAATCTTGCCGACCGCTTTCTTAAGTTCTTTGTCGTCTTCCTCGGTCCACATGCCGTGTTCACGCATGAGTTCTCTAAGCTTTTCACGAGGGAATATACCTTCGACAAGAGCCTTACTATAGGCTATGCGATACTGACGCTCGCCTTCATTTTCCTCGGACAAGCTGGGCGGCTTGAGTTCAAACTCTTGCACGCTACCATTGCGATCCGTTGCCTTAAAAGTACGTTCTACCATTACCTTGCTCCTTTTGTAAACCTAACACCAATATAATACACTACACGACATGTCGCCAAGTCTTGCCCCTAACGATAGCTGAAATACTAGTTCTTGAAACATGAAATCTGTCGGCCATTGCTTGATGGGTCGCACCAGTAGAGATAGATGCACGAATAGCACGTACATTTTCTTCGGTTAGCTTGGTGTTGAAATTTGCATCGCCAATCGCTCCTTTGTTTCTGCCTTTTGCGTACGCATCGTTAGCGTTGTCTTGTCGATTACCAATAAAAAGATGATCTGGATTTACACACGCCCTATTGTCACATTTATGCAATACGCACTCGTGTGTTTGTAATGATCTTCCCATAAGATCAAATAGCACCCTATGAGAATGTTTGTTTTTACCACGAATACGCATGTGACCATAGCCAGAAACCATTTTAGCCCCTTTCCATTGCCAGCATTCGGTAGGATAAGATCCGGAATCGCCGTACACACCAGAAGCTTTATTAACCTTAGACCAAAATCGTTTTTCTAATGTCTTCATGTTTGCGTGTATAATTTTGTGATTTCTTCTCGCCATGCAATATAACGTTTACGCACATCTGGATGTAAAAGATATTTGTCCAACAATGGAAGTACGCTAAAAACGCATGCTTCAAGACCAACAACTGTCAAAACAGCATGTTCATTTTGTTGATTTAATAAACCACATTCCATCTCTGCACGCAAAGCATTTAATACAACGGCTTTGTCTATCGATCCGTATACGGCAAAAAACGGATCGCCCTTTAGTTTAAAACCAAAGTCTACTTTTTGTACACTTTGTAAAAACGTAGGCGTCATAGCTAGCGTATCTGATGTCATGCGTAGCGGGCGATACTCAATTTCATAATCATTGAGTTCGTCACGTTGAGCACGCAAAGCATCATTAAATGCTGTTCTCAGATCTGCTTTAAAAAGCTGTCCTTCGCGAGTTTCATCTTGCTGAGAAAACGAAGACTCGAAACGTTCCAGGGTTCGAATCATTAAATGTCGTACACGACGATCAAGACTTTTTGCAAGCTGATCTCTAGAGGGGTTGTTTTTCATCGTCTCTTTACCGGGATTACGTTTGTCTTCATTCCAAGCTGCTGTCGCGTGGTCTTTTGTCTCAAATCTTGTTCCTGTACCAATCCCTTTTGAAGTACAGTTTCATGTTCACGATCCATGATTTGACGAACAGACTTACTGTTGCGTCCATAAATTAGACGTGCCTTGGTTTCGCGTTCTTCTGGCGTATACCTATGCCACGTTCCAAATGGACACGTCACTGCGTGTGGTACCTTTTCACCAAGATACTTGCCACGATTCTTTTCTTTAGCACCACAGTTACAAACATCAATATGCTCACCATCAAGCACATGACCATGTTCAGGCAATTTCTTTTTGCTGCTGTCGCTATCCTTGTCTTCCTTGCGTTGAAGATCACGATTAGCTAACCATTGATCGAACAAATCATCGTCCTCAATAACATCACGCTCTGGAGGCTCATGTGATTCAAAAGCAGAATCATAAACACGACTCCAGTAAACTAGAAATCGTTGATTGTGGGTTAAATCGCCAACCGGACGGTTAAAAAGCGTTGGCAGGTTTTCGCGGGTAAGAGTCCAAAACATACGCCATTCAACCGAACGGGCAACGCTACGTAAAGAAGTAACGTCCCAAGAATTCTCGCTCATTACCTCATTGAGCAAAAAATAGATCCACTGAAAGTAATCCTTTTTGCATTCCAACAAAAACTCTTCTGTCGGAAACATTAAGCTACCGTCTGGCTTTAATACCACGCGACACATTAGCTTAAAAGCAGCAGTTTCATGTGCTAGATATTCAGCACTATTGAACTTGAATTCATTTCGTTTACGCTGCACCCAAGCCTTCTTAGCTTGGGCATCTTCAATTTGAAGTTTAATGATATTCTGGCGAGAGCGAAACTTGCTCTTGGCTGCAAATTCAGCTTGAAGAAAAGCTATATGCCCATCAGCCTTAGCTTCAATATCGTCTTCTACTTTGCCCCAATAACCAGCTTGTCTGGCAGCATTCAAAAGGTCGCCTTCGGTTGGCACGCCTTCGCGACGAGCTTTAGCTTCTTCAAGGTCGCGAATCATCAAGTAGAAATTACGATCATGAAGAGTAAAGTCACGAATGATGACATATTCAATGTCACTGGGACGTTGAATTTCATCTTCAAACGTCAATACTCTACGATCCCAAAGCAAACGATTAATCTGATCCTGAACCGTCATAAAAAACCTTGCACCGAGGGGTCAAAAAGGGACGCAGCACCCCCCGTACTGCGTCCCCCTGTTAACGACACCTAGATTAGATGCCTAACACGCTACGTGTGAAGCGTGGTGCTCCAACGTTAAAGCGACTTCTGCCCGTTTCGAATACCAACACTCTGTGGTTTGGCTGGAAGAAGTCATGTGACACGTTGAAAACGTTGAAGCTTGAGTAGTTGTAAGTGATGGTCATGTTGTCACCACCAGCCTCACCACCACCCTGCTCAACGCTCGTCAAGCGGTTCGCGTCACCAAGGTCAACCTGGAGACCGTCACACGTACGAATAATGATCGTGTTGTTTTCCTGAGTATTGTCAGGACCACAGTCAATATCCGAAGTTGCGTCAACCAAGTCACCTTGGGCAGTGATTACTTCAATCGAACAAGTAGCCTCAAGCGGGAACGCAGGAGTCTTCACAAACGGACGCTTCGAGCCAAGCTCGAAAATGTCGTCACGAGCAATTGAAAACGATACAGTGATGTTCTGAATATGCTCAGCGATAAAGTCCGTGTTAGCGTCTGCAATTCGCTGATCTGCCCCTTTCAGGGTACCCGGCCCTTGAGCACCGAAACCACCGTTTACGTAAGCGGCATCGATACCAGAAGCAACAGGTGAAATCACACCGGGGATGTCAGTCGGCAAAATTGAGCGACGAATGTCTACTTCTTCGCGACGCTGAATACCAGAACCTACAATGACAACACCGAAACGGTCGCTACCGCCAGCAAGTTCTTGAGCACCAGCTTCAACAAGTGCGGACGTATTGCCGTCTTTTCCAAACACACCAGACGGCGTACCTTCCGGAGCTTCCGGATGACTACCGTTTGCGGCGGCTGGCCAGTTAACAATAGGTTCTGCACTATTGGCACCATTGTTACCGGCTGTTGCACCAGACACGGCAACCATGACACCCCAAATCTTGTCGTTACCAACCAAGGTTACGTCTTCAGTTACGAAGCCGTCGATAGGGAAGGTATACGATACGTTTGAAAGGTACATACCAGAAGCAGTCACAATCGCTTGCGGTCTGCCTGTTGCACGGAACTGAGTATCTGGATAAATCTGTAAAGCAATATCAACTCGATAGTTAGCCGTACGAGCAACAATATCGTTTCCGGCAGCCGGATTGGTCAACATGAAGAACAATGGCTTGCTGCCATCGATTGCCTTCGACATAGTGACTTCAACGTCAGGCTGACGTTCCGAGTACTCGTACAACTCAACTTGACCAAGCTGGAAAACCTGTTCCAGGTTGAACGTAGTTGACATGCCAATCGACTGAAGACCACGCGGAACTTCCCACAGGCCATTTACTTGATCGACACCAGATGCAAGGATACCTGTAACAAACTCTCTAGAGTTTACAGATGCCACTGTCCCAGTCGGAGGGGCAGCATTATCCTTAATAGCGACTTGTTCAATCGCATAAAAGACACGGTTGTTATTGGTCATTTTCTTCCTCCCAAACTAGGGCGTACTTTGCAAAGTATTACGAATTGCAGCGAGGTACCTATGCTGCCAAACCATAAATACACTAACCTCATAACCCTGGATCTTGAATCGTGGGCAAGGTAGTAATAGGCCCAAAAACATGTCCTAATGGAGTCGTTGGTGCATTCAAGAATACCTTAACTTTGTACGTAACTAGTGCTCGTTCGTATTCCTCTGACGCTGGCAAATTACGTGTATCTACTTCATCAATGTATGATGTGTAGCGAACAGGGGTACCAGAGCCAATTGTTGTAACCAAACTCGAATTACGCAACATTACCTGATAAGGTACATACTCAGGAGATAGGGTGTTGTAGATACCGGACAACGGAAGCGGAGCAACATTAAAGTCAATAATCGGCAAAGACTTATGCCATTGTCCAGTTAGAATGTCTACTATGTTGTCTCTTTGAATGTCGTCAAGAGCCCAAATATGAAGCTTCACTTCGTCTTCAATTATGGCACTACGATTACCAAGTTCGTAAGGACGTAAATCTCGACCGTCTACTTCAATGAAAATTGCAGGAAATGGCTGTGCTGACCCAGAAGGATAAACCAACTGCATAGACGTAAGAGGATTCGTTGTATACTTACTTTCTAAGAATCCATCTTGAAATTGTTGATTGAATTGATGTTCAAAATCTACTCTGACTTCTCTCGCCGAGAATTTCGCATGCACTTTGAGGTCAAGTGATTTTGGCGAATCGAAGATAACTCTACCATTAGTAAAATCAATAGAGTGACCAAACACAGGATCGCTTGTGCTGCGAAAAGCACCCTCAATAAACACCCCAGAGGCAACAACAGGAGGTAATTGAAGATTGGTGCCGTCCAACGACACACCTGATTCATACACCCATTGTCTAAACGGTGATTGCCAAACTGTTCCATCGCTAGCTCCAAAAAGAGTATCGTCAGCAGATGTATCGGGCAACAACACACTCATGTCGCTGCCATCGTAGAACAATGAACCAGAAGCAATGTTCATGAAGGCACCTTCACGCAACATATGCATGTCAACAAAAAGCTTCAGATTTAGCTTCAGCAAGCTTCGAAGTTTATACTCAAGTCCCATGATTAACCAATCGTAATATCAGAAGTAGGGGGCTCAAGCTCTTGTACTTCCTTGAGCTTAATCATAATGTAACGTCGAGTACTTAAACCAACTGGACGTGTTTGTTCGATGCGAAAACGTCGTCCTTCAATACTAACGCCATACGCTTCTTGTACGTGAGGCAATGCTTCAATTACTATTGTAATACGTGCTTCATCAGTAGCAAGCTCACCAATACCCATACGATCTTCGGTTGGAGCAGCCAATGGACCAAATACAATCTGAGCATTATACTGTACATCACGATGAGTCACTTTAACGCCAGCATGACGTGTATTCGTATTCGGAACTGGTACTCTAGAAAAGAATGGGTTGTATTGTTGAGGAGCGGGCTTACCTTGTGTAACGTTGTCTTGTTGAACAATAGGAGGCAGGTGAAAAGTAACAATTCGCCCCATGTCGCCCATCATTTCGTCCATCATCGAATGATAGACCATTTCTAGAAACGGCATGTTAACTAAACCACTCGCCGCCAAAAGATTCTGATTGTTGGGCAAAAGAACCATGTTACCTCGATTGCAATCCTACATCTATGCGAATTTTGATATGACCAGGAGTTACAATTTGAATTTTGTCAGCGGGATTGTTTTCCCACACGATTTGCTTTGTACAAGGATCCATGTACTGTCGGCTAAAACCAAGCCCCCGAAAAGTGACAGTGTGAGGATCAATTTCTAGTGGTCCAATAAATTTACCAATAACAGTCCCGCCAAATGCCGCAGAATTTGTAAAAGTTCCACTTGGACCCGCGTAAGCAAGGTCTCCATTGTTCACGGATCCAACTAAATGAATCCAATCAGTAATGAAATCACCTTGAGAAGCGATACCAACAATACCACACGGAAGGTCAGTCGTGTAACCTAAAAAAGTACGATTATACTGACGTGACAGATTCATCCACTCAATATCATTAAGTTGTAGCCCCATTGGAACAAGACCACTTGGATCATGAGCGTACTCAGCAAAATACATTCCCGAAGCAGAGGTCAAAACAAGACATCCACCACGCTGCTGTGTCCAGGGCGTAATGAAGTCAATATTGACTTGCTGGGTTTGTCTGAGAGGCTTTAACGACATGGTGAAATTTCTGCTAGCCTGAGTTTTATTTGATCAACTTTCTTTTTGTGCGACCACGAAGAATCGTATTTGTCAATCATCAAAGGACCAATACGATCTAGTGTTTCTTCCGGCAAGTAACGTAATTCACTATACGTGAAAGCTACTTCTGGAAAAGCTGTCTTAAAAATGACACTTAAGAATCCTTCGCGATAAGTGGCGTCTTGAAGACCATCTTTGCATTTGTTGTAAAGATCAAACGGAATGTCACATGGTGGATAACCTGTTTCTTTTCCGTGTATTCTAAACCTATCTAGGTGTAGTATTCCGCGAGGAATTTTAGAGTGAACGAGCATTAGTAAACCATTTTGCCAAAGTTACCAGTCATGCGATTCAAGAAAGCACGAATAGCTCCTTCAAGTTCTTCGCGACGTTGCTTCACGTCGAACTTGTGTAAGTCGGCACGAACCTGTAAACGTGACGGTGAAATAGTGACAGATACACCGTCAGCATTCGTTACAGACACGCCATCATTAGCTGCCGAAGCAACAAAGTTAGCGAACGGGCCAGATGAAGCACTGGCTGCTAATCTCTTAAGTGCTGAAACTTCACTTTCAAGAACAATTAATTCCATTTGCATAACAACAAGGTCGCAAATTTCATCGTTGTATGGCGTAATAGTGCCGTTCTCAACATCAGCTACTATAGCAGACACTTTAATGCGTGGCCCACCAAAATTCCCAGGAATACCCTTAGGTCTAGAGGTGGGTGACAATCCGAGACGTTGGTTAAGTCTACGTACGGCCTTCTGAAGAACTCTCTTCAAGAAGTCATCATCAAATACCTGACCGTTCGGATCGCCAATATCGATGCGTACTGCGTCGTAAATCGCACTCGTCTTGTCATCAAGAGGAACGAAACCAATGGTCACGCTCACGTCTTGTACACAAAATGGTTCCGATGCAGTTACAATATTATTTGCCAACGTGACAATCGTCCAGTTGATTCGCCACGTACCAAGCTGATATCCGGCTGGAATTATGCCAGAACCTACGTATTGCCCAAGATTTGGATTAAGTGCAACACCACTAACAGCAGATACATTAGAGGCATCAAAAAGCTGAAACCCAACATATTTACCACTAACAGCAGCACCATTAGCAGACAAAAATACATCAAGGGCAGACGACGCTTGGCCGACAGTTAAGACCTTTGTTTCTCCAGCCATTATTGTACCTCACTGTTAAAAATACACTAAGCAAAGAGGGCGAGAGGTCTACGACCCCCCGCCCTCGTTTTCATAGCCTAGACCTTGATTAGAACTCGCCAATCAAGATACGACGTGGATCGAGAACGGCGAAGCCGTGTTCCATCCAGCCGAAGATACCAGCACGCTGCTCACGGTAGAGAGCCGGGTCTTCGTAGGTCTGTAGTTCTTCGCGAACCGGCATCACGAAGCTGTCCATTGTGGACAGGTCGAGACCGAGGCAGAACTCCTTGAGAGTCACGGAATTCACGACTTGGTGAGAACGAGCCAAGGTTTGTTCGAGGAATTCCTCGTACTCCTGACCTTCGCCAAACTCAGTCATTTCGTGCAGAACGACGCCGTAGATCTGAGCAAGACCGTATTCACGGCTCACGAAGATTTCACGACGAGTGAACTCGTCGATCTCGTCTACGTCCCAAGCACGAATGTCTTCCATTGCCTCAAGCGACAAGTAAACGTCGGTCAAACGACCGCTGTTACCGTTGCCACCAGCACCACGAGTCATCGCAGTCTTCATGCGGCTAATGAGTTCCTTTGTGAACTGACCAGCAGCCGCAGTCGGATACAGAGACGATCCAGTGAACGGAGCAGCACCGTTTGCCGTCACTACCGAGCCACTGCCATCGGCGCCACTTAGAATGGTACGCCAACCGTCGCTATTCCCCTTGCGAACCAAACCAGCTTCGTACACGCGGATAGCACGCATGATCACGTCGAAACGTGCTTCCTTAGCGTACTTCAACGACCAGTCAATTGCGTTACCGATCTGGAAGGTCGGTACCCACAACTCATCGCCTTCAACGTGACGCTCAGGCACACGACCCTGCTTAGGCAGAGTGAATGCCATGAATTCGTCTTCCTCACCCGGCTTCACGAAGTCGAGTGGGTAGTTGGCTTGAGCACCAGGAGCAAGAACCTGCTTTTCGTAGATTCCGCCTAGGTTGTCACGATCAAACACGCCTTGACGAAGAGGCATGTTCAGTTCAGCAGCAAATGCCTTTTGAGCACGGCTACGGACATCATTGTCCGGGCTAGCCGTTGCACGAAGAGCTTCAATTGCTTCCTTAGGATAACGTAGTGTTAGATTCATGTCTGTCCTCCTTATAGTTCAAGACGGATTTTCAAGAAACCGTCCGCAGATAAGGCACTCAGTGCCCTGCCAACGACAGGACGAATGGAAAGAATCTGTTGACGACTAACGTTACCATTGTTAGCCAGATACAAAATATCGCCTGGACGGTAGGTACCCACGCTTACACCATCGGCAGTCGTAGTTTCAACGAAGTCAGTCCAGAACTCGCCTTCTGTAGCAATGCCAACAACGCTGCCCTGAGGCACAACGTTACGCTGACGATACTCAGGATGGTTGAAGTAATTCAATGCTTCAACGTCATCCAAGAGCAAGCCAGCGGGCTTAGAAAGCTGTCCTGAGACTGCGGCAGCATTGCCGTATTCGCAGAGACCATTAACGCCGGGAACAAACGAAAGAATACCACCGCGTTCAGCAACACCAGAAACGGTGCAGTCAATATTTGTCTGCCACGTTTGACGGGTTTCTTTTAGAGCCATTGTAATGCCTCCTTAGTTACTTAACGGGATCGAAGCCAGGACGTTCCTGAGCTTCCTTCTCTTCAACTTTGGCATCAACCACTAGACCCGCGAGAACGCGGAAGGGGTTGGTACCTTCACCATCGCCACTAGCTTGAGCACCGGCAAGTGAGACGCCGCCTTCTTCTTGAGCGGTCTCAAGAGACTTGGCGGGGTTGTCCCCGGCAGAGCCAGAAATCTTATGACGAGGTGTACGCAAATCATTCGTGGTGACGCCACTATTGACGCCTTCGCCACCAGGATGATTAATCAAATGCCCCATGTGAGTTGGGGTATCATGAGGAGCCATGCCACTCTCCGAACGACGCTTTGCAAGCAGTGCTTCAAACACGTTTGCATAGCTCTTATCAGCAGACTTACCTTCTTTCATCTTCTCGCCCTTCTTAAGCGGGAAGGGCATTTCCTTCTTTGCAGCACGAGCAGAGATTTCCAGAACCATAAGTTCCTTTTCATCACGCCAATGCGTATATGCTTCTTCGCTCAGAGTAGCTGCATGAGCTACAAAAGTCTCAAGAGCTTCTTCTGAAACAGCTTCACCAAGCAGAGCACGAACTTCTTGTTCGCGTACAACTGCTTCGGCTTCTGCAAGCTGCTCCTCTAGCTCTGCGGCACGAGTTGCACGCTCTGCTAGCGACGCAACCGAGTTACCGATCCAAGCAAGCTTAGCCTTAAAAGCAGCTTCGCCTGACTTTGCACTGTCAATAGCAGCGATTTCAGCAGGAATACTGCCAGTTGCACCCGCAACAGCTTCGTTCACAAGGTTATCAACAGCCAGACCGTACTGCTCAAGTTGAACCTTGAGAGCCTGAACTTCTGCGGCCTGCATGTCCTTAGCCTTAGATAGATCTTCTACCTGAGACTGCAAATGCTTGGCATTGTCTTCGGCTTGAGTTGCACGACCTACCAGAGCGTCATGCTCACGCTTATCGGCTGCCGCCTTCTCGCGTTTTTCGAGGGCCGATTCAACAGCGGCACCCACTACATCAGGAACGCTAATTTCACTTTTTGCTTGGGTATTCATTATTTCCTCACGTTGAGATTCTAATACTTTTTGGAGTAAGAGTTCAATTTGCGATTGAGTATCTTGCTGCCCACTAGAAGCGTTCATTGGCTCAGCAGCCTCAATGACAGAACGCTTGTTTGCAGGACGATCCACAAAGCCACAGCCTCCAAAGGTAATAGACCTTAGGACGCGACCAATTCTCATGTCCTGATCTAATTCAGGATCATGATATACGCCCACTCCACCACCAGCACGTAGATGCTGATCCAAGAATGAGGTATTCTTATTTCGGGCAACAATCTTGCCGAGAGTACCAGTCTTCGAGTTACATAACCCGTAACTGTAATCGTCAAACCAAGCCTCCATAGAAACAAACAGAGTGCCTGCGGCTGATCGAGACTCGACCTCAGCGGCACGTTCTGGATGAATGAGACTAAAGACGGCAGCTTCTACCCAAAGATCAAAATCGCAATCAGGCGGGGTTTCATCTGTAATATCTAAGATGTCACCCTTCAAATTGCGTGCTTGTACTGTATAAATTACGCCAAGGATGTCCTTGTCGTTGTGTTGCCAATTAAACGGCTTTAAAACCGGAGTATGACGAGCGGCCCAAGCTTCTTCGCGTGTAAAGATATCGTCGTTATCATTTACACCAGCATGGACACCAGCAGACACAAGGCATGAACGTACATACAATAAATCCATCTGAGGCTTTAGCTCAAAGCCATATCGATCTTGCAAAGAAGAAGCGATAGCCTTAAACTCTTCAGATTTAGGCTTTACAATGTCAGCCTTGGCAGTTAATATTGTACGGTATTTCATACCCACTGTGGTAATAAACTAAAGACCATCAAGACTGCTTCAAATTCTCATCCTCGTCCTCGTCGTCCTCGTACTCATCGTCTTCGGGCTTTTGTATAGTCTTCTTATTCTTTAAAATAGCAGAAGCACGCTGCAAAACTTCGCTAAAAGAAGAGTGTTGAAGACCACGATTACGATCCCAACGATTGCGACCAAGAAGTTTATTCATATCCATGATCAAGCACCTTCGGTAAATTCTGTTACAGTATTGCTATTAGTAACACCACCATCGGTTTCGGTTTTCTGCGAAACGACAGAACGAGCAATTCCATCGGGCTTTGTAACAGTTTGTGTTATTTTGCCACCAGGAGCACTTGGCGTACCTACTGCATGACCAGCAGTCACGACAATTAAAACCTGCTCTTTGACGCCGTTACCATCAAGATCAATTTTTCTGTCGGTTACACGCTGCTGATGAGAGCCGTTAACACGAATTTCAATCGTATTAATGTTGTTTGTGTAGCCAGCATTTAAGTTTGTAGGCATAGAAAATCCTTTCTACTTTTTTGGTTTTTTACGCTTTGGATCGCCGTCTGTTGGCTTTTGTGGACCCATATAAGGATTCATTTGAGCAACAATTTCAAATGCTTTTTGACTGAACTTCTTTTTCTTTGGCTGCTTGCCGATAAAAATATCTTTTTTAGTGAATTCGTCGAAAGACCCTTTGGACACGTTGTTGTCCTTTGATTCTATTGCGACACCTTCAGACTTTTTAGAGTGTCCCTTTGGAAGTAGGTCATTGTCCTGAACATAGTTAGGATTTGATGGTTTACCATTCTTTACAAGATATAAAAATGCACGGACTCTTGCTATAGCCCATCCATCACGACTCATATTAGGTGCATGGCTAGTAGAAAAAGCACCAGCACCACGACGATAAACTGCCTTTAACATCCCAATAGTAACTTTCTTTTCGCTCTTTGCATTATGCTCAGAAACTATTTTTTGAAGTCTAGCTTCAGTTTCTTTGCTAAACTCAATACTGGGATTGGACTTTTTTGCACTTCCTTCTGGATTCTTCTTAGATCCACGTTTTTGATCTTTAGGTGGTGCAGGTGTTTTTCTAGGGTCATTTTTAGATGGTTTGCCCATCTGTAATGATTTAGCTCTTTCTATTTGCTCTTGAGTCGGTCTATCTGAATCTCCAGGTTTAGCTGGACGATAGTTCTTACCTTCTCTCATTTTCTTACGACGAATATTTTCCCATAAACCAGGACGATTATTAGCTGTAGATTGACTACACTCTTCACAACACGGTTCTTCTTCTACGGTTGGAATTAGAACCATTTCCATTAATGTAATGTCAACATATTCATCGATTTCCGCTTTAACAGGAGTACCAGCACGCCATTGATAACAGGACCAATATCTAGCTTTCCATTTTGGTCCTGGATTATCACAGTTATGACGTGCTCTAAAGTTCTTTCTACGGTTTGGATCGTCGCGTTTAATTTCCATGTTTGGATCACCAAACGTGACTTTAACAATATTTCCCTTTTCGTTTTTTACGTAAACGCCAAACTTCTTCTTGCTACCAGCAGGAAGTCGAAAGGGAGAATTGAGTTTAACTTTCTTTTTATCCACGTTATTTTAATTTGTTGATAAGTTCAAGACGACGATCTTCCGCTCTAGAAGCAGTTGCTCCACGTCCAATGATTTCACGCAAAATGCCTTCCTGCAAGAACGTGCTTAATTGATCGAATTCTTCGGAAGTTAATCCACTATTCAATAGTTGCGTTGCAACCTTCTTTGCAGTCTTTAGCTGTTCAACGTGTTGATCTACAATTTCCATTAAGCGACCAGCAATTGCACTGCGAAGATCGTCATTCTTTAAAGCCTCTGCAACCTGAGCACTTGTCAACGTACGACGAGAAACGCTGGGAACTTGATTTTTGGCAACGTCAGCAGGATTCTTAATTGTTTTTTCAGAAACATGACAAGGCGTTTGTCCGTCAGAGAGAGCCACGGCCAGCTCAACCGGCACGCGAACATTGAGTTCGATATCAGGATGTAGTATAACGATGCCAGCGTAGACTTCTTGTCGAAGCTCCGCAATAGTTCCACTGTACCACGCAGGAGTCTCGGTCAATTGAAGCACACGAGCCATGCTTGAACGTGCCTGAGTCTCAGTAATCACCGGGAAATGATCTTTATTATCAAGAACGCGACTAGAAGCACGACTTGCAATACTACCAATTGCAAGATTGTCGGAAACATTCAGTTCCGAATTAATCTCTAAAGTAGGCGAGGTTGCAGTAGAAGCCTTGCCAACTTCAATGGGATTAACTTCACTCAAAGCTTTAGCGAAGTTTGAAAATGCTTTATCGTAGTTCATTTCTGATGACCCTTTGTGCTTAAAATACTCGACTTGACGTAGCCGTTTTTCTGCACCTTTGCGATCCGTAGAACAGCCTAGGTTCTTACCACCATGAGAGAAGACACAAAACTCATTACCCACTTTACGGATAATAGCTTTGGTTCTGTCCATGTCATATCTCCTTGGTAGATAATACTCTAACTCACATTCGAAGAATGTCAGGTTTTTGATCAAGGTGTTCCATAATTGCTCGTTGTGTCCATGCAGAAACCATAAACTGACGACGCATTTCGCGTGTTGGAGCCTTATTATACGTTTTACTGTAATCAGCTACCTTGTCAGTATAGAGATTAAACACTTCTACTTTAACGGTCTCGCACGCATCTGAACGAAGCATGTTAATAATGAAGTCATCATTCATCTTAACTTCGTCATCTTGCGGCGGCGGCATGTGGCTGAAAACGTTATAGATCAACCACTCTAAACGCTCACGTTCATCTGCACGCATATTTTTAACGTTCTTGAGATTAGGATTTTCGCGTGCCTTAGCTTGTAAAACACGATCACTAATAAAGTCTTCAAGATATTGCAATGCAATGCGTCCGCGTCGAGAAATAATCTCCTGGGCTTCCAGCAAAGCAGCAATCCCTTGTCCCGTAGGCGTACGTGGATTTTCCTGCTTGCCGGTTGGACCAGTGCTAGAATTCTGAGGGCGTCCATTTGGAGTTTTTGGCTTAGACTTTTTGTCCAAACCACCAGGAGACTTAGGATCCTTAACATACGGCCCCTTAGGTTCGAAGATATCTTTCTCGCGATACTTATCCTTTTCTTCTTTCATCTTCGAAGCTTCAACTTCCGCAGTTGTTTCAGCTTCACGAAGTAGCGTATCACCAGACAGAATACCACGATCATAAAGTCCAGTTAAAAAGGCTTGATAGCCCTTCTCGTCCTTAAGACTTGTACGACCAAACTTAATGTCAGGAAGCTTTTGAAAACCCATTGCATCAGCAATAATTTTCACTTCATTTAAAAGCCAATCGTACACCTGTTCACGATATGACTCTAAACGTTCAAGAACGGTCGCAACAGCAACGTAAGAGTTTGAAAAATTACTACCCTTGCCACCAATCAAAACTTCTGGGACACCAAGTGCCGTCAAAATGTCCTTGTCAACGGAATCATGTTTGCCAGTATCAAAAATCCCCTTAACATCAGCCTGAATTACTTCTGCTTCAATAGCCTCATTCCACAAAATATTAAGAGCCTGTCCAGGCATTTGCAACATATCAGCAAGACGCTCAAAGTGTTCATCTTCTGCTGGCATACCCTTTTCAATGTTACCAAGCTTGAAAAGGAAGATAGAATTGATAACAGACTGACATGCCTTCATTTCCATGTTACGCAAGCAATCTTTGAATGCAAGCGACTTCAAGGCTGGATAGCAGAAAGGTACCGCCCAGTCAAACCAGTCCCATTTACCGGGAGCTTGAACAACAATCAATTCTTCTCTCGATAATTTAACCTCAGCGGAATATCCGGCACCCGGCCCTTGGTAAGACTGAATGCGACTCAAGAATTCGCGAGGCAGATTTACTTCAGTAGTACCAAGCTCTTGGTTAAAAGAACTACGCATACCAAGACCACGAGCCATGTCAAGTGTATCACGTTTATCAATGGCCATAATCCAGTAACTATCGCCACGAAGCTTACGACCACGAATTTCCATTTGCAGGGGATTCAGGAACGTGTAACCCCACGGAATTCTCTTTTGAAGATTTTCAGGAGTGTATTCTTCTGACGGAGCAGGAGGGGCTTCGGCAATAGCCTTGCCATTTTGACTGTCGTCGGCCAAATTGATTTCACCCTTCTGGCTTAAAAACCAATCGATGAATCCAGTTTCACGCCCTTCAATTGTCGTATCGCGAGAGTTGCCGCGAATCACTAACATATCTTTAACGTTCTCTGCTGACTTAGAACGCTTCATGGCACGCTTTTCTTCGTTTGAAAGCGACGCCCAACGGCGATGAATGAAGACGTTTCCAGCAACGAACAAATTGAGAAACATGCAATGCACACGATCACGAAGCTTAACTTTTGTAGCCCATGTACGATAGAAGTTACGCACGCTCTCGTCGGGGTGCTCAATTTCAAGCCCCTCGGTAGCAAAGTCAGAATACAAATCAATGATATTGCGAACAACGCCATAGCCTAAATAAGCCATCATGCATTGTGCGATAAGAGAATGATTGAAAGCCGCATTAGACGAAAAACGACGCAAGTACGTAAAACCGCCGCCCGTCCCGCCCTGGGCTCCTGAATTCATACGACCAAAGCCGTTTAGTAAGCCACTTCCAAAGTAGTTGCCAAACCCCTGTGCCTGCCACGAACTACCGGCCCCCATGATTCCTTGGAAACCATCATTTCCTTCTCCAAGCATTCCGCCATCGCCATTAAAACGACGCTCAATGCTATCTCCCATGTTGCCATAAAAATAAGCCAGAGACTTATCAGGGCCATTGGCACGAGTAGCCGCCCCAAGCATCGCGTTGGGATCTGCCATTTTAGCGATAGTATCCTGACGAAGACGTACCGTGGCAGCGTTAGTGCGTGTTTTAGTCATTTTGAGAGCATCCTGAGGTAATCAAATTGCAATATGATCATCCAGAAGGGAATACACTAATACCTCACGGACCCACGCCCGCGTGATCCTCTTTGTGTATAAGACGTACGACGACGCTTATTAGGGGTCATTCCAACAAGCGGTTTGGGTTTATGGCCAGTACCCAAAAACACCTTAGCTCCGTAATTTGCTAGCATCAAAGCCGACCAACGGTCGCGGCGACGCATGTCTAAGCCTTCCGGCTGTTCTGAAAGTTTGGGTAGCTCGAAACTCTCAGTGCCTTTAGTGCTTACCATGCGAACGATAGCACATGTCTCATTGAGACATTCGTCAATGTTTTGCATGACACCATAAGTAGGCACAATCTTTTCGCCATTGCGACCAGACATTTGCTCTGCTTCCCAATCGTCCATACCCCATAAATCATGTTGTAGACGTTGCTTTTCAGATTCAGTTATGGTGACTAACTGAAAATGACGCATGTATTGTTCGTATGCTTGCTTGTCGTCTGCGTGATATGGGAACAGAATATTACCCTGCTCAATGTCTGCTTCGACACCGTGAGCCGCTTGTGAAATCCAGGCTGGAGTAAAGTCAACCATTTCCAAGATCTTACGACCAGGAGCAGCCATGCCGGTTTTGTCGCCGGTGTACTTTTCCATTTGATCAGGAATAACCCAAATAAACTCGTGAGGCTCTACGTCATCAACTTTCTTACATAACCACTCACGAATCTGTTCTCCACCACCACCAGCGTCCATAACAAGATACGACACATTGAATCGTTGAACTATTTCACGAATCTTGCGTGACGAAGTACCAAATTCTGTTCTGTCCCACGCTTGACAATAGACCAATTCTTTACCGCGTTCAGTAAGTTTAAGAATAACGATACCGAGATTATCGTTCCAACGAGCAGGGTCAACACCCATAATGTATGTAGCTCTAGGATCACCGTACAACTCCACCGTAACTGGTATTTGTTCTGGACCACGAGGCGTAGATCTATCAATCCAAGATCGACGAATAAAGCCATCAGTATCATCAGGAAATTGCGACAAAAACTCCATCGCAAAACGATGACCAGGATAAGATGCACGAGAAGTACGAATGATGTCTTCTTCCATGAATCCTTCTGGCAAAGCAGTGTACGGCAATTGATAAACAGCATATTGCCTCCACGTTGTTTCAGCATGCTTAATGTCGTCTTCGTCAATCTCTTGCCATCGACCAGTACTTTGAAGTTGCTGCTCTTCAAGGGCACGCTTAAGGCGACCAGCATCGCCTTTAGACTTCAAGAAAGCCATATAGACACAATAACGTCTATAGAAGTGATTGTGTTTGTAGCTTGGCGTACCAGAGATAACAATCTGGTTACCAAATCCTTGTGTATTTTCAATAGCTTTGATTAGTTGATCATCAGCACCAAGCTCTTTTAAACGACCAACAAAACGTTTTTGAGCAGCACGTTCAGCAGGATTCATGTGAACGGCGGTAAATGGTGCAATAACGATATCAAAGATGTCTTCTGGAATAGAGGCGAATTCGTCAGCAATCAAAACAGTAGCACGCAAACCACGGATCTTTTCCCCGTCTCCAATAGGAATAGCCTGGATAGACGACAAACCAACGCGAAGAGTCGCCGCATCAGAACCGTACTTAGGACCGCCCCATTGTGAGATTGCTTCTTTAACTAATGGACTTGATTCGTACAATTGTTCAATGTACTTAAAAACCAACTTAGCTTGACGAAAGCCAGCACCTACAATAACGATCTTAGAACCAGGAACAAGAAGGGCTCGCATTAGAGCGTACAATGCCAAAATAAATGTCTTACCGGCACCACGAGTTGCGAGAATCATAGGGAACTTTTTGTTCCATAGAAGATCTAGCATAATCTGTTGAAACGATTCAAGACGCAATGGTTTGCCTTGTTGGTTATTGAACACCTTTTCAATAAACCAAGCAAGATTGAATGATGCCATGTGGTATAATCCATGAAACGGACCACATTCAGAAAAAATGTCCTGAACGTCATCGCTACTCCATGTAGTATTCCAGGGTGTACCCCGGATTTTACGAATCTCAGACGGCTTCATAGTTTACCTGCTTGATGCAATTCCCAAGCACGCAACAGAATACCACGCACCATAGCCTGTGCCCTACTGCCGCCAAAAATAACCATTGCGTTGTGTTCAAGCATCAAGTTAGTGAGACCAGACGCAACAACAGCAACCGGCATTTTTGGACTTCGCTTATTAATACCCTTTTTGTTTACGTAATACTTGTATGGATTCATAACGTCATCGCACGTCTCTTCGATAACAATAATCCTAAACTTATGGTCTTTGAGTCTTTCAAACTCAGCCCGAATACGTTCTCTATCCTTAGTAAAATTCACAAACAATTCATCTACAGTTGCCTTACGTTCGACAACCAAGATGTTTTCCATGCCCTGAATGCTGTAATCACCACCATCAAGCTTGGTGTACAAGACACCAGAGAAAGCATCATCACTTTCAAAGTCCCAAGGGGTCTTCTCTCTGGTGTCAACAATCAGTATTGGTTTTTCTTTGACCATTGCTATTCTCAGCCATTTTTTGGCTTCAAAGAATTTGGAATCATATCCGGCCAAGTCTTATTCTTAACCACTGACGGAATGATCTTAGCGGCACCAGTTTTAACTAGTTCTTGCAAATCCAAAATCTCACGACCATCACTTAATCGATACATTCTGTGTCTGCCTTGACCCCATGATGTTTCAACAGTTGCAGTTACACCACCAACCTCTACAGTTTCGCCATTTTTAACCATATCAAACTCCTTGTGTTTGTACACGTCCAGCATGCCGATATATCGGCAATCCAATGTAAGCAATAGAACACTTTGTTCTTGCTACACGTTCTTGATACTCGGTTTCTCCATGTCTTGGATCCGAACCAATGATTGGCTCTGGATACGGTCCACAAGCGTAATACAATGTCTTACGAATCAAAACCGGATTGTTATTGAATCCATTCGGATACTTTGCTAAGTCATATTCATGACCGCAAGATGTTTTCTCTTTCCAAAGTTTAAAACCAGACCGTTCTACATGATCCCGTGAACAAGACCACGGATTGTATTCTGGTTTACCAAAGCCATGATTTTCGTTTGGATCAAAAGGATCACGAAGTTGAATGATACCAACGTCTTCTCTTTCAGTAAAAATGTCGTTTGCAATCGACAAAAAATCAACTGAACAAGATGCGTTCCAGTCGTTTTCGTGAATCATAACAAATTCACCACGCGAAATAGCCCAGCCTTGATTCAGTCCTTCGTTAATACCATAGTTTTTTTGACGCACGACAACCTTGCGTTCTAAATCAAGACTATCAAAAAAATCAAGATTAGACTTATCGTTGCCGTTCTCTATAAAAATCCATTCTATTTCACCAGAATAACCGCGAACGCAATCAAGGGTTGACAAGACTGAACGTTTAGTAACGTCCGGACGACCATGTGCAAGCACAATAATTGAATACAAACCACGTTCCAGAAAAACGTTATCAGTGTCTTTGTAGCACTGATAATCGTAATTCCAACGTGGCTTACCTAGTTCTTGATTGCGTTCGCTAGTTGTCATTGGTCTTTATAGCAACAATTTGCAGCACAAGCAATAAAGTCACCTAAAGCCGCTGCTGAATCAGTAGCTACAGATGCCGCTATAGCTGCAACTCTTGACTGATGTTCGGCATTAATCTGATTGTATTGAGCACGAGCAGCTTGCACACATGCCTCAACTTGAGCCGGGGTAGGATTAGCATTCAAACAAACGTTTAGTGCGTTATCTACTTCGATAAGCTGAGACACACGTCTTAAATCACTCTGATTGTAAGCATTAGCAGCACCTTGATAGATTTCAAACATTCTCTGTGCATACTTGTCATAACATGCTTTAGCACAATTAATGTCTACGTAATAGTTACCAGGAGGACAATCGACCGTTGGCATAGGAAAACTAGACGGAGATGTTCCAAGGTACGGATTACCGTTTGAAACAATAGCAGCGGTAACAACAGCAGGGCTAGCAATCGCTGGAGTCTTAGATGTAAACACTACAACAGAAACAATAGTTGCCAAAGCCGCAAGAAACAAAATCAAGTTTTTCATTTCAGTAAGGTTTCCTTTGCTGACAAAACACAATTCTCAAACAAATCAACACGCTGTACCTGCGTGTGACACGCAAGTACTTTTTTATATCCATTGCGAGCAATACGTTCTCGTTCTACATCGTTGTCGGCATAGAAACGAATCTTCTCTGCTGCATCAACGGCATTGTCATAGTACACAATATCTTGGCCCTCAATAAACATTTCGCTCATGCCGGTTTCTACTGGCAAACGATCAGTAATTACCATACAACCACAGGCCATACCTTCAAAAATCCTACGAGTAACTTCTTTGTACTGAGAACACTGAAATACCATCTTTCCAAGGTGTAATCGCTTAGCGTGATCTTCGCCATAAAAGTAACGCTCATTGTTAAAGCGATCACCTAACAGCTTTTGGAGTTGTTCAGTTAATCCATTACCACGAGGACCACATGTCGTTACACAATCAAATTGCGGAGCAATATCTCGCGGATAGAACAATCTAGTATCTGCAAAATGTGTCCAGTAAACGGCATGACATCCAGCAGTATGATATCGACTAACACATGGCATGTCTGGTGAAAGCATGACGTGAACACGATGAAGTGCATTCCAGTGCTGACGATGTGACTGTGGTTCATCGCCACATTCTTTGACAATTACGACACCTGGAAAATTTCTCTTGTCTAATTGAACTGCGTCCCACGGACCATAATCCATTACAAAGATAGCGTCGGGTACAAAGGTTCTAGCAGAAAACTCTTGAAACAAACGATTAATTCCTTGATTGGAATAATGTCGTATGTTATTTGGAAACAAAATGCCATCATCATGATACAAGTTGTAGTGTCTTACTTCATGACCACGAGACTGAAGTTCTTGTCGTATTCCAAAAGGAGTAGACCACTTCTCGCCGAAGTTCTCCCAAGAGGCATAAAGCATTGCAATCTTCATAGGTATTCCTCAAACACACCATGTATATGTCCCAGGTCTAACAGACGCTTAAGTTCGCCATCTTTTAGTTTTGACAAACGTTCAATTTCGTCTGCTACTTCGGATTGTGCGTTTTTGGTTGAAAGTTCCTCTGCCAAATCAACAAGCGTCTGTTTGTGAGAACGTACTTCTTTTAGTCTGTCCTTACGGGACATCTTCAATTCGCTCATGCCTTTCTGATAAAGCTTCATGTGCTGATCGTATTCGCGTTGGTACTTGTCGTCTACAATGCGTCTATAGCGTGGATCAGTATCAGGAATCTCACCGCTCATAGACTGATCACGCCAAGTCTCCTCTTTCTCTTTACGATTGAGGGCTTGAAAAGCTAGAATAAGTTCAAGGATTGAAGCAAACAACGCTTGTTCTTCAACCTCGGTTAGCGTTTCTGTAGAACGAACCACGTTCATGTATTCATCGATGAATACGTCTTTGTCTGTGTTAGTAAAGTTCTGAAACGCCATGCGAAAACGAGGCGTAATCTGTATTCTAGATTCAATAAAACGAGAACGCTCTTCGCGAGTCATTTCGTCTAACGTTTTAGGCAGTGCTTTCTCTTGAATGACTTCAGGAGTTTGTGCTTCACGAATGATACGAGCAACCGTACGATTTGCGTTTTTGGCATTCCAATCGGCGGGAAAACGCTCAGACATTATCGTTGCAATGTCCATATGTGACTTGCCCTGTGAAGCAAGTTCACGTACCATATTGCGTTGGTCTTCTGAAAATGACTTAGGCATTGTTGATTATGCTCGTTACAATGTCACGAATCTGGTGTTTAATGCGAACCGGAATATATTCACCAATAATCATGCGTTCGTAGTATTCAATCAAGTTTAAAGGCAATGCCTGACGTATACTTTGATCTAAAAGCATTGCTTCAAATTCCGCTTCTTGAATCGAATCTAGAACGTCACTTTCAATAGTAGACGGCTTCTTAAGATCTGCCTTAATAGACATGTTCTCTCGATACTCTACAATCTTGTCGCATCCCACTTCTTCAATAGTACACGTCTTGCGTACTTTGTCCCATAACGGACATCTAACGCACGGAGGGTTATTCGGAACCCAAATTCCTCTACGTTGATTGTACAGAAAGTTCCGTACACACGTTTGAAGAAATTTATATGGAGAGGGACCAATACGAGTTGGGTCGTAAAACTTCAACACACGCACGCATTCAAGCCTAATTTCCTGGGCTGTATCTTCAAAATCCATCCCAGGGATCGGATATTTTCGCCCCTCTGTGTGTACTAAAGCTTCAATGACACCTGCCACATCGTCGTAGGTGGGAGTACCGCTTGGTGCTACGGCTAGTGACATATCATTAAGCTTTTTCTTGTTCTTTCTTCTTCTCGTCTTCTTTTACAGGCGTCGAAGCCTCGGCAATTGCCTTTTTCTCATCGGCTTTTGACTTAGGCTTCTCTTGTTCTAGTTTCTTGAAAAAAGGAGAAGCTTGTGCAAAACCAGCCGGATTACCGGACACATCTCCAGTCGCCTTTGACGGTGGCGTACGAACAACGGGAGTTTCACCACGATCATGATGAACGACGTGACCACCAGTTGCCATTGTTGCACCCTCGTTCTTACGATCCTGTGCTCTTCGAATTCTCTGACTCATGTTTCCCCTCCTGGGCGTTACAAAAACGATCTACTAAATCATGCATTGCTTGTCGCAAGCCGTTACCATCGCCGCTAATGACGAAATATCCAGGTTGAATAGTGGCAATATCGCAAACTTTAGCACCTAGATACTCTGCTTGTGCCAACGTATTAGGACCAATCCCAACCATCTTAAAATGTACCATCCTCACGTTATGCGAAAAGGGATGTTTGTACTCCCTGAGGTCTTTTTCTGATGTAATGATGGTTTCCATGAAAAGTTGAAGACAGAATACCTGTTTGATGTCACAACATCCCTTGTAGGGTGTTTGTGATTGAAGGATAACGAATCGCTTAGCATGTGTCCCCTTACTTGGGGGCACAGTACTAGATAGTACACCAACGAATGTTTTTCCCGTTTTTAAGCTTGTCAGCTTAGAGTATTAGTATATGTGGCAGATTGGTCTAGTTGCCTATTGTCTGTCGCGTTTGCTTCTATGGAGGTCGTACTATGAGAACGATCCTGTTGGCTGGCGTGTTATTGTTGATTGCCTTAGCGTGTAACTTAAGCACTAAGGATGAGTTTACAACTTATTCACGCGGATCGTATCAGTCCACAGAAGCAGCTACGGCCAAGGATTCTATCCCTAATGCCACTAAGGCGTTTGTGTCTGTAGAGATTTTGCTTTTCGCCGTTCAAGCTGAAAAGTATCCTGTAACTACGGACGCTTTCAAGAAGGCCATGAAAACGTGGTCTGATAACCTGCCGGTTAGGATTTCCGTCTACATAGAGGATCCAAAGAAAGCAGACACGCTGTTTCCAGGACCAAGTTTTCTTAACAGACATAACATCATACAAGTTTTGATGGACGATCTACAGTTGCCACTCTACAGCATGCCAAATGGATTGCTAGGTCTCTGGGAACCTAATAACAATAGAATGTTGTTAGACGCTGACACGCTTGAAGCAGATCCCGATTTGGCTTATTCTGTATGCCTGCATGAGCTAGGACACATGTTTGGCGTACCACACGTTGTAGGATATACACAATCGGCACCAACTGGCTTTTTAGTGCTTGAAGAAGGAATAGACGCTAGAAGCTACGTTATGTATCCACACAATGTTAAAGATCAAAAACAAGACAAATTGTCGCCAGTCGAAATCACGATGGCCCAACAATATATCTTGTATTACATGACCCACTCGATGGGCGAACTTAAAAAAGACAGTTGTGAGTTGACAACGGGCCAGTAGTTTGATGGAATGTACGCGGAGAAGATCTATTATAACTAAGGCTTGCTTTAGTAGTGAAGTGTTTTTTCGGAACGGTTAGGTTTGAGCAACGATTTAAACTTCAAATGGTAGTATAAAGATAATGAATAATTTGATTCCTGCGAGAGTACCAATTGGACAGCCTCATATCATCTGTGAACAAAATAGATACACTGTTCTCAGTACAGGACAAGTCGTTACGAAAAACATGTATAATCAGTCTTTTAATGGCGACGCTTTAGCACAAGCTTTACGATTTCATGGTTTTCCAGGTGTCGTCGTTCAAGTAATCGGCGATCAACATCGTGGCGTATCAATCAACAATCCAAACGGCAATTTAACTCATACTGTTAAATGGACTACTGGTAACGTATCTAACGTTACGATTGTTGGTGCAGAAAAAAACATGCAAAGTAAGGTTGGCGGCATCGCGGTGTTTAATGGTGCCGGTGATTTACGTATACAAAATCTTACATTAATGAACGGCGGTGAATCTAGTACTCCATTCATCGTTAATCAATTTGGTACAGTTGGTCGCATGACGTTGTACGATCTCATGTTCCTTCCTAGAAATCCAAATGCCTGGGGCGGCAAGGGCATGAAATGGAACATTCGGGGTCATGGACCCGCTGGATGGGACTGTCGAAACTTGAAGTTTCATAAGGCAGTGGAACATGGCGGCTATATTGATAATCATCAGGGCGATGCTTACTTTGTAAATTGCGTCGGCGGTGAAATGGGACGTACCTTCTTGCAGCTTGTTAATCGCGTTCAGTCTGGTGCTCAAGCTTGGGGTAAATTAGTTATCTCTAAGTGTATTTCAAGTAACGTTGGAGGGGGTGGCGGTAGCGATTACACAATCGTTGGCAATGGCGAAGATCCTATTTACTTCTTAGATAATGAATCGATTGGTAGTACGCAAGGAGCTTTTGTTCACTGGAGTGACGGTGGACACGGCTTGTATCCAACTAGTAATGGTTTTAGCAGTCGTCAGCTTTCAATTTCAAACTTTTCCGTCAACAGTCCAAACGCCAATCGTGACCATGTGATGATTTCTGGCGTTGAAGAAGTATTGATTTCTGACTGGAATATTACTGGTAACAAAACAGCCGTTGCTCTTGATACAGTCTACGGTGGTGGTATTGATAACGGTACTGTTAGTTTCGTTTCAAACGTTCCGCCATCACAAAACCCAGGTTGGAATGCATGGCGTAAAGTAACCCGTAAGGTTGGAAATTTAACTGATCAGCAGATTGATCAAATGTGGGACGAACGTGGAAGAGGTAACTAAGCTTTTGTCCAATCCAACAATCAAAGCCGGTCTCAAGGTCATAGCACCAGAAATCGGTCTTGCTTTGGATATTGCAGCCGCCTTATTCGGTGCTTCACGCAAGCCTAAGGCAGAACAACTGTACGCAGTTGTGGATTGTGAACTAGCTAAGATTCTAAAGGAACTGGCTACAACCAAGTCACGGGCACGTCGCAAAGAGCTTGAAATTAGAGCACACACGATTCTCGGGATCATCTTGGAGTGGGATAAGATATAAAACCGTTTGACAATCAATGTTGACGTGGTATAATATGAATGACGATGAAGTATCAGGTAAGTTAACTATGAAGCGATATTACGTGTATATTGTTAAAACGGACAATCCTAACGAACGCATTAATGCTTTTGTTGAAGATCCAGAAATTTTTGCATCGGAAAAATTTGATTCCAATACAATGGAATTTAGCGGTGTATTCGTTGAAGCTGAAACAGCAAATATGGCATACGAAATATATATATCTCCAAAAGAAGGAGACGTATTTGTTTCTTGTGACGAACCAGAAGCAACTCTCTTTAAAAGACGTTTTCATGAGTCTCATAGAAAAATTCAAGAACAAAACATTGTTCGTTTACGTATGAGTACTTTGATTGCAGAAATTGCTATTTCATTAACTGATTTTAGTACAAAAGTTTCTGAACTAACGCGACTGCTTCGTTCTGTTGCTCCGGAAGCAGAACGTGAGCTTTTTTCTAACGAAGAGATATACGAACGACTCATGCAAGCCTATGGAATCCAATTCGCACAACTCAGATATAGATTCTCTAAATCTGGAGAATAGATTAAGAGGTCGTTGGGTCGTACAACAAGAATTAGGTAAGTTACGATCTTTTGCATCAAGATGTAAATCTATCGATAATTCTATTGATGAAGAGAGCCTTTTTAAGGCTCTAGCTCAAAATTGGATTGAAGGCGTAAAAGTAGAAATCGCAAAATTATTTGAACCTGAAAAGGCTACAGAATTACTAGACGTATGGCATCGCAGCAAAGTTTAGATCAAGCATACATGAAGATGGCGTATGCTGCGGCAGAATTGTCGCGAGCCGAACGCCGTAAAGTAGGAGCCATTCTTGTGACTCCTAACGAGGGGCGTTTTGAAGGCGTAAACGGAACTCCAGCAGGTTTTGACAATACTTGCGAAGACGTAGAATACTTTGCTCAAAGCTCATCTGGAGCAATTACTGATCCTAAATGGATACGGGAAAATTGCTTTAAGCTTGCCGATGGACGATGGAGAACCAAAGACGGTCGTTATTTCAAGACCCAGCTAGTGACTAAGCCAGAAGTTCTGCACGCTGAATCTAATGCAATCATGAAGGTTGCTCGTAGTCACGCTAGTTCTGTTGGCGGAACAATGTACTGTACTTTGGCTCCATGTCTTGAATGTGCCAAACTGATTATTCAAGCTGGCATCATTCGAGTTGTGTACGGCGAAGAGTATCCATATCCTGGACACTTAGGACAAAAGCGTCCGGTTGGTCTTGCTCTTTTGGAAAAAGCGGGTATTGTAGTTGACTTTTTGCCGCCACAACGTCATAACAATGATAAGGAGCTAGTTAGCTATGACGACGGATTCAATGACCCAAACAACTGTCAGTACAGATCCTAAGTGGTTTGAACGTCTAGCAGGCTGGCTAGCGTCACGCGGCCAGCGACGCATGATTTGTCGCGAACGCGATGGTCACAAAGAGAATTACTTAGAACGGTTCTACGTTCTATCTACTTCTTGGTTAGGCATATACCTGCATCGCTTTTGGTCTAGTGACGATGATGGTCTGCACGATCATCCTTGGAACTCTGCAAGCATTCTGCTTGCGGGCGGGTATTTCGAAGAAGAACCAGAGCGACAAACTGTTCCAAATGGTCCGACCGTAACGCATTTCAGGCATCCATTACATCCGCCGATCAAACTACGTAGTCGTTACGACGCACATCGTATTACTGTGCCTAACGGCACAGAGGGTCAGACGTGGAGTCTGTTTATTCGTTTTGGTTTCAAGCGGCGTCCGTGGGGATTCTATCGTGATCGTCGATGGGAACCCGCATTTGTTCAATCTAGAAGGGATGAAAATGTACAAGGGTAGTATTCCATACAATCGCAAAGGCGATGCACTCAACTATCCCCAGGAGGAATACGAATGGGAATATGGCGGCGTGCAGTATGCCTCCTGGTATGAGATTGAACGTCAGTTCGGTACCGATGCTAGCCGCAAGGCGAATCGCATTACAGTTGGCCCCATCTGGAAACCAAACGAAGTATTCGAAGCTAATCTAGCCATTGAGAGTATTTCTCGTGGACGCTCGGCAGCTCATTTTGACGTAAAGAACATGCAGACCGGAGCGAAGTATACCATGTTCTTAACTGATTTTCTCAATTTGCTTAAAAAGCATACATTGGATCGCGGGGAGACGCCTCGTCTCAAATGGCAATTTACAAAACGTGGTGCCAATTTTGGAGTTATGTTAGCTGAATTGGCTTAAGGTAAATACTTATACTTATGCCGATGGACGCCAGGATGAATTTAAGCACGATTACGTGTTGCTAAAATGGTACGAATTGCAGTAACAGGACATAGACCCGATAAGCTGGGCGGGTACAACAACGCCGAGGCACATCGTGCTATTCGGCGTCACATGCTAGAACTTTTGAATGACGTTCCCGAAGGGGAGCTTATTCTCATTTCTGGTGGAGCACTAGGAATCGACCAATTCTGGATGGAAGTAGGTTTGTATCTAGATCTACCAGTCATAGCTGCTTTGCCTTTCGAGGGTTACGACGACCGTTGGCCCAAGTCGAGTCGAGAAACTTACAAGAAACTTCTTGACCAATGTCAGGAAGTGAAGTACATTTCGGAGCCTGGGTATGCAGCTTCCAAGATGCAGACTCGTAACGAATGGATGGTAGACAACTGCGACGTGCTGGTTGCCTACTATACAGGAGACGATGGCGGTACCAAGAACTGCGTAGATTACGCGATCTCTAAGAATAAAATCATCCACGAGTTTAACCCTGATGAAATCATTGCTGGAAAAGACAAATGAATGTTCTAAGGATTATACACAAGCCGTGGACGCACGCGTGGTGTCCTAGAGCGTCACATCGTCACGAAGATTCAGCGTACTGGCAAAATTATGGTATCATGCTTTCTAACCTAGCGGTTGCTCAATCCAATCTCATTAGATCTGGTGATCCGCTTGTCATGAAAAGAATTAATGCTATCATGCAAGAAATTCAGGACATCTATGGATTCTCTTTCGAAATCATTGAAGAATGAGTCTTCGTGGTGGACGGACACCATCACGACAGATGATGGAGAAACGTATAGTTATCGTGCCACCGAGTATCTATCGGCTTCTGGTACGTCCGTTCGAATCACCTTTGAAGAATATGGCAGCTTTACTTCCTATTCGGAAGAAGACGCCCTTTCCATTTTCAAAACATGGTGTAAGAAAAATGTCAAAGCCCAAAAACCTGATCTGCGAAATAAAGTTCGGCAGCCATCTGTACGGGACTGAAACCCCAACGTCGGATGAGGACTTCAAGGGTCTCTTCATGCCCACAGCAGAAGAGATCCTACTAGGGCGTATCCCCCGGACAGCCCACGAAGGTGGCCGCGACGACACCCGTAAAAACCTTCCGGGGGAGCGTGACGTAGAGTACTACTCGCTGCACCACTTCTTGCGTCTGGCGACGCAAGGCCAGACGGTGACAATCGACATGTTGTTTGCCCCGCCCGCTTTTGTCCACAAGACAGCCGAATACGGCTGGGTGTGGGACCGTATTGTAGCTGAGCGTAAGCGTTTTCTTTCAAGAGAAATGAACGCTTTTGTTGGCTATGCTCGCGGCCAAGCCGCGAAGTACAGCTTGAAAGGCGAACGCCTAAACAGGCTTGAAGAGTTCCGAAGAGTACTTCGTGAAGCTCTTTCTTTTGGTGGTACTATGGTTGATATCTGGGATACTTTGCTTAAGGACGACGAACGCAAGAATCCTCAGGGGATTCGTGAATTGCAAATAGCTGGTAAATGGTTTGGTGAAACAACCGCTATCCAGACTGTATTGGATTCTACCGAGAAACAGCTTGCTGCGTATGGTAGCAGGGCACATGCTGCTGCCAATGCTGAAGGTATTGATTGGAAGGCTTTGAGCCACGCTGTGCGTGTCTCAAGAGAATTGCAAGAAATAATCACCTTCGGTGAGGTAAGATTTCCACTCCGCGATGCACCGCTACTGCTCGCCATCAAACGTGGCGAGCATCCGCTGGAGTTTGTGCAAGATCTATTGAACCGCGACCTTGCGTTCATTGAACTTAACAGCAAGCGTTGTTCATTGCCTGAAAAGGTAGATACAAAGTGGTGGGACAATTTCTTGGTAGAAATAATGTGCGAACACTTGAGTAAAGAAATGACGAAGGTACTATCATGAAATGGTTTCTTGCAAGTAAACGCGATTTAGCATGAAGTTTCTACCTATTCTATTGTTGCTTTTCGTGTCGTGTCAGACGCCGACTGAGCCGCAACGGATTGAGTACAATGGTAAAAGCTATCGAATCATAAACAGAAAACATTTAAGGTGGGTTAAAGTCAATGTCCAAACAGAAGATTGCTTTAAAAGAGATTAGTAGATTTCCTTCTGCGAAGGGACTGTATCTTGCTACGCTTTTAGGTATTAAAGAAAAGAGACAGGTTCACCCGTTCATGTTTTACATACAGGGCGGCAGGTATTCGCACTTGAGACAGGAACGCGTAGTGCGTCTAAATAACGAACTTATGCGTGTAGCTGATTTTAAGCAGTTTTTGAAAGACTGGATTGAAGGCGAGTCCGACGTGTACTTTGCTTATCACAAAATCGTATAAGATATGATTCACTGGTGGCTATTTCCCCTTGGAATTGTACTTGACCTATTGTGGGTCTTGTGGATGAATGCTGTCCAAAGGGAAGAAATGTGGTGGGCGGGCTTTTGGGGCACGCTCGTTTCAGCCATTGGTATTTTTGCCATCACAGACATTGTGCATCAGCCAATGCAAAGCATTCCATACCTCTCGGGCCTGTTCTTTGGATCAGTGCTGGGAGTTTACTTGAAAAAGAAGAAGAGATTGTGAGTAAGATTTTTGTTTGTAGTGATACTCACTTTGGGCATTTCAATATCATTAAGTACTGTGATCGTCCGTTCGCCTCGGCTGAGGAAATGGACGAGGCAATGATTACGCGATGGAACTCGCGTGTAACTAATGATGATACTGTGTATTTCTTGGGGGACTTTGCGTTTGCACCTGAATGGCGTATTAAGCAAATATTCGAGCAGCTAAACTTTCATCTTTGTCTTATTGTACCGGGCAACCACGACAAGACATTGCTTAAAATGTGGGCTCATCCGTTCGAGACATTTATTCCGCGAGTAAGGATTATTGATCCGCTTGTTCAAATCGAACACGAGAGCAAGAAATTCGTGATGTGTCATTACCCGATGGCAGAATGGGATGGATTCCATAGAGGCAGTATTCATCTTCATGGGCACTGCCACGGAAGCAAGACTAAGAAACACCCTACGCCAAAAATGGCAAATCGCTATGACATTGGCGTAGACATGTATGGTGGTCCAGTCCAGATTACTGGCGACCTTCGGTTTTTAAACGATCCAAAAGGATGGCTATGAAATTTCCTACTAAAGAAGCAGTAAAGTCACAAATAGAATACCGTGTCGCACAAGCAAATCTTGATGCTATTGAATGTATGCGACGCCAAGTCTTAGAAGGGAACACTTATGGTACCGTAAGTGAATTACCAGCAGGACTTCATAAGGAAAAGCTAATTGAGTATTTTGCCAAAAACACAGAATGGACACTAACGTTTACACGGGGTATTACCGAAGGGTATGAAGTAGATATGTGGAGACTTTCATAATGCATAGGGATATTGATTGGCTCGAAAATCATCCTGTTAGTGACGATAACTTCACAACGGATCGAGACGAAGCTATTGCAGAGATTGAGGACGATTTTACCGTTTTAGTGTGGGTTGAAAGAAATCTGGATCACCTATGGACCTAATTACTACGTTAGCAACGATTTATCTCGCGGGTTTCGTTTTGTTTCTCATCGTCTATTGTCAAAAGGACTTGACTTCGACGCAGGCCGTGATAGAATCTTTACTGTGGCCGATAGTAGTGATCGTTGGCCTTTTGTACTCAAAACCATGACAGCTTCAAAAGAAAATATTGTGCATTGGCTAATTCAAGCTAAGATGAACAAAACGAAGTATCTTGTTATTGGACACGATACATTCTATAATGAAAACTTTCCCATATACTGTGAGTCTGGAAAAGAGTGTCTTGATGCTTTGACGCGTTTGTTTCAGAGTGGAAACAGATACGATGAAGTATATGACATGTCATTATCAATTGAAGACCAGCTTGCCGAAAGGCGAGCAATACACCTACCTCCACGAAATGATTAAGACACTATTTGCAATCGTTGTTCTATCCGCGACTAGCTTTGGACAGAGGATTCTGCCGCCTCAGCCAAACTACAGTCAGTATGGATCTCACAGTCGGCAAATGACTGTGTATGTTAACTCTCAAGAGCGGTTGAATGCTCTTGAAATTCAAAAGTTCAGGAGATTCCGCGAAGAGGTCGCCCGCACGACTATTCAGCCGAATCCTCAGGTTATTGTGCGGACGCGTATGGGTCAAGACCGTTGCTGTTGGAGACGTTAAGATGCAGTGGAAAATCAATAATCCTAAACATGATGATGTGCAAAGCAAAAAACGCTTTGCGTTTTGGCCAGTAAAGACTAGGGACCACTACTGGGTTTGGCTGGAATTCGTTCTTGTAAACGAACAGTACAATGAGTACAGGAAGAAGTGGTTCCGATACTCGGTTGGACGCCT